CCAGTCGGTTGTTGATGCATCTGGTAAGGTTGTTCCTACTTGGGGTGACGTTCTAAACAGAGCGAACTTAGGTATGGAAGTAATGCATGAGCGTAATGCTCACAACTTCCCACTTGACCTTGCTGCTGCTGAGACTTCTGAAGTTGCACTTGTTGCTCCTTCTGTTGGTTGACGTTCAACATATCAGGTGATATAATAAGGGGATCTAAGGATCCCCTTTTTTTATGAAAACCACAGAGAACTACGAGCAATTACTAGCAAGGTTTACCAAGAGATTAGGACAGGTTGACCCAGAAGATAAAGAAAGGGTGTCATATCTAAAAGGATGTATAGATACTATTACATATTTGATGACTGGTAAGTTACCTAGAGATGGTAATCATGATGGTATGAAAGATCATAAACCAACTCTACTGAAACGTCCCAGACATAATAATTTGGATGCATTAGATTGAAACACACAGTCCATCAGCACTGGGATCCACTAAAGGTATGTGCCGTAGGTAGATCATTCCCACCAGAATTTTATAGTCGAATCAAAAATTCAAAGGTCCGATCTGTGATGGAAAGGATAGCGATAGAAACTGAAGAGGATTATCAGAAAATAATATCCAAACTAAAAGAGTTTGATGTAGAAGTAATTAGAACAGATATCTCTGACATAGAAGATTATACTAATGGTGATGGAGTTGTGGTACAACCACCTCCCATGTGTCCTAGAGATTTCACCGCAATGATGGGTGATAAGTTTTACATGCCTGGTAAAGGTTATGCAGAGAACTTTGATGTAGATACGATATTTGATCACCTTTTATGGAATCTAAGTCAGAAAAAAATTAGTAATATAAATGATCCTTTAGCATGTAAACTTGCACAAAAGATAGAGGATATATTGAACCCTAATCATGGATCATCTCCTAAGACATGTTTACTAAAATTCCAATCAAGAGTTACAAAATATAAAACATTCAAATACAATGGCAAAGAGCATCATTTTTATAAACTAAAGTCAATTGTTGATCTTTCCGAGATAAAAGAACTTATTATACAAGCACAGTGTCAGACTATTGGATCTAACATCAAGTTTCCTAATAATAAAAAGGTATATGCATTTGACACTATACAAAAATGGTTAACAAAAAACAATGTTCCAATAGTTTATGATGAGTATGTCAACTCAGCAACAACATCAAGGGTAGGAAAAGATTTATACTTTGGTAATGTTAATTTGATAGATGGATTAGCACAAGAATCTTTGAAAAACAAATGGCAAAAACTATTTCCAGATTATAGAATTCATCCAATGAAAGTTGGAGGTCATTCTGATGGTCAATTTTGTCCTGTCGTTCCTGGTCTTATAATATCATTGAAAAAACCAGAAACATATAAAGATTCATTTCCAGATTGGGAAGTAGTATCACTGAAAGATGAGAGTTGGAAGAAGGTTGATGGATTTTTGAAGATGAAAGAAAAATGTCAAGGTAAGTGGTGGATACAAGGTGAAGAAGACAATGATGATCTTATAGATTACATCCAGACATGGTTAGGTGATTGGGTTACGTATGTTGAAGAGTCTGTATTTGATGTCAACATGCTTGTGATAGATGAAAAGAATGTAATGTGTAATGGGTATAATAAAAAAGTGTATGATGCTTTTGAGAGGTATGGTATAACTCCTCATGTAGTAAACTTCAGACACAGATACTTTTGGGACGGTGGTCTTCATTGTAATACCAGTGACATCAGTAGAGTAGGTGAGAGAAAAGATTATTTTCCAGAACGTGACTAGGCATTTCTTTTTATGAAGAAAGGGTCTTTATGTTATAATACCAAGATAAATAATACAGAACACATGGAGGGTGTGTATGCAGCATAACGTGGTTAGTTACAATCAACTGGCAGGCTCATACGAAGATCGACACGATCAAAAATTGACCGAATATTATGAGTGTCTGATTGAAAGTGGCGACGACCAAAAGAGTAAACGAATATGTAATGAGGTTTATCTCATGTAAAAAAAGACCGTCTCACCAACGGTCTTTTTTTATGGGTATATATACTTACAATAGTAATCTCCCGAATCCATGAAAGATAAAAAAGCTGCAAAAAAAATTATCAAACGTCGAAAGCAAAACAAAAATCTCTACACTGCAGAAGACGTATTATATGCTAAGATGATAAGGAAACGTATAAAACAAAATGAAGCCAAGGCAAAAGAAAAGTAGAACCTATTACTGGTTCTGGGGTGCTGCTACTGTATCAGTGTTTGCTGGACAGATCTATGTTGGAAATGGATTCCGTAGGATGGCAGAGTCTTTAGATGGAATTTCTGCTGACATCAATTTACTTGTAGAGGTTGTTACTACACCCTCACCTAAAACAATGCCAGTTCCAGATTATGACTATGACATGCCTATCTTGAGATGATATTTTGTTCATATGATTATGAATTATCTCAAGATGATACCCAGTACATTTATGATACCTATAAACAAGATAGGTTTTTGAGACCTGGTAATGGATCTTACTACACTGGATACCATACTCATCCAATGTCAAGAGCAAGGTACAAAACTGAAAAGTTTGATGATAAAAAAATTGTCACAATGTATTCTTCGTTCCTTGCAAAGTGTTTGAGAGAACAAGGTTATCCAATGGAAGATAGTATCCTATCTTATAATCATATTTGGGCTCAAATATATCTGAAGGAGAAGGGTTCAATGAATGCTCCTCATAATCACTACATATCTAAGGAGCTATGCTCTTGGATTCATTTTGTCAATGTACCTGATGATCAAGATTGTTTGTATTTTCAAATAGGAGATACAAAAGTCTACCCAAAAGAGCAGAGGTCTGGTAAACTTATATTCTTCCCTTCGTGGGCATTCCATGGGGTTGATCCAATTACAACAACAAAAGAAAGAGTTGTTGTTGCAGGTAACATAGTCAAACTATTATGAAAGCAGTTCTATGGTCTAAAGATAACTGTCAGTGGTGTGAAAGAGTTAAACAACTCTTTGCTCATTGCAAGATAGATTACCTAGAATATAAATTGGACAAAGACTTTACTAAGTCACAGTTCATACAAGAATTTAAGGAAGGTGCTACCTTTCCACAAGTTCAACTTGATAACAAACACATAGGTGGATGCAAGGACACACTACATTATCTTCAAAGAAAAAAGATGATCTGAACTCTATCAACAAGGGTGCAGAACTTATGATGAGGAAGAAAAGTCCATTTTCTAACTCACCTAAATTAAAGAAGAATAGGAGAAATATGGAACAAGCAGTACTTGCCCTCAGTGTAATGGTAGGAGTCCTTACACTCGGATTAGGTCTCGTAATCGGGTACTTATTTCGCTCCTATATACATGACACCACTCCACAATACTCTCACCCTGAGATGTATGATGCGAATGGAAACCCTCTACCAGACGAACTGATCGCTTTCAGATTCGATCCTGATAGAACTCACGATGATGATGACGACGACTAATTATGGCAAAACTACCAAACAACCCTTTGGTTTCTGAATTATTCAAAGCAGTTCATGGAAAGAAGACTGCTCCACAAAAAGTTGCTCTACTCAAAGAGCACAAGCGTGATGATGTGAAAGCATTATTGATATGGAATTTTGATAAGGGTATTGACAGTGCAGTTCCAGAAGGAAATGTACCATACAAAAAGAATGATGCACCTGCAGGTACAGAAGGACACACAAGACTCATACATGAGTGGAGAACCCTTTATAACTTTGTAAGAGGTGGTAATAATGGGATCTCAAACATGAGAAGAGAGACCTTATTGATTCAACTGCTAGAGTCATTACAGCAAGACGAGGCAGAGATAGTATGTCTTGTAAAGGACAAATCATTGCAGTCCAAGTATAGAATTACTAGGTCAGTGGTAGAACAAGCATATCCAGAGATAGTATGGAGAGATAAATAAAAGAAAGATTGGATAGATGAAGACATACAAAGAGTTCATGCAAGAGAGTAGCATGTCACGCTTGAAAGCGAAAGCAGACAAGGGTGGCACTGCTGTTATGTCTGCATCAAGAGGAGACAAGTCAAGGAAAGATAATAGTGCGAGAGCAAAACAATTAGATAAAGATATCAGAGGTAAGTTTGGGAGAGGTGCAACTAAAGTGATTGGAAAATATGATGAGAAAGATAAGAAAACTGGTGAAACTAAAAGAGTCAAGGAAAGAAGTCATGTGATACAACAAGGTAAGATGAGTAAAAGAAAGTTCAAGAAGGCAGTCAAGTCTCTAGGTAGGAAGTATGATCAGGATTCTGTAATAACTCAGCAAAAAGGATCAAAAGATGCTACACTAAAGAGAACCAGAAAGGGTGGATTGCCAAAGAGAAATATCAAACTCGGCAAGATGAGACCTGGTCGCACTGGTGAAAACGAAACCCAGATCAAAGGAAAGACCTATACCTATGAAGCAAGGATATGATGACTCCAACTGGAGAGAGGAGTACAAAGCATACACCACTAACAAAAAGTATCTTGAACTGTTAGAAAACGGACCTAAGAGTCTTTCTCAGTCATGGATATTACAAGCACTTTATGGTCAGTGGAAGAAGATGAAAGGATATGATAAACTAGATCCCAAAGAAAATGAAGGTCAACTCCAGTCATCATTCTCAGATTTTGAAAAAAGTATCAAAAGATACAATAAAAGTTGACTATATAATGAGGGTATGCTAACATACCTTTACGTTCAACCTCATAAGAGGTCGCAAGTAAGCCGACACGGAACGGATACGTTCATCCCAGTATGTTTCATCTAGCAGTTATTGCATCTACTTTCACTTGTGTTGATGCTCAACTTCTTATTGATAAGATGTATGAGTTCAATGTAGAGGAAGAGACACGAGCAGAAATGATTCTGGTTGTGATAGAAGAAACACCTGAATGTTGGGACGCAAATGCCGACTGAAGGAACGGGTCTAAACCACCCCTACTTTGGAGAAAGCCAATGGCACAAGTCACTTATCGTGGTGTCCAGTACGACACTAACGAGCGTAAGCAAGTAAAATCACAGAAGGTTCAAGAAACCTACCGTGGTGTTAAGTTTGAAAAAGAACTTACTGCTGCTTAGTTACACTTGAATAAGTTTGAGAGGGGTATTGCACCCCTCTTTTTTTTCTGCTATTATATTCGTATGGATAGAGATAAACTAAAAATTATAGTATCTGATCTAGAGATGCTATTATCTGCACTCAAAGCAGAGGTCTACTCAGACACTGAGTCTTATAGATACTCAGACATAGAAGCACATGAGATGGACTATGACGAAGAGTTCGAGGGAACATGAATGTAAGACTTGTCAGCATTACACCTGATGCAGAGAAAACTATGGCATATATTGCCAGAGTTTCTAATCCAAACAATCAAGAGAACGAGAAGTATTCAGGTCTCTTGAAGTATTGCATCAAGCACAACCACTGGTCTGTGTTTGAACAATCCACTATGACACTGGAGATAGAGACAACTCGTGCTATCGCTGCACAGATACTTAGACATAGGTCATTTACATTTCAAGAGTTTAGTCAACGATATGCTGATACCCAACTCCTTGAAACAATTGAACTACCAGAATTGAGAAGACAAGACAATAAGAATAGGCAGAATAGTATTGATGATCTAGATCCGAAGGTTGTTGAGTCATTGAATAGACAGATGAATACCTTATTCAGTAGTGCATTTGCATTGTATAATCAAATGCTTGAAGAGGGTGTGGCAAAAGAGTGTGCAAGAATGGTTCTTCCATTATGCACCCCTACCAAGATTTATATGACTGGTTCATGTAGATCATGGATTCATTACATCAATCTGAGGTCAGCACATGGTACTCAGAAAGAGCACATGGAGATAGCAAAACAATGTGCATATATCTTTTCAGGTCAATTCCCTGCAGTTAGTGAGGCATTAGGATGGGAACACTCTACTTAGGTCCCACATATGATCTTAGTAATATACAGGGAAAAGATACAAACTATGATCAGATAGCACACTTCCTTGCAGCAAGAAAGACTGTTGCAATATATCAGGGTAGATCTGAAGCAGGACCTAGAGCGTTAGGTAATCGATCTATATTATATGATCCACGAGATCCTAATGGGAAGGACATAGTTAATAAAATCAAGAAGAGAGAATCATTCAGACCATTTGCTGCCAGTATTCTACGAGCAGAAGCATCATCATGGTTTGACATGGCAGGTATGTATGAGTCACCTTACATGATGTATGCTGTTGATAGTCTACCTGATGTAAGAAAAATTATCCCTGCTGTGCTTCATGTAGATCATACCTGCAGGATACAAACTGTGACATCGAGTCAGAACTTTCATTTCTTTTATCTTATTACTGCTTTTTATAATATAACTGAGGTGCCAATTCTATTCAACACATCATTCAACATGGCGGGTGATCCTTTAGTGGAGACACCTAGAGATGCTATAGATACTTTCATGGGTAGTGAACTAGACTATCTTTATTTTCCAGAGGTGCAAAAGGTGATTTCAAAATGAACTTTTTGATTCATATATTCGGGAAAAAAAACTCGGCAAATTTTTGGGGTCTTAAGTTTTTATGAGAATACTTGGAGTGAATTTGGCAGAGCATGGTTCTATTTGTCTACTCAATGATGGGCAGATAGAATTGTATCATGAGGCAGAAAGGGTAACAAGAAAGAAATATGATTTTAGAGTAGAGGAACTTATCGCTGAGACTTTGAAACCTGATGCGATATCTGTGGTGGATTGTGATTATCTTTTTGCGAAAGAGGGAAGTGATAAGATGTTGTTCACAGCAAAAGCAAACGCTAAAATAAAAAGACTATTCCCCAACGTACCCATACATGATTTTACGAAGAAGCATCATCTTGCTCATGCTGCATGTGGATATTATAGATCAGACTTTCTTGAAGCAGCAGTAGTGGTTGTTGATGGTGTGGGTTCAAACGGAGAATGTGAAAGTATATACCATGTAAGTCACAATGAATTTACATGTGTACAAAAACGTATCACTCAACCAGACAGTGCGGGTTTTGGTAAGTTGTTTGAGGTCACTGCTGTATCTATGGGATGGGATCATAGGGAAGCAGGTAAGGTCATGGGACATGCAGCATTAGGTGAGGGTGATACTCACGAGTGTCAAAAACTATGGGAGGCAAGACTTCATATATTAGTTGAGGATGCCATCAGAGAAACAGGTTGTGATTGTATCGTACTATCTGGTGGTTGCATGCTGAATTGTGTCGCCAACTATAAATTACGTAAGAGGTTGCCAAAAGCAGTCAAACTATATACTGAACCCATTGCACACGATGGAGGTACATCTATCGGTGCTGCATACCTAGTCCATTATGCTACCAAAATTAGACACTCTTGATGTAAGTTCTTCTATTGGTTGCAATCTTGAGTGCAAGGGATGCAATCATTTTAGTAATTATTTTTCTGCTGGTAGTAAAATAAACACTGACTCATTGTTAGATGATATCAAGGTTATCTTACCAAGAGTTGATGTTGAGAGAGTAAATGTAATAGGTGGTGAACCTCTTTTGAACCCTCGTTGTGAGGAGATTCTGAAAACATGTATAGAATATGCTCCAAAGCGTGTGAACATGTACACTAATGGAGAGTTGATACTTGAGAATCAATGGATACGTGACTATCTTGAACTTCCAAATGTTTATCTTAGAATAAGTTTGCATCTACCTGAATCAACTGAGAGAGGTAGAAAAATAATAGAGAATGTAAAACAATTTGATCACCCTAAATTGATAATTACTGAGCATCATACTGGTGCTGACAGATGGTTTGATTCAATAAAAAAAAGAGGAGATAAAGTACACCCATACAATCAAGGTAATATACAAAAGAGTTTTAAGTGGTGCTCCTGTCCAAATGCTCAACTATATAATGGAATGTTGTGGAAATGTCCGAACACTGCTTTTTTGAGAGAGATGTTATATGTTATGGATCAAACTGGAGATCCAGAGTGGGATCCATATCTTGTAGATGGTGTGCCTGTCTCTTGTTCTGACGAGGAATTAGAAAAATTCTGTAAAAATTCATTCAAAGCAGAACCAGTATGTAATATGTGTACTCACAAACCATTACATTTTAGTGCAGCACAGCAGCAAAAAACCAAAAGAAAGGTTATAATATCACCATAAATACAACACCTTACAAAATCATATGCCAAGTTATCCTATTAAAAATTTGAAGACAGGTGAAACACAAGAACTTACCATGTCCATGAAAGAATATGACCAGTGGAGAAAGGACAATCCTGACTGGGATAAAGATTGGAGTGCAGGTACAGGTGGAGTAGTCAGTGGAACAGGAGATGTGTATAGTCGTACAGATGGAGGATGGAATGAAGTACTATCCAAAGTAGCACAAGTACCTGGTTCAAAAGTAAAACCACAGAAACGATTCCCATAATGGCAAGAAAGAAGAAGATGTCAACCAGTGTTGGTGCTGGAATGACTGCCAAGCAGTTGCAAAGGAAGAAACCTTTTCATTCTGATATGATGGTGCAGGTTGATCCTGTGACAGAAAATCAAAAGGTGGTGTTCGATCAATATGTAGAGGGTAAATCTTTGTTTTTGTATGGTGCAGCAGGTACAGGTAAAACATTTATAACATTATATCTTGCACTCAAGGAAGTATTAGATCCTCTGACTCCATATCAAAAATTATATATTGTAAGATCACTTGTATCTACAAGAGAGATAGGGTTCTTACCTGGTGATCATGAGGATAAGTCTGACATATATCAAATACCATACAAACATATGGTCAAGTATATGTTTGAACTACCTACAGACAATGACTTTGATATGTTGTGGGGTAATCTAAAGACACAGGACAGTATCAAGTTCTGGTCAACCTCATTCATCAGAGGAACAACTCTTGATGATGCTATCATTATTGTGGATGAGTCACAAAACTTGAATTTTCATGAGTTAGATAGTATAATGACAAGAGTAGGTGAAAACTGTAAGATTATGTTCTGTGGTGATGTTGCTCAGACTGACCTCGTAAAGACCAACGATAAGAATGGTATCCTTGATTTTCAAAAGATCATTGCTAGGATGCCTGAGTTTGATTTGGTTGAGTTTGGTGTGGATGATATTGTAAGATCAGGTATAGTCAAAAGTTATCTTATTAGTAAAATTGAACTAGGAATGTAATGTTTCAGCATGTAGAATGTGAACTCCCTGCATTGAGTAGGAAAACTATTGATGGTGTCAGGTATTACAATGTTAATGACAGACCAATGGTGTCTATCACCTCAGTCACATCACATTTCAACAAACAAATCTTTGTGGAGTGGAGGAAGAGAGTAGGTGACAAGGAGGCAGATAGAATCACAAAGAGAGCGACTTCAAGAGGAACCTCTACTCACACCCTCATAGAAAATTATTTGTTGAATAAGGATGTAGAGTTTGATAAACCTGGTCCTAAAATGTTGTTCACTCAAGCAAAGAAAACACTACAAAAGATAAATAATATCTACGCTTTAGAGAAAAGTCTCTACTCAACAGAACTAGGTGTTGCAGGTACTGTTGATTGTATTGCAGAATATAATGGTGAACTGTCGATAATAGATTTCAAAACTGCTGCTAAACCCAAGAAAAGGGATTGGATTGAGAATTATTTTGTCCAAGCAGCAGCATATGCTTGTATGTTTTATGAACTCACAGGGATACCTGTGAAGAAACTTGTCATTCTTATGACATGTGAGAACGGAGAGGTGACAGTCTACGAAGAGTATGATAAAATGAAGTATATGAGACTACTGGTAAAGTACATTGAAAAATTTGTGGAGGACAAACTTAGTGGCATCTGAATCCAAACAGGCAAGGAGAGAATTTCTCAAGAAAAACTTTCTATGTCAAGATAAATTCTCAAATGACATAGAAATGCTTGTGAAACACAATTCCGAGATGGATTATATAGAAGCAATCTGTCACTATTGTGAAGAGAATAACATTGAGATCGAAAATGTATCTAAACTAATATCAAAACCATTGAAAGAAAAGTTGAAATGTAATGCAACTGAACTAAACTATCTAAAGAAAACATCACTCGCCCGATTTGCTATTTGAACTATGCATCTTGTCATGACACCCTTTGATACTTACAAACAATATCTGGCATACAAAAATCATTTTACAAAAGAAAAGTATGACTACCATAAGTATGGTGGTCAATCGAGAGCAAAGATAGAATCTTTTTACAAAAGAAAGGACAGGTACTTCTTTGAAAAGACATCAAGGAAGTATAAAGATGAAGAGGTATGTGATTTCTTTCTTGCTAACTTTGTAGCAACAGATAATCCTCAAGGTGTATGGATAGGAAATATTATCAAGACAGGTGAAGTAGTATATAAAAATTGGATGAAGAGACAGCAGAGTTTATTCTATAATTTCAAGCAGGGTTCAGAAGATATGATGGATCAATATGATTATGAAGAGTTTTTTAATGCATCTAAAGGTCACCCACCTATACTCAAGGAACATCTTGCTGGTCGTATTAGTGTAGAAGAGATGTGTATCTATGAAAAACTATTTTCTTACTGTAAAGACTATGATAAACAGTTGGATGATCCAGTTTGGAAGACTATTAGTATGAAGATAAAGAAGTACTTACCGTTTCTAAATATCGATAGGAATAAGTATAGAAATTATCTTTTAAAAAGGATACAAGAGAGGTATAATAAATGAGTAAATTTTTTGATTCTCCTATCATTAGGGATGAGATGCAAGAGATCATGGACATACAAAAAGATTTGTACTCAGTGATCCTAAAGTTTCCTAAGATGAGTGACGAGGCAAAGTGGGAGCATATAGAAACAATAAAAGAATTGCTTGAGAAACAAGAGATTATGTGGGCGAGGATAAAATTATCTGATGATCCACAGGCACTTGAGATGAAGAAGCAATTGGAGAAAGGATCTAATCAATTAGGTTTTGGTGATACAGATCTTGGTACAATATTTACAAACATGAAAACAACACTCAATCAGGTACAAAGAAATCTAAAAAGATGATGAAAATCAATCATCATTATAAACCATGGCATCATTTAGAGGTAGAAGATTTTTTACCTCCAAATAGATTTTCTGAGATAAAAAGACTTGCTCACTTTGAGTATGAAACTTATAAAAGAACTGGAGTTAATTCAGTTTACACTGATCATAAAGGAAAGGATTACATATCAAGAAATAAGTATACTAGATTTCTAACTCATGATATTGTTCCAGAGACTAATCAATTTTTTGATATGCTCCCAGAACATAGAGGATATAAGGGTGAACTCAAAAAATTAGTACATTGGGCGATCACTCCAGAAAATTATAACTATCCCATACACATTGATAATGCATCAAGAATAAACACTTGCACCTATTACATATGGCCTGAAGAGGAGATAGGAACGATACTATGTAAAAATTCTAGTAGGAATGATGATGGGGATCACATCAAGGCAGATAAAGAAAGTGATTTTGAAATAGAAGTTGAATGGAAACCTAATAAACTTTTTGTCCATAATAGTATACCAAATAAGACATGGCACAGGTACTCTAGTAAATGTGAAAGAGTAGTGCTGTCAGTTTTTCTTGTACAACCTGATCTAATTAAAAGTAATAGAAATCAACATCAATACCTTTTAGACTTATGAAAATTTATTTTGATGGAACGTCGTGGACTGCAGGGGGTTGTTTAGAAAATCCTAGCGAGACGAGGTTTAGTAAAATAATATGTGATCATTATGGTGCAGAGGAATATAATATATCAACAATGGGTGGGTCTAATAGATGTATTGCACGAAATATTTTGGATCATAATTTTGATGAATATGATATTGTCATGATTCAAATGGTCAATCATAGTAGAACTGAATGGTATGATGAGAATCAAAAAAAATTCAGACAAGTAAAGACCTCCATACCAAATTCATTCTCAGATGAGTTACGAACTTTTTGGAGCACTTATTATGAAGAAATTTATCAGAAAGAATATGGTATCTCTGATGAGAAAATCTACTACAATTTGTTTAGAAAAATATTGCAAGATAAAAAGCACATGATTTTTACATGTGCTAGAGAATCATTTGTGCCTTTTGATATGGACATATCTCTTGATCTATATGATAATAAAAAGAGACACGCTATTCACAATCAATGGGGAGATAAACCACCCTATCCAAGACTAAAAAATTACTTGACAACTGGTAATCATCCTAATGAATTGGGTCATAAGATTATTGCTCAAATGCTAATAAATTTTATTGATAAATTATGAAAATTTATTTTGATGGATGTTCATGGACTCATGGTTGTGAATTACAAGAACCTGAGAATACTAGATGGTCAAAATTAGTTTCTGATTATTATGGAGCAGAAGAATACAATATATCAGAAAATGGTAGTTGTAATAGAAGAATAGTTAGAAATTTACTTGAACATAATTTAGATGATTATGATATTATAATTATACAAATGTCTATGAATATTAGACAAGAATATTTTGACGGAGATAATTGGCAGAGAGTATCATTCTCATCATCTAATTTAAAAAACGCTTCACACCAAGAGTTTTTTATACACTACTACTCTGAAATATATCACACCAAATACGGACACACTGATGATAAAATTTATTACACGTTGATAAGAAAATTATTAGAGAAGAAAAAACACCTAGTTGTAAGTATTGATAGGGGAAAATCTCAAAGCAAATTGCCTTTAGATATGGACTTATCTCTCATGTTAGATGACTCAGTGAAAAGAAGAGATGCTTTGAAATCATTGGGAAAAACACCACCATACTCTAGAAATAATAAAGATTATAGATGTAAAGGAATGCATCCCAATGAGGAGGGTAGTCAAATTTTGTCACATTATATTATAAGTGCTCTTGAATCAGAAGAATTTAAAAATGATGCGATTTGTTCACATCATAATGGTTGGTGGTCAAACCTTGACCATGATCAATGGAACAAAGATTTGATTAAGGAAAGAGTAAAAGAAGAACGAGAAAAATGGTTGACAAAACCTAAATAGTTGTGTATAATAAACCTTGTACACGCAAGGGATTAATCCCACAATCTACTCAATCTAAAGAATCCAACGAATCAATCTATGACATTCGCAAATCTAAAGAAACAATCTAAACTTGGCAGTCTTACTTCCAAACTGACCAACGAAATCGAAAAGATGAACAAAGGCACCACAGGTGGTGCAGATGAAAGACTATGGAAGTTAGAGGTCGATAAAGCAGGTAATGGTTACGCTGTAATCAGATTCCTACCTGCACCTGATGGTGAAGAACTACCTTGGGCAAAACTTTATTCACATGCATTCCAAGGACCTGGTGGATGGTACATTGAGAATAGTCTCACTACATTAGGACAGAAAGACCCTGTATCAGAATACAATAGACTGTTATGGAACAGTGGTATTGATGCAGATAAAGAACTTGCAAGAAAGCAGAAGCGTAAACTCACATATATTTCTAACATATATGTTGTGAAAGATCCTACCAACCCACATAATGAGGGTAAGGTATTCTTATACAAATTCGGTAAGAAGATCTTTGACAAACTCACAGCAGCAATGCAACCTGAGTTTGAGGATGAGGAAGCAATCGATCCATTCGATTTCTGGAAAGGTGCTAATTTCAAGTTGAAAGCAAAGAACGTAGCAGGTTACAGAAACTATGACAGTTCTGAGTTTGCTGCAACATCAGCATTACTAGATGATGACGATGCACTTGAAGCAGTATGGAAGAAGCAGTATGCACTTACTGAGTTTACCAATGCTGATCAGTTCAAAGCATATACAGATCTACAAACACGTTTGGATTCTGTATTGAACAACAAGCAAACCCGTGTTGCACCAGAGGTAAGACAAGAAGAAGAGACTGTTGAACCAGTATCACTTGAGTCAGTCACTGCCCCAGTCGGAGCAGGTGTAGGTGCAGGTGATGATGATGCACTATCATACTTTCAAAAGTTAGCAGAGGAGTAATTCTGCACTAAAATCGACTTTTGAATTACAGAAATGGCGGAAAAAAACTCCGCCATTTTTTTGCCCCTTAAGTTTTTTATGAACATAAAAATAATAAAAACAGGTATTGACCCAAAACCCTTTTTAGACCAAATTACCGAAAATGACTGGAATTGGGTTTCTAGGCAAAAGGGTCTAGGTGGCGATACTAACCCATATGGGTTTTTACCACTTGTTATGGCAAAAGTCAGAAAAGGTGAAGATCCACATGATGCGGATAGGCAGGGTAGAACAGCATTATATCAAAACTACACTTCTGTGCAAAAATTTTGGAAAGAGTGGAATATATCAGAAACAGGTAGAGCAGCATTCTTTAGATTAAAACCTGGCAGAAAAGTTTTATCACATATTGATAAAGGTTTATATTATCAAGACAAGGACAGATATCATCTATCTTTAGCGGGGACATATGAGTATACAGTGGGTGATGAAAAAATGATAGTAGAACCTGGCACATTTTTTTGGTTCTATAATAAGATACCTCACTCAGCGATAAACGTGGGTGAGGTAGATAGAGTTTCTTTAGTTTTTGATGTTCCTCATAATAAGAATAATCCACATCATTAAGTAAATATAAAATTATAATGAATTTTTTTATAGTAAAACTAAAGATATTATAAAAAAACACGGTTTTGTGTGAATTTCAATATAATATAGTATGTGGAATTCAACAAAAATGCATGCAGGTATCAACAACTACCTTAAATTCTTTAAAATGGACTGAAGATGGAGAATTATCTTCTATTGATATGGATAGGATTTTAGATGCCTTGAAAAATGTAGAAAAAGAGGAGGAAAAAGAATGAGTGGAGATTCTGGACTAAAAGAACAACCATTGATTTTTTATTCAGATGAGATGACCCTTGCGAAGAAGATTCTTATTAAAAAACATGCAAAGTTTGTTGAGATAGAAGAAGTTGAGATCCAACAGAGATGGAGAACTGGTGGATTATTGCAAGAATAATTAACGAGGAGATAGTATTCTTAGATTATCTCCTATCTTGAGTCTTTTATTAATAAACTGAGAAGAATCAGTATAAGTCATAATTTGTTTCATATCTTCCATAATAATCTGTAAGTATTCTTGTCTTAGAATATGTATAGAACGTTTTGCGTCATTTTTTCTAACTTCAAAATCATAATGAGATACTGAATCTAATACTAAAGAACCTGATCTACTCTCATTAATACCAAATTCAGAATAATTGAATACAAAATCAGAATCAACTATTTGACCTCCTTCAAGTATTATCTTATTATCACTGTCTTTTATCGTTTTGGTTTCATAGTGTTTTATTGATGCCAATCTCTCTGCTGTATATTTGCTATTCAGATATACAATAAAGTCATTACCATTCATTGGCCACTCATCTCTGACACTTATAATATTATTTGATAATAAAACAATCCAATCTAATTCTGGATCATTATATAAATCTTGTGCTACATTATCAGGTCTATCATCACCTTGAATACTATATTTGGAAAAAGCAGTAGCATTTTCAAAGAAGTCGTCTCTTATCTTACCTCTTTTGAATATATTTTTAGCAGTGACGTAATCAGTGCTAGAAGTTCTATCATTATTATATGAAGGAACTAGAATATTTGGAAATTGATCGAAGTATGCCATTAGTACCCTATGTCGTTTGCTGATGTTACGTTTGTGTTGCCAGTTTCTCTAGGAGCACTTGCTGCATCAGGTCCTTCATCTCGAATTGTTGATTGTAATTCAGTAACTGATGATTTGTATCCCTCATCACTTTCATAATCATCCCAAAAGATTGGAGACAATTCGGTGAAACCTAGAGTCATTATAGATCTGACTGGTTGAGATATCACATTAGGATCATCATATGCTTGATATGAACCATCTGGTGCAAAATCTATTTGACAAGTTGTCAAAGCACAGATTTTGAATGAGTTTAAAGATCTAATTTTGTCTTGACCATTCATAAATGACAATCTAAACACATTTGGTGACATTAAGAATAAATCACTACTCAACCTTCTACTAGGTAACATACCTTGTTTGAAGAATCTCATAATTCTTCTGGTAGCAGCAGCATCCTCAATGTTTTGTGGTGCAAATTGGAAAGAAAACTGAAACGATCTTAGTTTAGGACCTGCAAATAATAATTCAAGATTTGGGTTGACTGCTTTTCCGAATGCCCTTGTCATCATCTGATTTGGATCAGTATTTACATTGATTGATGCTAATGCTGCTCTTGCTGCTGCACCCGACAATAAGTCATTTGCATCCCCTGCTTCTCCACCAGCAAACTTTTCAATAACGTTTTTCAACGTTCCAGATCCATCTCTGATAAGATCTACAAAACTCTTTTGACCTCCTACTGCTTGTCTAATACTACTAAAAGCAGCCATAAATGATGCTGCTTCAAAAGCATTTGCTCTTCCTTCACCCCAACTTACACCATTTCCAGTTCTAAGTTGATTAGGAATCGGCATTTTTACCGTGCCCAAATATTTTTTGAGAGTAGTGTTTCTTTGTAATCCTTTTGTAATGGTATCGGCAAATAAAGCATTATTATCTCTGTCATTTGCCCCTACATTTACTTCACTATTATTATTATTTCTATTGAAAAGTGGTAATGCCATCCTCAGACCTGGAGCAGAAGCGATTGCTGCATTTTTCAGACTACCTGTCACTCTCTGCTGTGTTATGTTACCACCTTTATTGCCTTCATTATTATTTTTTCCAAATAAACTTCCTAACTGATTCTTCTGAGGTGCCTGATACTGGAACATATCAATTTTCATATGATCCTGTGTCGGTCTTGATCTATCATTATAATGTGCATTTGCTGGATATTGCATTAAACCAGCAAAACCCTTTACTCTTTCGCTTGGTTTCGTTTTTGATAGAGCAAGTTGATCAGATACCTTTAGCTGTTCATTTGTTTCGTCATTATTACCTCCGTCTATCCGACCATCCTCTGCAGCATCAGAAATCTCTGCTGTAGTTGGATTTTCAATATACTCGACAGCAGGTAGATGGACATTGTACGGATACAAACCACTTGCTATTTCATACATTTCTGAGTTTTTTAATGCTTCATCATGTACAGTTCCGTATCCTGCTTTTATCGCTTTATTCTTAATATAATCCATCTCATTTAGATATGAATTCTGTCTAGCACCATTTTCATCTTGATATATCATTCTTCCCAGAAACCCATTTGGACCAACCTCAACTAATTGCCCACCTTCTTTTACCTTTACAGAAAGAGTTGTACCATAAGTAGGACTGTTTAGGTCGATATCTAAGGTTTCATGTATTCTTTTGCCCTCTATCGTATAGTGAAACGTTTCGGTCAGAGGACCGTTACCACCATAAGCAGAGACTTTTATTTGTCCAGACATTATCTTCTATAAAAATTAGTTAGATTAGGGTCAATACTTATATTGACACCTCCCAAATTACGTACAAAGTCTTCTAGTCTCATTTCAACTGCTTTTTCCATATCAGTCAGACTAAGAGAAAGAAATATGCCTCTAACGTATGATCTGAGGTATTTATTATATCCAGATAACTTTGTAAAGTCATCACCTGCATCAATGTAACTCAATACTGCTGCTCTATTCTTAGGTTTTGTGTAATGAAGATTGACCCCGTAAAATGCTTTGCCCTCTACTGCGACAATATAAGATAAAGGGTTTCTATCGTAGAATGGAAGAGATTTGGCATATTTTGCACCATACTGGAACAGCATAAGTCTACCTGGTTGAGGACTTCCTACTGCCTGTGAATTTGGAAATATATTATTAAACTCCAAGTTCTTTCTCCGTTAGTATTTGAAATTTCCACTTTCTATCCTTGCAAAATTCCTCTGCTGCAATCCATTTTGCTTGATTCTTGGCATATGTCACAACCTCGGTCACATACTTTTTAGTTTTTCTTTTTTGTACTTTAGGTTCTTGCACTTGTTTGGCAGGTTTGATTTCAACTACCTTCTCTATCATTTTTCCAGTATTATCTTTGTATTTCAAGTAGAAATCAGGAAAATATCTATGAAAACGATTGTCGATGGGTGATTTGTATGGAATAATAATTTCTTCACTAGACCATTTGACAATATTAGTATTACTGTCACAATACCTCATGAATTTTAGTTCCCAAAGTGACCTATATACTATATTAGTGGGATCACCTTTATATTTCTTAGGTTTTGATGGTCTGAATTTGCCTTTATAAGACATTTTCTCGGTAAATCACACAATTATTTAGATGGCAAAGTTAGCAGATGTATTGATGAGACAGAAGCATCATCTCCCTACGGAGTTGTTGCACAAAACTGACACGAAGTTTGGTAATATCGTACCCGCATTTAATAATTCATATGATGTTTATATAAACTTCAGGGGAGCAAGAGGATTACTGTCATTTATCAATCAGCATGGTTTTTATGATCAAAATAGTGATGAAGACATAGGAGATTACCTTAGACTGTTTTGCTCTGAGGCAGTATTGCCTGGTTCATCATTAGTGAATGCAGAAATACCTGGTATAAGACAAGGTATGATGACACAAGTGGGTGTTATGAGAAAGATGACCGATCTTACTCTTACATTCTTTTCTCAAAAAGATTATTACACCAATGATGTATTCAATGCATGGATGGAATATATCAGTCCTACTCGTTTAGGCAATGGTCATTTTGGAACGAGTACAAGACAACGTAGAAACGATAAAAATTCCTTTAGAAGACTAAAATATCCTGATGAATATAAATGTGAAATAGAAATCACAGCATTTAGTAATGATATTTTTGAGAAAAGTGAAAGACTTGAGGATACTAATATTAACATGGTACAAATACCAAGTAGTATCACATACTATGTTCAAAATGCTTTTCCAATCAATATAGTAGCAGCACCTCTTGCTTATGGTAATGCACAATTGATAAAAACTTCAATAGTATTCAAGTTTGATAATTTCTTTGTTGATAGAACATCAAGAGTAGGTGATGTTATTGCTTTTTCAGACCAACCATGGAAAAATACACGAGATGCTAATATTAGTAGAAGACCAACTTTATCAAGTAGTACATTGAAAGGATCTTCTGATGAACCAACCGATCAATCTACAGATACAGATAGCAAATCTGAAGGAAATCGTGGAATCTTAGGTTGGAGATCTTCTCTTGATTTTATAATGCGTAATACTACAGATTTCGATGGAAAGGGTAATTAGTGACCTACTAAATAAATCACTGAAGTAATTATTATGCCTTTACCAAAGGTCGTAGCACCAACATTTGAACTGAATCTTATATCATCTCAAAAAGCAGTAAAGTATCGCCCATTTCTTGTAAAAGAGGAAAAGGCACTACTTATAGCGATGGAGAATGGTAATGATAAGGACATCACCGCAACAATCAAAAATGTATTGAAGGGTTGTATGATGTCAAGAGTGAAGATAGATGATCTACCTTCATTCGATCTTGAATATCTTTTTCTAAATGTGAGAGGTAAATCAGTTGGAGAGACTGTTGACCTCATAGTAACATGTCAAGATGACGGAGAAACAACGGTACCAATTACCATAGGTTTATCTGACATCAAGTTACACATACCCGATGGACATAGTGATACTGTAGACATTGGAGGTGGTATTTCAATAAAGATGAAATATCCATCAATGCAGCAATTCCTAGAGAATAACTTCATTTCTCCTTCAGATGAGACAAATCAAGACAGAATTGATAAGGCATTTGAATCTGTTGCAGGTTGTATTGATCAGGTATTCACAGAAGAAGAGGCATGGTCAGCAAGTGATTGTACTAAGAAAGAATTGGTTGCTTTTATTGAGTCACTAAATTCTCAACAGTTTGGTAAAATAGAAAACTTTTTTACCACAATGCCTAGATTGCAGTATAAATCTACAGTCAAAAACCCAAAGACAGATGTAGAGTCTGAAGTTCTAGTTGAGGGTTTATCAAATTTTTTCGCATAATGCTTTATCATACGAGTCTTGACTCTTATTATGAGTCAAATTTCTCCTTGATGCAGCACCATGACTGGAATCTAAGTGATATAGAAGATATGATTCCTTTTGAACGTGAAATCTACATAACACTTCTTTCTAATTACATAGAGAAAAAAAATTTAGAGGCACAACAAGCAAAGAATGCAAACTCCTTCTAACTATCAATCTAAATCAAGTATGGTGGACTCGCCTATTGCAAGGTTGAGTAGTAATAGGGCGTTAGTAAATTTTGAGAAAGTAAATACAAATATGATTCAACTTAGAACACAGTTGAAAACAGATACGTTAGATAAGCAAAAGTTTGAAGAGAAGAGAGCAAAATTATTTAAGAAGGAAGAAGAATCACTAACAGGTCTGAGAGCAGCAACATTCAATCTAAGAACAATTATAGGTTCTATTTCTGGTGCATCTGCACTTAGAAGTTTCTCGAAAGGAAATATTGGTGAAGGACTACAGGAAACAGGTGTGGCGATTGCATCATTTTTGCCTGAGATTATAGGTATTACATCAAATATTATAGTAGGTGGTCTTGCTACTAAGGGTTTGATTGGTGGTGGTAAGGGATTGGCAGCAAGTGCTCCTAAAGGTAAAGCAGGTCTAATGGCACTACCTTTACTAGCATTGGCACCATTATTGATGGGTGCAGGTAGAAATAATCAAGGTAATTCACCCACTTCTGAATTTAGAAGAGAACAAGAATTAAGGAAAACGAGAAAGAATATTATTAATTCTGGTGATACTCAGAGATTTGGTAAACAACTTGATAGATTTGAACAAATATTGGATGGTATGGGAGGAGCTAGAAAAACATCAGAAAATGTAAACAAATCATTGCTAGGCTTTGATATGACTGATGATAAAAATGAAGATGATGATAGAGATGAAGAGGGAAGAGATAAAGATGGTAAAAAGAATATAGGAAATCAAATTGTAGATTTCTTATCATTGCTTGATCCATTCAAGGGAATGTCTAGTTCTTTTAAGTCTGATGAAGAGAATTTGCAAGATTCTAAAGATACTTTTGCTATATTTGGTACTATGTTTGATGGTGTGATGAACTTATTCAGACCCCAAGAAGCAAAAGCGGGGACACTTGATGAATTTCTCAAGGATGGTGGTGTTTTGCCTAGTAATAATGACGAAACAAATGAAAATCTCATAAAAGCTAGAAATAATTTAATGAATATATCTGATTCATTTAGGATAAGTCAAGAAGGAGATGTTGATTTCTCTTCAATTTTAGGTTCAACAAAGGGAAAGGAAATGGAAGATATTATGACTAACTTTTTAGGAGTTGTAAAAACACAGTTTGTACCATCGTCAGATGACGATAAATTATTATCTATTGCTAATAGTTTCGGAAGTAAGTCAATAAATTATAAACCTATAACAAAAATTGAATTCGATACTGATTCTTTAGGAGATATATTTTTTCCGATGCCATCAGGTGATAGTGAAATACCATCCTTTGTTGATCAGGGTGAAATAGCAGAGTCTGATGCAGGTGTAGGGGATCCTTTCGTAGAGGTGGATTTCAAAGGTAGTATTGATAAATTTATGAATAGATTAGTTCTGAATATTAATAGATAATGATAAACGTAAGAAAGTTAGTAAAGATTTCAAGGATAGCAGATACATCATCTGGTGGACTTGCCATGATGTTTAAGAGAAATACTCTTACAAACACAGTATCAAGAACCAAATTATATAAAGAAGAGGAAAAACTACAAAAACTAAGAGAAGATACATTTTCTGCTCTCTCTCAAACATTAGGAGAGAAAGGAAAGAAAGGCGGTCTTACAACATTATTGGGTATACTTGGAATAGGAGGAACAGGTAGAGTAGTAAGAAGATTTGGTGGTGGAGGTGGTGGACTCCGTGGTGGAAGTGGTGCACCTAAACTACCTAGAGGACCTCTTGCAAAAAGTCTATCAAAGTTTGGTAGGATTGGACCTCTAGCACTAGCATCAACAGGTTTAGATTTCTTTTCTAGGAAACAATCAGGTCAAAGTAATCTACAGGCAGGTGGTGGTGCACTTGCAGGTCTTGGTGGATTTGCAGGTGGAGCAAAACTTGGTGCAATGTTAGGTACAGCAATAATGCCTGGTGCTGGAACTGCTGTAGGTGGATTGTTGGGTGGTGCAGTAGGTGGATTGATGGGTGGTAATATATTTGATAGATTATATGGTCAAAATACATTAGGAGCAGGTGCTGATCTTAGAAGAATTCAAGAGTTAGAAAGAACAAGACAAGGAAAAACATTATTTGGTGAAAATTTAGACAAATTTGACGTTGTATTAGATAAGTTTGAAGCTACTTCTACCAAATCAAAATTTGACCCAGCTTTTGAAGAGGTCGTTGGGTCTATATCTGCTATGCTTTTTAATATATCTCCTAAAAAGAAAGTTTCAACTCAAACTCCAGCTTTCATGAGACTGATTGATACATTATTCAATGCTGCGGTTGTTGTAGTTCCACAAGCTAAACCTCTACAACTTACTTGGAAACAAGTTGCAAGAAACCTTATAGTAAGTAAAAAATCTAGAAAAGCATCTGGATTTTTAAAATTCAGTCAAGATGCATCTAAAATCAAACCTCAGACATTACTTGAGAGAATGGCAAACAGTCCTTTCATGACTAAAAGAGGTACCATAATACCTGGTCAAAAAGGTGCACCAGGCATTAGTAAAAAAGGTATAACAGTAAGACAAACTTCCTTATTCAGGAAAAATTTTGGTAAAATGATCAAGAACGATCCTGAATTTCAATTGATGGATTTCTTGAAGTCATCAAAATTGATAGATCCAAAAAAACTAAAAATAAATCTTAATAAAGATTATAGTAGAGCTTATAGTAATATAATGGAATCATATAAAAAAATCAAAAATCCAACTTCAATTGATGAGATAACGATGTTAAAGAAAATAGATAATTTGAGAAAAGTATATGAAAATAAAATTGTAGAAATCACAAGATATGGTGATGAGGTAAGAGCATTATTCAACCAATTGAAAGGTAGTTCGGTACAACAAAGGATTCTCAATAAGACTAAACCATCTGCTGAAGGTTCAGAAGTGATGAATGATATAATGAAGAATTTTAAAGTAATAAAGAAGAGATACTCAGACATAAACAAAAAGGTATTTTCTAATGAAAAAGGTGGTATAATGTCAGGACCTGAGACAGGTTATCTTGCTGTATTGCATGGTAGAGAAAGAGTTATACCAGAGGAGAACCGTTACACTAGGTCAAGGGGTCAATCACAAGGTATGAAGCAAAACATATTCATATTCCAAGATAGTAATAATAATACTCAACCACAACAATCCATACAAACACCAAAAGCACAGATGGTACCTATAATTGTAGAAGCAAATCCTTTTGATGTTGCCACTAAATACAGTGAACTAATTGCGAAGGTGACGGTATGAGTAAATTCCAAATTGGTTCTAAAATTTTAGGTTTTGAGATATTTCCCCCAGATGGAGAAGGAACACCGTTAGATTTTTCATTACAGACTAATGGTATTAACTTTTACGAGGATGTTACAGATACATCAGTTCATTTGGAAGTTGGTATTATAGATGTTTTTGGAAGATATAATAAATTGCCTGTGAGAAGTGGTAATAAAGTAGTGATTGAAATAGAGTCTAATGGGGAAACTATAAAACAGGAAATGAAAATAAGTAATATCACTGCTTACGTAGCAACAGCAAAACGTGAGATGTATAACATTATATGTGAATCACAATCTGCCTTTGATAATCATACCACTAGGATTACTAAAAAATATACTGGAAATATATCAGATAATATAGTGTCAATAGTAAATGATATGGGTGGAGAAATGATAGTAAATGATTCTTCATCAAATACTTTAGCATTTTGTGGAGGGTATCGTAGACCTTTGCTTGCATGCACATGGTTAGCAAAGAAATGTATCAATGGAGATATGAGCGAAACAAAGGGTTCTGCGGGTTTTTTATTTTTTCAAACACAAGATGGATTCAATTTACTTGACATTGACAAAACATTTGATGCAGCAGATAAAGATAATGTAATAAACTATGAATATCAAATTGGTAAAAATACTCTTGATGTAAGTAATTACTATACACTCTCTGCTCAACCCACATTATCAGTAAATCATAATCTATTACAACAATTATCAGTGGGTCATTTCAAAACTGCTAATTGGCATTATGATATAATCACAAGAAAAGCAACTTTTGTAGAATATAGTTACAGGGATAGTCAGGGTCAGATGAAAAGTTCTGCTGATGAAAATATAATACCAGATGGTATTGATAATAATTATTCTAGACTTTTATTACAAATAACTGATAATGGTGCGATGGCACCTTCAGGGGATTCAAAAACAAAAAATGAAGAATCCTACTTTAGACAGGCACAATCAACTTCAAGATATGCTTCTCTTTTTTCACAGATAACAAAAGTAGTGGTTCCCACAAATTTGAATCTAAGAGCAGGTATGATAATATTTCTCAAATTACCCGAAATAAATAGTACGTATACAACTGGTCCTCAATCAGGTCTTTATATGATTTCTAAATTATGCCATCAATTTGGTGGTGATAAAGACTATACTGGACTAGAATTGGTTAGAGATTCCTATCAGGAGCTATCATGAAAACTATCGAAGATCACATTGCAAAGGATAAGGAGATCCTAAAAGATCCTACAATATCCGAACCAACACGTCATCACATTGAAGATGAACTCCATGATCTTATAGATTATGAAGAACATCATCATGACGAGATTGAAGCTGGAGATCATCACGATCCTAATACAATAGAATTATGGTGTGATCAGCATCCAGAAGAACCTGAGTGTTTAATTTATGACGACTAATGCTTGAACAAAAATTATCTAAAATTGATTTTGCTGGAAAGGATGGATTTAATTGGTTCATCGCACAGGTAACAACGGATAAAGCTTGGCGTAAATTTGATGAAACCGATGGATACAGGGCAAAGGTAAGAATTTTAGGAGTTCATCCTCCCGAAATGAAAGATAAAGACTTGCCATGGGCACAATTCCTAACCCCTGCAAACTGGGGGTCTGGGAATAATTATGGTGGACAGTCTTTTGCTTTGCAAGGAGGAGAGACCGTAATGGGTTTCTTCTTGGATGGTGATGAAGGGCAACAACCTGTGATATTTGGTTCAATGCCACAGAGTACTTTTGTTGCACCTCCAATAAAATGGGAACTGGCAACAAGTAATGAATCCTCAAAGTATCAACCTATATCATTCAAACAGGCATATGAGTATGGTGCTCACATAAAACTTACAGGTGATGGAATACCACATAGATTGGGTGGTTTCCTAAATGCAAATAATCAAATTTTTGATGAAAGTGGTTCAAGGCAAGAGACTCATATTAAAAAAGTAAACAATGAAAAAATAGTAGTAAAGAAAGCACAGAAGTGTACTAAACCTGCACAGGTTTTTAGTGATGCTATTAAGGAAATGAAAGGGATAATGGAGTTTGTTGAAAGATTGGAACCAACTCCATTTGGTTATATTGATAAAGTATTCAATATTCCTATTCCAACAGAGGATTTTGATAAAGTCCTTGAAAAAGTATCAAGTAAAATAGGTGGTGCTTTGTCAGTCAATCTTAGATTGGCAAAAGCGGAGATGATGGTAAAAATCGACGATGCTGTTGATGGCATGTTGAAATTTACTGAACCTGATTTTTTGTTGAAAAAACTCAAGATAGATAAATCAAAAAACGAATTATCATGTTTATTTGAAAATATATTGGGTGGTCTTAGCAATATGATCAAAGGTTTATTGAAAAATGTTTTAGGTAAATTAGTAAGTCTCCCACTCTGTGCTGCTGAAAACTTATTGGGTGGTCTATTATCTAATATAACAGATAAAATATCCTCTGCAATCGGACCTGCTCTCAATGCTATTACTGGTGTGTTGAACACACTATCAAATCCACTTGGTGCTCTATTAGGTGGCATGCCTAGTTTACCAGATTTTTCTTCAATGATGAAGAAAGCAATGGGTTTTGCACAAGTGGGACTCAAGTTATTCTCTTGTGAGGGTCAGGAATGTGATCCAGAACCTACTGATTGGGATTTGAATGTAGGACCTGATGGTCTTGCAAAACCTAACACGGGTAGACTTGGTAAAATAGCAGATAGAATGAATTTGATACCAAAAATAGAGGGTATAGGAGAATCTATATTTCCTGGTCTTAAAAATGTCAAGACTCCTTTTGCAGGTATTTCTTCTTCGATTGATGGATTTGGTACTCGTGCTGAAAAGAGATTAGCAGAACTTGAAGAGACCAACCCAGAAGCAATGGAACTTCTTGATGAAGTTGGTGGATGTGATGGTGATGACGGACCTTTTGCTAAAAAATGTGGACCTCCTAAAGTCGTATTTTTCGGGGGAGAAGGTATTGGTGGTGCTGGAAAAGCAGTTATAAATGAAATAGGAGAGATTATTGGTGTCTCTATGATTGATATGGGATTCAATTTCACATCTCCACCAGATGTAGCTTTTGTTGATGAATGTGAAAATGGTCAAGGTGCTTCAGGTAAGGCAATAATTGAAGATGGTAAGATAGTCAAGGTTGTAATGCAAGAATCTGGAACTGGTTACTTGGGTGGTGGTATGTCTGATAGTGATGGAGAACAAGTCATTGCAGTTCTTGATGGAATTGATGTTATAGGAACTGGTGTGGGATACGAAGAAGGTGATACTATAACTACTTCTGATGGACAAGTTTTAGAACCTATCATACAAGGAGGACGTATTATTGGTGCTAATCCTATTGATGTGAGAGATGTTACTGAACTTCCTGATCTTACTATAAACAGTGATACTGGTTTTGGTGCTATGGTCAGACCAATATTGAATATTATGAAGGTTGAAGATTATGAAAAACCAATATTACCTACTACAAAGGTAATTCAAGTTATCGATTGTGTTTCCTCTTACTAATGACTAAACCATCTGATTGCCCACCAATTATTTTTACTAATCCTGAAGATGGTTTTCTTCGTATTGGTAAAGAAAAAGAAAAACAAAAAAGAGACAGTCAGGTGCAATTAGCATCTGGATCTGCTGCTAGTTTGCGTTTGTTCAAAGATGGTGGGTGGGAACTAAAGTCTCAAACCAACTCTAAAGGAAGTAATATAATTCAAAAAGGCACAGGTCCTCTCAGTATAAAATCAGAGGGTGATTTCAATATAGATGTAGATGGCACTTTTCACTTGAAGGCAAAAGATATTGTCATGGAGACAACGGATGCTGATGTGGGTGACATAGTATTGAATCCAAAGCATGACTTTAGGTTAGATGCTAAGAATTATGTTATACTAATGGGTAAAGATGTTACATTAGATGCACATAATAAACTAATTCTCTTCTCAGAGGACATGTCCTATCTTGTTGGTAGATACGTGCGAATACATGAACCAACATCACAACTCATACCACCTACCTTTGGTGCCCACATCGATTCCCTTACAGATACTCTTAAGAACTAATGGCTGGATTACGTGACTTAGACTCAGGTAAAATTTACATAGGACCTGAAGAACCAAAAAAACTTGACAAATCAGTAGAGACAAAGAATGGAGACAAACCTTTCGATGGTACTCTTGCTGTCACAGGTCCTATATTTTTAGGTGCACATAGTGACAAAGCTTTAGGTGTTGTCAATATGGGCACAGCATTAGGAGATTTCCAACCGATAGATGCTGGTAAAGCACTCGATATTGAAGGTGATGTCAAGATTGTAGGTGATGGAGGTGGTAAACAAGGTGTCAATGCATTGGTGATTGAGGGTGATGTGCTTGTCAAGGGCAAAATGGATTGTGGTAATAAGGGAGTTCTTGCAGCTAGATTTAATGAAGCAGATCTAAAAGGTAAAACTTTTGATATGCCTCATCCTAATCAAGATGGATATAGACTAAGACATGCTTGTATTGAAGGTCCAGAAATTGCAGTGTATTGTAGAGGAAGGTGTACTGGCACAGAAATTATATTACCTTCTTATTGGAAAAATCTAGTGCATGAAGATAGTATAACAGTTCAACTTACTCCTATTGGATTGCAGCAGAAGATTATAGTAAAAGAATTTGATAATGAAAAAGTTGTATTAGAATCTGATATTGGTAATATTGATTGTTTTTATATGATATGTGGTGAGAGAAAGGATGTAAATCCACTTCTTACCGAATATCAAGGAAAAGACTATCCTGATCCTAATTGGAAGAAAGATAGTCATGATGAGACTAGAAATATGAAAGATCCTCAATATGATTATGGACAAAATACGAAAACCGTGTTATAATATTAGAAAATAACAAAATTATGGAAACTTGTGGAAAAGTGAAGATCGATGGTATCATTGAACTACCAGATTACATGGTAGGTAAGATTGACCCCGAAAGTATTTGTGTGCAACTCACTCCTATTGGTGTATCTCAAGAGTTATTTGTTGAATCAATACCATATGGAGCAAAAGTTGTAATTAGAAATAGTGCAGGTGGTCCTATAAATGCATACTATCACATTCATGCAAATTCCTTAGAGGATGATGATCATGCTCATTATCGCACAACTGATATTTGACTTTGTGGCAGGGTGTGCTATCATAGATGCAGTTACCTTTTTCACATGGAATCCTTTCCTAAATTTCAAGACGAGTACGTTGACAGAGTAGAAATATCTTTGACAAAAAGATTATTCAAGATATTTGGGTCTGATGGTCACGTACAGGAACTATTATGTGACACAAGTGATCAGTTTATGAAAGTATTAGAGGTTTCTAAGATGGCGGAGGAGATAGATAGTGAAATAAAAGTTGTATATGTCTAAAGGTAGATTCCCATTTTCTGATGTGAGATTCCACAGCATTCCTGTTATTGGTCAGTTTTATACTAAAAAAGAGGTAGACAAACTGATAAAGGATGCTGTTGATGAAGCAAGGCGGATAGATGAGGAATCTATGGCAAAACATAATCGTGATGCAACTGTTATTAGTATGATATTAGGGTTTACAACATTAGCGTTATTTGTAGATGGTTTACTAAGGTTATTAGGTATTACTCCTCCGTTTTTGGATATTGATATAAACATCATTGATAATATAGTAGAAAAGGTAGAAAGTGACTTGGTGCCTTTAGTTCAGAAGATACCACGAATCTAAAGGGGTATAAATAAGTTTACGGAATGGTGTCAGGAATAGGTAATGCCTCTTAGTAGACTTGAAAATTTTCTAAAAAATGTACAGGGAAACGTATTATACGTCAACCCAGAAGAACTCGATGCAACAGATGATGTAAGCAATAGGGGTAATTCGAGAACTCGTCCTTTTAGGACGATTCAGAGAGCACTGATTGAGTCAGCGAGATTTTCATATCAGCCAGGTCAAGATAACGATAGATTTGATAAAACAACAATACATGTATCTACAGGTACACACTATATTGATAATAGACCAGGATATCTAATTGATACGAGTGGTAATATAACAGATATTAATGGTACATCTAAGACTATATCTGAGTTTTCTATAGGTACAAACTTTGATATTCAGGATCCATCAAACGTATTACACATATTCAACTCTGTAGAGGGTGGAGTTATATTACCAAGAGGTACATCTATCATAGGTGCTGACCTAAGAAAGACAAAAATAAGACCAAAGTTTATACCACAACCTGATAATAATAGTATTGCTACCAGTGCAATCTTCAGGGTTACTGGTGGATGCTTCTTCTTTGGATTTACATTCTTTGATGGCGATCCAGCAGATAGAGTATTCAGAGACTATACACAAAATACATATAATCCAAACTATTCACACCATAAACTTACTTGTTTTGAGTATGCTGATGGCGTAAACCTTCAGGGAACATCAGGTAACACTGACTTAGACATGTATTATGCTAAGTTGACCCGTGCTTATGGTACCAACTCAGGACGTAGTTTACCACCATATCCAGCAACAAAAGATTTCCAAAAAATTTCTGAAGAGAGTAAGATTGTAGGACCTGTATCACAAATAGGTGCTATTGAAATAGAAGACATATTCTCAGGATCCAATTCTACAGATACAAACGCTACAAAGATTGTTACTGTTATAACCAAGACAGATCATAACTTAGCAAAAGGAACTGCAGTTCTTATCAGTGATGTAAATGCAAGTGGTAATAATGGTGATGAGTATGATGGAACTCATGTGGTAGCACAGGTTATCAATGACACTACATTTACATATTCACTATCAGTTACACCTGCAACAACTGCATTACCAAACCTAACAGGTATCAACCCAACTGTTGTACCTGAGAGTGATACTGTATCATCTGCTTCTCCTTACATATTCAACTGCACCACCAGATCAGTATTCGGTATGAATGGACTTCATGCTGATGGTAATAAGGCAACTGGATTCAAATCTATGCTTGCTGCACAGTTTACTGGTATTGGACTACAGAAAGATGATAATGCATTTGTAAAATACAACACCACATCAGGTGTGTATGAGGATCAAACAACACTGGGATCTACAACTACATTACATGTAGATAGTTTAGCAAGATTCAAACCAGATTATGAAAACTTCCATATCAAGGGATCTAACAAAGCAGGTTTACAACTTGTATCTGTATTTGCTATAGGATATGCAAAGCATTTCGTAACAGAATCTGGTGCTGATTTCTCACTTACAAACTCTAACTCCAACTTTGGTGCTTTAGCACTTGAAGCAAAAGGTTTTAGAGATGAGGCTTTCACAAAGGATGATAAGGGATATATTACTTCCATCGTACCACCTCAAAAGAATACAGTAAAAGAAGGTAAGTTTAACTGGTTGTCAATAGCGACAGGTCTCACCACAACTACAGCAGGTGATACTAAGTTATTCTTACAAGGATATACAAGTAAGGGTAATCCTCCTCCAGATAAAGCAACTAAGTATCAGGTTGGTAATAGAAGAGGAGAAGTTCTTACATGCCTTATTAATAATGTAGCAGAAACTGCTAATGTTTTGATGCCTACTCCTCAGATACCTGATCTAGGTGCATCTGCTATAAAGGAGGTAAGGGTTGGACAAAACTCAGGTATCAATAGTATAACAAGTAATATCTTTACACTTGAGACATTCCACCAATTAGTACCAGGTGAATCTGTAAGAGTCCTATCAGAGAATGGTTCATTACCTGATGGTTTAGAACACGGTCAAAAATATTTTGCTGTAACAACAGGTATTGGTACGCATCAACTGAAGTTAGCAACGAGTAGAAACGCTGCTATAAATGCTAATGCTATCAGTGGTATCAACAACATTGGTGGTAAGTTGACTATCGTATCATCTGTTGCAGATAAAAAACCAGGTGATGAAGGACATCCAATACAATATGATGACACAGCAGGTGGTTGGTATGTAAATGTAAACACTGGAAATGGTTTATCCACATCTATCACAACCAACGCTCTTTTATTAGCACCTGAGACACCAGTCACTACTATTGCAAGAAAGGCAGACGCAAGAATAGATTTAGAGAAGATATATCGCCTAAGATATTCTATACCAGAAGGTTCAACACTTGCTGCAGAACCAATCAACGGATTTGTAATTCAGGATAGTGCATCTGTACTTGATGATAGTAAGTTCCAAGATAATGATGCTTCTCTTACATCTGATACAGATCTAAGAACTGATAATAGTATTATAACTGCATCTTGGGCAAGTAATGTTGGTATTATAACAACAAAACAACCTCACAATCTTCTTGTCGGACAGCCCGTTGAGGTCAAGAGAATTAGAAGTGCTAACAATACTACAGGTGTTGATAATACTGGATTCAATAGAGCATATGTTGTCTCTTCAGTTGATGATCCTAAGACATTCAGAGTAGGACTCAACACAGATCCTGGTGCAATCACAAAGATTACAACTATACCATACACTCAGGTAGATAGAACTATTGTTGGAACAGGAAGAACATTCAATCCATTCTTTACAAGAAAAGATTTTGGACCTGACTTCCAGATATTTGCACAAGAAAAGGTACAAAGATTCCAAAAGTCTGCACAAGATGGTATCTACGATATAACAGTTCTTGGATATTTGAACTCTGCTAATGTATCACCATACACAGATAATTCAATAAAGTTTGCACAGGATGTCAACGATTTCAAGCCAGAAGTAAGTGTTGATAATAACGATGATGATCCTAACGCAGCAGTAAGTTTTGCACTTAGAGATAAGATTGGACAGGTAAAAACCAACGATACATCTAAGAGTATAACAAAGGAAACTATATTCTCATTTATTGAAAACACAGGTATTGGTATTGGTGTTACAGGTGCTAGTGTAACAGGATCTGGAAGTGTAAAAAATCTTAGCGTTGATCTTGGAAGACAACACAACCTCAATGGTGTTGAGTCTGTTACAAATGTAACAGGTGGATCAAACTATGGTACTAATAGTGGAAGTGCTGAATTTTATTATAGTGTAAACTTACTTGGTGGAACTGGACAAGGTGCAACTGCAGATATAACTGTGTCTGCTGCTGCTACTATTACTGGCGTAGATTTAGTTGATGCTGGAAGTGGATATGCTGTGAATGATGTCCTCACAGTCAAAGGCGTTCCTTTCATAGCACCTGGTACTGATTGTCAAGTTACAGTTGGTGCTATTGATAATAAGATTAACGATATTGTCCAAACAGTTGGTATTGGATCTACAGCTTTCAATGGTATTAATAAAATTACTGCTATTGACCAGCAAACACGAGTTACATTCTTAGGACAGTCTATTGGTGACTGGTCTACACCAGGAGGTTTTGCATATCATGTTGGTGTGTCTACACAAATTACAAATATTGTTCATGATACTACAAGTGGTATAGCAACTGTCACATTATACCAAGATATTGGTCTAAGGCGTGGTGACATGATTGTCATCAATAATGCTAATAACGAGTATAATGGAACTCATCTTGTTGAAGATAGAATAGGATATGGTTCATCACTATCTGTGAATATAGGTGCATCATCATCACCTACTTTCGCACCTTCAGGTACAGCATATGGACATGATGCAGGTATCTCGATGAGGGGATTCAATCAGAATGTTCCCATCTATGGTGGACAAACAACTGTGATTGACTCTGCTATGTCTGCAACCTCAACCACAATTGGTTTGCAGAAGAAGGCAATGTTTAGGCGTGGTGATTATATAATGATAGATGAGGAGATTCTAAGAATTGCAAATAAAAACTGCACAGAAGTTATAAGAGGACTCTTTGGTACACAAGCAGTAGCACATATAAGATTCAATGCTGTAAGAAAGATAAGAATCGTAGCTGTAGAAAATAGAAGAAACTCTACTATACGTGCTTCAGGACATACATTTGAATACCTCGGATTTGGTCCAGGTAACTATTCAACATCATTACCACAAACACAAGATAGAGTTCTAAGTGAAGATGATCAGATTTTTGCTCAGTCTATCAACGTAAATGGTGGTGCTGTTGTTTACACAGGTTTGAATGATAAAGGTGAGTTCTTTATAGGACGTAAGAAGATTGACGCTATCACTGGTGAAGAGACATCAACTATTGCTCAAATAGATCAGACTCCTTCACAAAATAGACTACCTCTTACAGCAAGTTTCAGTGATATAGACGTAACAAATAGTTTGACCAGTGGTGGTGATACGGAAGTTATTGATCTAAGACTGAAGGGTAATAGATCTGGTGATCAAGCTCAATCAGTTTATCTTGGTATAAGTCAGAACACACCTTCAAGTAGTACAGATAATATTATATTTGCTACATCTTACGATAAAGGTGGATATCTTGGATGGGTCAGGACAACAGATGCAAGTAATCCTTGGCAACGTTTCGGACCTATATCATACGAGGCAAGCTCGGAACACTATGCTTTTGATAAGTTAGCTGTTGGAAAAACAAATGCAGAGAATGATAAGGTAGTTGATGTAACTGGTAATGTTGCTATTACTGGTAACATAACCATATCAGGTGTTACTACATGTACTCTTGCAGCAAGCAGTGCAAAGGTAGAAGATCTTACTGCTGGACGAGTTGTAATCGCTGGATCAGGTGGAGAATTAGAGGATAGTTCATCACTTACATTCTCAGGAGCAACACTTACTGCAAATACATTAACAGTTACAACCACCGCTAATGCAGCAAATCTAACCGCATCTCAGACAGTCACAGGTGAACACTTAGTTTCTACTGACGATGCAGTAATTGCTGATGATCTGACTGTTGGTGGTGATGTTGCTGTTACAGGATCTGTCACAGCAACAGGTGGTTTCACTGGTGGTGGTGCCATACCGTTGGGTGGTATTATAATGTGGTCTGGAACTGATGGAGATGTTCCTTCAGACTGGAGGCTATGTAATACTGCTAACGGAGGAAATGTTGTCAACGGTATCACTGTTCCAAACTTAGAGGATAGATTTGTAATTGGTCGTGGTTCAACTTACGGTGCTGGTACCACAGGTGGTTCAAAAGATGCAGTATTAGTATCTCACCAACACGGATTTAGTGGAAGTGCATCACACTCTCACACTCATACTGTAGCAACACACCCAAGTGGATCAGGACCTGAACAGAACCAGAGTGGTGGACCTGAAGATAGAACAAACTTTAGTGATACTGGAACAACCAGTACAGAGACTGTTACCATAACAGGTAATACTGGTACAGAGGGTGTTTCAGGAACTGATACGAACCTACCACCATACTTTGCTATTGCTTACATTATACGAGTAAGTTGATAAATACACATACTAAGGAGCATTGTAGTAGATGGCATCAGTAAATAAAAAATTTGCTGTAGAAAAAGGTCTTGAAGTTGGTGATGACGCACTGGTCGTTGATGCTGATGGTAGAAAGACTGGTATTGGTAAAACCGATCCGAAATACGGATTAGATGTTGCACTGACTGCAAATTTTGACGGGATAGTCGCAGCAGAATCTGTGGGTATTGGTAGTACCCAACCAGGTAAAGACTTTGATATAAACAAAGATACTATTATAAGAAAGAAACTCTTTGATTCTAATGTATCTGAGGGTACAAATGGTCAGGTTCTTATCAGCACAGGCACGGGAGTTTCATTCACATCTCAGGCAGATATAACCACAAACGCTGCAGGTGGTACAAAGACTGTACAATTCAAAGGAGCAGATGGTAAGTTTGGAGGAGCAGATAATTTTGTTTATGATTCAGGAAATAATAGAGTAGGTATTGGTAGTACTATACCTGAATACTTACTACAAACAGAAGGTGGTCAGGTTCATTTTGACTCCCAACTATTAGATAGTAATAAGACTGTTGGTGCTGCAGGTTCAGTGTTGGGTGCAGATGCATCAGGTAAATCTGTATGGGAACCAAAGGGATCAGAAATATCAAATGTTATATTTGTAACTGAGAATGGAAATGATGAAAATAATGGACTATCGCCAGGAACTGCTAAGAGAACCGTTGGCGGTGCCACAAGTATAGCGGTAGCTGGTAATGTTATTAGAGTTGCAGGTGGTATATACACAGAAAATAATCCAGTCTTGATACCAAGAAATGTCACGATTGATGGTGATGACCTTAGAAATACACAAATAGTTCCAACAAATGTTGGTAAGGATCTATTTCATGTTACTAACGGAACACTGATTCAGAACTTATCCTTCGTTGGTGCTGCAAATACAGGTGCTATTATAGCATTTCCACCAGAGGGTGTGGTCAATAGACATACATTCTCTTCAGGATATGGTGCAACTAATGCAGTAAAGGTAGGTCCTAATTGGCACACTGGTTCATCAGTCACACCTACAGATGTATCGTACGATCCACTTACAGGTATTACTACATTTACTAAGTCATCTCATGGATTGACAGTCAGTGATACAGTTGGTATTGTTACCAATAGTATAGCATTTTCTTGTGATCAAGATTCACATGCTTCAATTCACTCATATCCTAGAGCATCTGACCCTGTAGCAGGTATATTCACTGCAATTACAGCAGCAGATACAGATACATTTACTATAAATGTTAGTGATGCTGGTACTGGTGCAAGAATTGCAGGTATCATCACACAGGGACCTTACGTTAGAAACTGTACAAACTTTGTACCAGATTCAATTGGTATGAAGATTGATGGAAACGCAGTCATGGGTCTGAAAGCCATGAATGTTGACTCATATACACAATATAATCAAGGTGGTATTGGTGTTACTATATCTAATGATGGATATGCTCAGTTAGTTTCTATCTTTACTATATGTGATGAGTCTGCTATCACTTGTGTATCAGGTGGTCAGTGTGATGTCAACAACTCTAACGCATCATTCGGTACTTATGGTCTTATAGCATCAGGTGTTGGAACTGTTACTCAGACAGGAGCATTGGCACAAGCAGCAGTAGCAGAAGATAATCAGGTGGTGGTTTCAGGACTTACAGTAGAGAGACCATATACAGGACAGGTATTATATCTTGGAGAATTATTCAACGGTGTTAGTAAGGTAACTGTAGGAAATCCTGGTTCAGGATATACCAGTTCTAACCCACCAACAGTAACTATAGGATCACCTACAGGTCCTAATGGTATTACTGCAGAGGGTGTGGCAGTTGTTAGTGGTTTTGGTAGTATAACTGCTGTAAATATGTTTGCTACTGGTTCCCAGTACAGGTCAGCACCGACAGTTACGATTGCTGCTCCTTCATCTGGTATCACTGCAACAGCAACAGCATCATTAGAACCATCTTATTTTACTATAAATAGTACGACCCCAGTTACAGCTGGTGTTTCTACTATAACTCTTGACCAAAATCTCCCATCTAATGTGGGAGTAGGTTCAACAGTTCCATTTGCAAGACAATCATTGATTCTTGCTTCTTCCTACACCTTTGAATACATAGGTGCAGGTCTTACTATCGGGCAAGCACTACCAAGAAAAGGTGGTACTACAATACCTGAGAATGAAACAACTTCTGAGGAAGGTGGTAAGGTAGTTTACACATCAACAGATGAGAGAGGAAATCTGAAGGTTGGTGATCAATTCACAATCAATCAACAGACAGGTACTGTCACTGGTGATGCATTTAATAAGAGTATTCAAGCAACACTTACACCACTCATCATAGCACTAGGACAATAAACAATGGCTGCAATTCCTTTAAATAGGTTCAAGACTATAACCCACACACTTACAACCTCTGCAGTTGGGATTTACACATGCCCACCAGGTGTTGCAGCGTTGATCATTTATGGTAATGTATCCAACGTCGGAAGTAGTTCATCTGTAAGAACCTTTACCGTATCACATAGTAGAAACTCTGTTGATACTGAGATAGTATCAAACATTGGAGTGCCAGCTTCTGATGCGATGTCTTTCATAGAAGGACGACTTGTATTAGAAACAGGAGATATATTGAAAATTTCTGGTGATGTCAATAATACCATGAAAGGTATCATCAGTGTATTAGAGAACGCTAAGTAAAATGCCAAGACTCTTATCGGGAAAGGTTGGTGTAACCAGTTTTGCTGGATTATCAACTACACGAAATCAGACCACATCAGATCCCCTTAAGTTTTTGGGTGTGGGAGACATGGAACCCAACCTTGGGTTGCCATCTAATAATGATTATATTTTATTTGGTAATACAGATGGTACTCGAAGATGGGATGTCTTTACACCATCAGGTGCTGTTGATGGTATAACTGTATTAGACGAGAATATAACTCCTTCAGGTTTCGCTGGTTCAATAACAAAACTAAACTTTGAGGGTAATGGTGTTACAGTAACACAAATCAAAGAACAGGTTGGCGATGCACAGATAGGTTTAGCAACAGTATTCATAAACAAATCAACTAATGATGTGATGGATCCTTCAGGATTTGTCTCAGTTGTTGGTGTAACTACATTCAAAGTTGGTGCAGGTTTATCCTTTGTACCACTAGCAGGTCAGGCAGGTATAGTATCAATATTCAATACAGCAGAGGCAAAACTTACATTCCAAGATGATAGAGGACTAACCACTCTTACTGACATAGGTCAAATAAGAGTTGGTGCAGGTTTGACTGTGAGTCAATCTGCCACTGGTATTGCATCAATCAGCCCAACGGGTCAGTTTGAACATGTGAATGCCACAGGGTTTGTTACAGCAACACAGGGGTTTGTTGGTAACATAACTGGTAACGTAACAGGTAATACAAACGGAACTCATACAGGAGCTGTCAACGGAAACGTTACTGGTAATGTTGTGGGTAATGTTACTGGTAATGTGACAGGAGATTTGACAGGTGATTTCAACGCTGGTATCTCAACTGTCACTGAGTTGAGAGCAACAACAATCAACGCTACTGGTATTATAACAACATCCACAGGTTTTATAGCACCAGTAGGAAGTTTTGGATTTAGTGGGTCATTGAATTCTACAGGTATTTCAACTGTGGCATTCTTTAGTGGTACTAACATCAATGTTAGTGGTATAGCGACTGCTGACGGAGGATTTGTTGCCACACCTGGCGGTTCAGGATTTACTGGTAGATTGACAGGAGATGTTGTTGGAGATATAAAATCTTCAGGGGTTTCTACCACCACCTACCAACAAACAACTCATGTGAATGCGAGTGGTATTATAACTGCTACAGGTGGGTTTGTTGGTAACGTAACTGGAAGTGTTGCTGGTGCAGCATCTCTTGTTACTTTAGCTGATGAGTCAGCTGACACTACTTGCTTCCCAGTGTTCGCTACTGGTGCCACTGGTGATCTTGCTCCTAAAACAGATGGTAGTGCGTTATTATATAATGCAGCGACAGGAACATTTACTGCTGCTGTATTCAGTGGTTCAGCAGCATCATTGACCAATATACCAGGTGGTCAAATTACAGGAGCACTTGCTGCAGTTGATGGATCTGCTTTGACTGATGTTATATCAGAAAAAACAAAACTAACTGCATCTAATACTACAAATGCTACACATTTTCTAACTTTTGTAGATACTGCAACAGGTAATGAGGATGTTCGTACAGATACGAACCTTACTTATAATCCTGGTACAAATATTTTATCTGCCACCACATTCAATGGTAATGCCACAGGATTGACTGGAACTCCTTCAGTTACAGTTGGTGATTTGACAGTGGCAGGGTCAGCAGTTCCCGATGCTGATAATACTAGAAACTTAGGAGGTCCCTCTGCTAGGTGGGCAAATATATACACAGCAGATATGCATTTCTCTAACAAAGATATGAGAAATTCAGTGGACGGAACTTGGGGTGACTGGACTATGCAAGAGGGCGAAAATACGCTCTTCCTATTGAATAATCGTAATGGAAAGAAGTATAGTATAAACCTCACTGAGGTATAAATACAAACGATAGGATTTTAACAAAATACCCATTATGTCTAGAGCTAGAGAATTAGCAAAGGTCGGTGGAAAGAATCAACAGGTAATAGCAGGTCTATCCTCCCACGTTGGTGTATCTACCTTTCTGAATAATGTACATATGTTCGCTAACCTAGATGTAGGTGGTAACGTTACTGTGACTGGAACTACTGCCTTCAACGGTGGAACACTTACTTTAGGAGATAGTGCTTCTGATAACGTTGTATTTGGTGCAGACGTAAACTCAAATATTATACCAAATACAGATAATGCATATGACTTAGGTTCTTCGAGTCAAGAATGGAAAGATTTATTCATAGATGGCACAGCACATATTGATACTTTAGACGTTGATGGTAATGCAGGGGTCATCGGTAATCTTACACTTACTGGCAACGGTGATTTCAATGGTGACTTAGATGTTGATGGTACAACAAACTTAGATGGAACCAACGTAGTTGGAACCCTTGCTGTCACAGGTGCTGCAACTGTCGATAATTTATCACTGAATGGAAACACAGTAACAACATCATCGGGGAATCTTACGATAGATTCTGCAGGTGGTACTACAACTGTCTCTGACAACTTGACAGTTTCTGGAACAGTTACTTTCAATACTGCTTTGGCGAGTGGAAACTTGGCAACATCAGGTGTAAGTGCTAACACTTATGGTAGTTCAACTGCTATACCTATATTAGTGGTAAATGACAAAGGATTGATTACCTCTGCAAGCACCACTGCAGTTGATAGTACAACAATTGAGCAATTGAATACATCCGTTTCATGTACTGACACAGGTACGAATGGATTGGTAACAGTTGTTGCCGACGGATCAACGGTTGCTGTATTTGATCAAGCACTGATTACTGTAACTGGTAATATATTACCAGAAGCAAACGGTACTAGAGACCTCGGTGCTAGTGGCACAAGATGGGCAAACATCTACAGTTCTGACTTAGATTTATCAAACGAGGCAAAAGGTGCTAACAGCATTGACAACACATGGGGTTCATACCTTATAGAAGAAGGTGAGAACGATCTATTCTTGAAAAACAGAAGAACTGGTAAGCAATACAAGTTCGTACTTCAAGAAGTATAAATAACAAGGAAGGAGAATTTGAACTAAATGGCTTTTTACGGAAATGCTGCTAATGTTAATGTTACAGTTGACCCTGCAGCAGGTAATTACGGTTCTAGCAACGCAATACCTGTTATAACAGTTGACTCAGATAAAAGAATTAGTGCTATTAATACAGCATCACTAACATTAGATGCATCAGTGAATACTAATTCATCTACAGGTGACTTAGGAACATATGGATTCTTGATGCAAGCATCAGGAAATACCTCATATGAACCAGGTCAAACTCTAGCAGGTTCTAACTTACGTTATGCAGACTCTACAGGTAGAGTATCCAGTAACGTAACACCAAGTGGAACTTGGAAACTCATGGGTTATGACTCAGGGTCACCAAGAACAAACTCAGGTTCAGGTTCTGGATCAGGTTCTGGTTCTGGTAGTATATCTGGTAACGTTGAGGGTAATACATCATTATCAAGTGGTGAAGTTCAAGGTAACGTTTCAGGTGCATTGCAAGGTGGTGAAGTTCAAGGTAACTCTTCTCTTTCTTCAGGTAACATCCAAGGTAATACAAACGTAAACGTATCTGGTAATATTTCGGTGAGTTCACACTCTCATGGTGTTCCATCCGCAGGTAACCAAGCTAGAATTGGTGACTCAAAATCTGCTACTGCAGGTGGTAACTTCTCTGGTTCTGGTTCAGTATCTCTTGATAACATGGGAGTTGGTGGTAACGTAAATACATCAGGTTTGAACGTTGCTGGTAACACAAGTATCACAACATCTGGTTTGAACGTTGCAGGTAACGTGACTACTGACAACTTGAATGTTGGTGGTAATGCTACAGTGAACGTCAACACAAACGTAAACGTAAACACTACAGTTGCTTATCCTACTTCTCTTTGGATGCGTTCTGCATAAATAAAATCGAAGGTTCTAAAAACTATGGCAGTTAATTTTACAGTCACCGATGCAAGAAACCCAGTTTGGGCAAATGACGATAAAAATGCTATTACATTAGAAGTTAATTTTGCTGAAATTACTGATTCAGATTATGTCTCGTTTACAGCAAGTCCAACTGATGTGGTAGAACATTCTCGTACCATTTATGCAAATGCAGTGAATGGTGATTATGGTACGGTATCAGATTATACTCATCATAGATTATGGCACCCAATTGATCAAAGTACTGTTGACATTTCTAATGTAGGTTTGGTACAAATCTTACTAGAAAAAGGTTTGTTGGATGATTATGATGTAGATGCAATTCTTGTGGAGAACACAGAAACAGTCGCTTTTGCTCGTACTACTACCAATTCATCAATGAATGGTGATTGGGACGGTATATAAAAAAACACAGTCTTTAACCAATGATTACTTCAGAAGGAAATTACCAAAATAGTCATTTGACCACCATTGGTGATGGTTATGCCACTACCATAGAGACTAATGGTAATGGTGGTCAAATGATACGAAACAACCAGCAGGTAAATTTCGTGTCTAATACAAAGGGAATTCCAACTTATAATGTTGGATTTGGTTCTACTGTATCGACTGCTGCATGGGTTGAATGGACTGCAAGAGAATTTGATGCTGCTGGAATATCAACTTCTGAGTTCGATCCAACAAAACCAGATGAGAGAAAAACTGTACAAATAAATGTACCAGCATCTAATATTTGGACTGTATCTCTGTATGGCGAGACCACTAAATTGAGTGGTAGGAAACCAAAATTCCAAGGATTCTTTGATTTATATGAAAATGGAGACGATAGAAAGGCAAGACATAAGGCACTGAGAGAAGCAGGTTTGACACCACCATTCCCAAGAGCAGATAAATTCTCAAAAAATAAACATCAAAATTTTGTGAGATCAGGTGTAACAACGGAGGGAAGTTACTAAAAACTAAATTGATTTCTTTATAATGGCAGATAGATCAGATAAGTGGCATCATACCATGTGTAGGTATCTTGGATTGCACCAAGATACCTTTTTTGATTTTGGCATTCTGCCAGGTGTATGCAGAGAAGCATTAGGTAGGAATGATTACCTTTATACTAAGAAAGGTACATTCAATAGCAATAAAGTATATGCTTGGTCTGACTATCACTATAAGAGACTGGTAAATCAACAAAGAGGTGTCGTACCATATTACGGTACAGCACCTTTTTTATGGGAACTTGGTAAGATAGCATATGCTCAAGAGAATACGCCAGAGTTTTATGCTTTACCTGCTGGATCGTTATTTTTTCTACCGAGAGATGATCAATGTACCATAAGAGAGGAAGAATATGAAAGTGTACAACGTATTATAGATGATATACCAAGACCTGTCACTTTCTTAGTACCATGGCGTAGTTGTGACATATGGAAGTATTGGGATAAATTGAACCTGGGTGAATCCAGCACTGTGATCCAGATGTCTGATCCAGAAACGAGACAATATACATTAGCAACACTTTTATTACAACATGAGCATATCTTTATACCATGGCCAGGTACAGATGTATATTATGCTGAGTTCTTAGATCGGCAGGTACATGTCTATGATGATATTACAAAATATAGAACCAAGAAACCACATGAACAAGAAAGATTTGGTTCGACTGTCTTATTATATCTGAAGTGGGGATATGATTATCTGAATGATATGCAAAAAGAATTTTTTCATCTCACGGAGAAGTGGGACACTCTTCACCAGCAGGATAGAAAGTTTCTAACAAGTAAAATGTTAGGTCTTGATGCTATAAAATCTCCTAACGTATTATACAATGAACTTGTAGAGAATAAATTTATAACTGACGGCAGGTTTGGATCACCGATCCAGAGTGAATATGAAAACGCTTATATTTACTTAAAGGAAAAGATTGAAAAATCTTATAATTCTAAATGTTCTCAGGTAGTATTAGACCTTTACAATAAACTCTAATTTCTCATATATCCGAAGTGTTTTGAAATATCTTCACTCATAAAGAAATCATTATCATGTATGCCTCGGTCATCAATATATTTGTTTGCTCTTGGTTTACCAAAGAATAACTTATGATACTTTACACCCCAACTAGCAAGTTGTGCTTCAGTTCTTGATCTACAATGATAATCTGCTTCACGTTGTTGGCAATTTATGTCATCTGGATACCTACCAGTACTATGAATAAATCCTCTTGCAGTCATAAGATATATTGTAGCACCATCCTCATATAGTTTATTTACTTTTTGAATACGATCTCTTCTTGGTATAGCATCCCATGGACTACCATCATGAGGTTCAGTCAATGTGCCGTCAATATCAATACAGTATATGTCGTCTCTTTTCTCAGTTACATCATCATATCTTTGTACAATTTTGGGTAGTTCTGGTAATATAACTCCAGTCTGTTCCATTATTTCATATATTGTTGACAAAGCTTTCACTTCAAAATGATGATAGTGTGTCGCATCAATTACAATCGTTTCTATCGTTTCATGTTTATCTGGTGCTATGAGTAGTGTTTCTGTTGAACCACCATAGGGTGCGGTGATTGATATTTTTTCCAATTCTTGTGTAAGAGGACTATTGACACGACAAGTGATACCTATGATAAGATCAGCACCTTCATTAGCATATCTTATCCATTCGTGTTTCCAATCTCCATCACCACCTAAAGCAGTAAGACTAATACTATCAGGAGCAAAACAAAATTTACCAGTGTGACGATAGATATCACTTGCCATGTGTTGAGCAATGGCAAGATTACCACCATTACCTATCAATGCAATTCGTTTTGCATCAGAAAATAATTTTAGTGATTCAGTAGATAGTTTTCCGTCCATGTTTTTGCTTTTTCTCGTAGTATGTGAGGTAGAAAGGTAAAACGATTATCATGCAATGATATATCTATACTTTTACTCAATCCGAAAGTTTTACAATAATCTCCTGTATCAAGACTAAAGGTCTCATAAGGTATTTTATAGTACTCTAGTAAATTTTTCAAGTATTTTTCAAATCTTCGTGATTCATTGATATTATTCGTGATAAATTCAACATATCCATCTTCTCCTCGTTCTTCTAATACTTTTGTAGAACCCTCAAGAAAAAAGTTATGAACCCAATCATACAAATTTTCTTTATACACTAAGATATTACATCTATTCCTAAGTTCGTTCAAACTATATTCCAAATCTACATTCATTGGTGGTTGTCTCATTCTCATATTCCAATTCATTTCCCTGCTACCAACACCAGAGCAATATCCTAATGATGTAAGTGGGTTGACTACTATATCTGACTCATATATTCGTGGAAACATTTTATATAAATTTATTGGAAATTGAGCAAACTTACTTTTATCAGTAAAACTCATGCCAGAGTTCTCCGATCTTTGAGACAATACTTCGTCTATAGTTTCTAAATGTCTTACTTCATACCAACTCTTGAGTTCGTGTGAAAATTTATTTTCCCAATTCCATTCGTATGAGTGATAACCATTACCACATGGTTTCGTTATGATAGTAAATGGAATGTAACCTGCATTTAAAAGTGAGTAAGATTTCTGATTATATTGGAATAAACTTCTGATAAAAAACTTACCACTTTTGACACCGCCAAAATAGGTATATTTCATAAATTTTTTTCTACTTCGTCTATATGATGTGGGCGATCAACTGCTCTGACTTTGCCACACTTCAAATCAAATGGCACTACATCATACTTACCACAGAATCCTATGGTATCGAGACCATGCCAATACTGAACAAATGTCATATCACAATTAGGAAAGTCCACGATCACATCTTTCTTATACATGTATAACCCTAACTGAGTGACAATATTATCACATATCACATCACATTTTCTTTGCATGTGAGTGACCACTCCGTTATTCAAAATCATTTTGACAACATCTTCGTCCTCTATCTCCTCTGGTTCTAGTTCTCTAGATGATTGAAGTACGTCTATATTATTATCAACACCATATCGTATCATATCGTCTATCCATTTCGGGTTGGTGAGTGGTTCATCACCTTGCAGGTTGAAAATAAAATCCGCCAGCAGATCTCCAGCGACTTCAGCAACTCTATGAGTACATGTATAGTGTGAAGAGGTAACTATACTGTCAAAACCATTTTCATTTGCTAAATCTTGTATGATCTTATCTTCAGTTGCAATAATTATTCCATCAAGATACTCAGACTGCTTTGCTATATCTGCCACTCTCAGCACCATTTCCCTACCCTTGATCTTAGCAAGTGGTTTATTAGGAAATCGACTAGAACCCAATCTAGCAGGGATAACACAGATAATTTTTTTGTTTTGATACATGTGGTACTATATCATGTCAGTTATTCTACCCGATAAACGAGTGTCTGTCAATCCACGAACTGTCACATATTCACTTGCCATATCTTCAAGCATCTTACGTTTATGCTCTGTTACTGGATTATTCGTGTCAAAATTAGGGTGTGAGTATTTTTTATCTAGAACTATTTTACAACCAAACTGACTATAATCGTCCTCATCAAGGTTGAAGTGGTCGTAAGGTATATTATAGTCTTGTAATGCTTGTTCTATATCTCTTTGCTGTCTAGTAAAATCGTCTAGATGATTCCATATTATCTCCTTATCCCTTTTGTATGCGTCTATAATTGTATTGAAAAATACAGGTCTACCCGTTAGTTTCGTATAATTCTTAGATTGCTTTGGTGGGTCAAACATATTTAATTTACTTATCATACTATCAAGGATATTTACTTTATAAGGTATAAGATTCGTGGTATTTTTGAGAAGTGATATGATTTTTGGTGTTGTGATATATATTCTTTGATAGTTGACAATACCTAATAGATGATGTGGTCTTATGAGTATCTCTCCATCAAACATATAGTCTAAAGCAAACTCCCATGTATTTGGTGCATGATTCAAGAATGGTTCATAATCATCAATATTAGTGAATTGTTTATCTAACCCTCGTCTATCAGAACTGTCTGTGATAATTTTATTTTTATAAAATTCTGTGGTTCTATGATCTACAAAATTATATTTTTCCATATAACTATACGATTTCTCTTTCAAAGGGTTTTTTACCCTAGTTGTTCTATATAATACTCGAACTAATTTATTTTCATTTCGTGGTTTGTAATAGTGATACCACTCTTGTTTCTTAGGTTCTGGATAAATATATCTATCGAATTTATAGGTATTATTAGTAAAGAACACATGTTGTCGTTCATTGAACTCAAACATTCTGTTCAAGTGGTCACTACCACTATTTACAGCACCCCAGTAGACAAATTTCATAATATTATCTATACTACTTCCATATATTAGCACCTTCATGGCGATACCGCACCCACCCAGAGCAGAGAACTATGGAAATCAAGATCTAGACCCTCGTTGGGAGATAGGAGATTTCAAGGTTGGGGATATAGTTGAGTGCTTTCTTTGTCTCAATGGTACAATGCAACCAAGCAAACCTGACTGTGGTGTCATATCATTTGTATCAGGTGGGTACATGAGTTTGTGTGTTGGTTGTAATGCAGAGGGTAGAGCAATCAATGTTTGTATCAATCAACTCTATCATATAAGAATACTACAGGAACATGAATATACCAAACTGGATACATCACTCCAAAAAGGTTGCCAAACCAAGAAAGCGACCACAGGCATTGAGACAGGCGAGGAAGAGACGCTCGCAGTTTCTCACACGCTTGAAAAGAGAATCGAAACTTATCCTCTCGAAGCGAAATCATACTAGACAATAATAATATTGGCACATGGGGGTGTACATATAGAATAGTTGTGACTATAATGAATAGTATATACACCAAATATAATGCCAGTCAACATTGAAATCAAAGGCAACCTTGCCAAGTTACTAGCAACTGAGAATCTTATCATTGAGCATAAGGCAGTTGACACAGCATCATTTGATGTTCAGAGAAGAGTTCTTACTCTTCCACAATGGGATACAGACAGCAACTATATCTATGATATGCTTGTTGCTCATGAAGTGGGTCATGCACTACACACACCTAATCGCAACTACAAGTTAGAAGAAAAATACAAAGACATACCACATGATTATGTCAATGTAGTTGAAGATGCTCGCATTGAGAGATTGATGAAGCAGAGATTTGCAGGGTTGAATAGAGACTTCTATAAAGCATACGAAGAACTACATGCTAACAACTTCTTTGAAGTAGATGATGAAGATGTCAATGATCTCAAACTTGTTGATAGAATCAATCTATACTTCAAGATTGGTGCATATCTTTGCATTGACTTCAATGATGAAGAGAATCAAATCATCACAGAGATTTCACAGGCAGAGACATTTGACCAAGTTCTTGAAATATCTAAGAAGTTACATCAATTAGGTAAGAAACAAAAGCAAGAAGTAGATGCACAACATCAAGTAAACATTGAAGTTGCTCTCAAAGAAATGAAAGAAGATGAGAACGGAGAACTTGCTAATCCACTTACATTTGAACCAACTGATGAGTCAGATGATGATGCACTTGAGATCGAGGGCAAGGGTAATACACCAGATCAACAAACTGATGAAGATGTTGATGATGAAGAACCAGAGGTAGATACTACCATCAAGGCAGGGAATCATGGCAACATTGAAGAGTCTGATACACAGAGATCATTTGACAAAAATGCTCATGAACTCGCACAGTCACAAGATCGGAGAGAAATTACTTATGTAACTATTCCTAAGATTGACATTGACTCAGTAACTATAAAGTTTGAGACAGTCAGAGATTCACTCAAGAAACATTTTGCATCTAAGAGTTTTGATACATCATCTGAACATCAATATTCAGTAACTTCATGGAACAACTCACTTGATGAAATGTTCAAGAGATACAATGACTATAAGAAGTCAGCAAGAAAAGATGTCAACAACCTAGTCAAAGAGTTTGAAATGAAGAAGTCAGCAGACTCTTATTCTAGATCAGCAACAGCAAGGACTGGTATGCTTGATATGAACAAGTTACACACATACAAGTATAACGAGGACATATTCAAGAAAGTCACAGTCATACCAGAGGGCAAGAATCATGGTCTAGTATTTCTACTTGACTGGTCTGGTTCTATGCACAACCAATTAGAGGATACTCTAAAGCAGTTGTTCAATCTTATATGGTTCTGTCGTAAGGTTCAGATACCATTCGAGGTATATGCTTTCACAAATGACTCATGGATACTTGACCCTAGAGTATCAGAGGACGCTACGAGATCATACGCATGGCAGAGAACTCTACCCAAGCATCACACACCCGAACTCAATGAGTTGGTAATCCCTGAGACTTTCCGTATGGTAAACATACTATCAAGTCAGCAACGTGGTAGAGACTTAGATGAAATGATGAAGTTATTATACATGCAGACTCTAGCAATGTGTAATCACTCATACTGCAACTATGACCATAAGTTTGCACTATCAGGTACACCACTCAATGAAGCGATTATCTCACTTGGTCAGATAATCAAACAGTTCATCAAGTCAAGTGGTATTCAGAAGTGTCATACAGTTATATTGACTGATGGAGACGCATTTCATTCTGAATATGCTTACAAATTTTATGAAGATGGAAATTCAGTCAATAGATCAGTTTACTCTGGTGGGTTCATGATAAGACATGGTTCTAGAACATATAATGGTGGTAATGGTCATTCTGACTTTACTTGCAGTCTAATCAAGGCAGTAAAAGATGATCTACCTAATACATCATTCTTAGGTATCAGAATCCTTGAGAGAGACTACAGACATTTCTACATGCACTATGCTAGAAACTCTTACATGGACTTCGAGGAAATGAAAGCACAGAACCGCAAAGAGGGTATGATACATTTCAAATCCAATTCATTTGACAAGTGGTATGGTATCTCAGGTAATAAATTACAAGATGATGCTGAACTAGAGGTCAATCAAGGTGCTGACAAGAGATCAATCTCTACCGCTTTCAAGAAGATGAACAGAGGTAAGAAAACTAACAAGGTCATGGTAAAACAATTCATAGACCAGATAGCATAGTGTCACATGGGTTGGTTGCCAACCCATTTTACTTATGGTACGATAAGTACGAAGCAAACATTCATTCAAAATTCATGCCTACTACCTACGATTCAGATTTCCATATCAACAACATAGTTGAGAAGTATGGTAAGAAACTAGATGCTGACATGGTAAAGGCATATTGTGATGACAACCCAATAGGGTATCAGACCATCACAAAGTTTCTAAACAGATACAAAACCAAGCGAGGACATTGGAATGTAACTGTCAAGCAAGCGAAAGCACAACTTGAGCAGTCATTTCAACAACCCTCTGCACCAATACAACAACCAGTTGTAGTTCCCACTCAATCCAAAGTTGGTCTTGCTAAGACTAGCATTGATGTTGAGAACCTTGTACCAGAGAAAGACCCAACATTTGTAAAGTTTGGTCAGTTCCCTGATCTCAAGAAAGTGATCGCTTCCAAACTATTCTACCCTGTATTCATTACAGGTATGTCTGGTAATGGTAAGACATTCGGTGTTGAGCAAGCAGCAGCAGAGACAGGCAGAGAACTAATTAGAGTCAACATCACAGTCGAGACTGATGAAGATGACCTTATTGGTGGATTCAGACTTGTCAATGGCGAGACTGTATGGCACAACGGAGCAGTCATTGAAGCATTAGAGCGTGGTGCTATCTTATTACTTGATGAGATTGATCTAGCATCTAATAAGATCATGTGTCTACAGTCCATACTAGAGGGCAAGGGTGTGTTTCTCAAGAAGATTGGAGAGTACATCAAACCCAAGCATGGATTCAACATCATTGCTACTGCTAACACAAAGGGTAAGGGTTCTGATGATGGTAGATTCATTGGCACAAATGTACTCAATGAAGCGTTCCTTGAGAGATTCCCAGTTACCTTTGAGCAAGAGTATCCTACTGTCAAGACAGAGATCAAGATACTCACATCACTATCTGAGCAACTCAAGATACCTATGATAGGAGAGCATGAGAAGTTCATCAAGCACCTTTGTGACTGGTCTGACATAGTTCGCAGAACATTCAAGGAGGGTGGTGTTGATGAGATTATCTCAACTCGTAGACTAACTCACATCATTAGAGCATACTCTATCTTTGGCAACAAAGAGAAAGCAGTACAAATCTGTCTCAATAGATTTGATGAAGAAACCAAAGAGTCATTCTGGTCACTCTATACTAAGTTAGATGAAACTGTGGGTGTACAACCTGATACAGAAGACCCTAACAGTCCATACGCTACATAATGTATGGACGAAATAGAGTTTATACCAGAGGAGGGTTTGGATATTCAATTCACACCCTCTGACAACCTAAAAGAGGATATGTCAGAGGAGGAGTGGACTGCATACCTAGCAATCTTTCAAACCTAACTTACAATATTCTAACCAACCTATCGGTCATAGTACTGGTAGGTTTTTTATTGTTTATGTAAAGTTTTGTTACTATCTCAACACATACTATAGACAGGTTTGGAACTACCCTGTACAATAAAGTACATGAGGGTTGATTGATTGCTTCCCTCTAAATGTCCTTTATTATTCTTGATAATGAGTTACAAAATCAACAATTCAAGTGCTATCGCAAACGTAGATTTCTCAGACAACAACAAGGTGTCTGTTCAGTTCACAACTAGCGACACACCTTATGAGTTTCTTGCAAAAGATTCTTCTCTTGTAAGAAATGGTCTTGAGAGTGCTATCAACAAAGGCGATTCAGTTGGTCGTTTGATTGCTTCTTATAGAGCAAGTGGCGAATTGACAGCAGTATAATCATACTGCCTATGATATTCATACCCACACTCTATGTGTGGGTTTTTTTATTCTAACATGAGTTACATGACTAACAACACAACCATTGAGTTGATGAGAGAACTGGACGAGTCAGTTCAAAGAGTCAAAGAACTCAACAGAATCATCAACAAACTTCACACCGCTATTATATGTGATAGCGAAGAACTAGAGGATTTGGTAGAATTGACAAGAACCTATGCAAACTATAGCATCAGAGACTTGGAGAATTCCTACCTACACACTTTCAATACTGTTATCAAAAATGATAAAGTAGTTCCGTTTCCTATCAAGAAACAATTTGTACATTTAGATGAGGACGCATAACATGACATTTGCATTTTTGAGTGGATTAGCAGAACTATGGGAAGCAGTTGATTGGCAAGATGTTCCCATATTCTTTGTATGTCTATTTGGTTTATACTGGGGAAAGAATTGGATTGACCTTAGATTTGCTCGTAAGAAAGCACAGATAGTACATAGAGTCAAGATAGTGGGAGATTCCCATATCAACATAGACCATGCACACATAGATGAGATAGAGCATAATCATGTTGAAGGAGACGTAAACACTCACAATAAGACTTGGTAAAATGACATCAATCACTACGCTAGAACATACTACACTAGGTAATATCTCAGCAAGTGATTTTACTCTATCGCAATTATCTCTTCTCTTATTTGAGAAGGGATTATTGCTTGGTTTTGATAATGTATTTGACAAAACTAAGATAAGAGAGATCATGGTTGCTGAGAAACTAGGACATAATGTACACAGTACAGTTATAGCAGGGAAGGGAACTATCAACTATGGTAGTGACGCTACAGACCCCACAACAGGCAAGAAGGCAGAGTATAAGTCACAGACACTAAGGTCTAAGGACTTGAGAAATTTATTTCAAGAGGTTAGATACCCTAAGAGTGGTAAGAAATTTGCACCACTTACAATTACTGGTGTTTATAATGGTTTCAATAGTAACTATGAATCAGCATCAGTTGAGTATGAAAAGGTTGACCATTATTTCTCACTCTTCTGGAGAGAGAACCCAGTAGCAATATATCAGATTGACACATACTATGTGATGAACATGCTTATAGACAATTATAGTAAGTGGCATAATAATGGTAGGCAAGGAACATCTAATTGCAATTCAGTCAAAATTCAATTAGAATCACAGTCAGACTATTATACAGTAAAGTACATTGATGAGAGATTTTTCAATGAAAAGAAATAGTATAACAAACAAGGACTGTTTGAAGTTTCTAAAGACAATACCAGACAAGTCTGTTGATCTGGTATTGACTGACCCACCATATAATATTGGATTTGATGGTGGTAAGGGTTGGGATTCATACTGGAAGAATGACAGAGAGTACATTCAATGGTGTATATCATGGTCTAAGGAGTGCATCAGGGTACTCAAGGACAATAGAATGTTTGTAGTCTGGGGAACTCTCAAGACAGAGAGTTTCCTACTCTATAAACTAGCATTGAATCGCTTTGAAGGTATCTACCCACAGAATGAGATTATATGGTCATACAACTGGGGTGGTCGAACCAAAGATAACTTTGCTCGCAAACATGAGTATGCTTGGTGTTATAGCACAGGTAAGAAGTTTCTATTCAATAGTGATGATGTTCGAGTTGATAGAAAAGTTGGCAAGAACATGAGAACTGGACAGAACTATACTAAGGGAACTATACCCACTTGTGTATGGGAGAAAAACAACCACACAACGTCTAAAGACTATTGTGGTTGGCATGCCACAACTAAGAATATAGAGGTCTTAGAGAGGATTATAAGGGCATACAGCAATGAGAATGATCTGGTTCTTGACCCATTTATGGGTAGTGGTTCAACTGCTATTGCTTGCAAGTTATCCAACAGAGATTATATCGGATCAGAGTTGGATCAGGAATATGTCAAGAAGGCAAGAGCAAGAGTAAAGAGTTATGATAGGATAAACACACTATCAGCAATACTATGAAGGATAGAATACTATATGGAGACTGTCGAGAGACACTCAAACAAATAGATTCTGGAACAGTTCAAATGTGTGTGACCAGTCCACCCTACTATGGTCTACGAGACTATGGAGGGGAGGAGAAACAAATAGGTCAAGAACAGACACCAGAGGAGTTTATTGATGAGTTAGTATCTGTATTCAGAGAAGTAAGAAGAACACTCAAAGATGATGGCACACTATGGGTAAACATAGGGGACAGTTATTATAACTATCGTCCCAGTAGGGGTAAATCATATCCAAAGCAGACTGTTAGTAAGACAAAGCAAGATTTACCTGATTATAGTAGCAAGAGAAACAACAAGTTACCAAACTACAAAGAAAAGGATTTGATCGGCATACCATTTATGCTTGCCTTTGCCTTACGAAATGATGGGTGGTATCTTAGACAAGATATTATATGGCATAAACCAAATCCTATGCCTGAGAGTGTAAAGGATAGATGTACTAAATCACATGAGTATATCTTTTTATTATCAAAGAACAAAAAGTATTACTATGACAATGAAGCAATCAAAGAACCAGTCAAGCAAGACTGGGGAACAAGAAACCGCACAAATGGTAAGTACCATAATAGTGGGAGTGGGTTACACCCTCATAGTGGTCTTACCAAGTCTTATGACAGGAAAAATAAACGTGATGTTTGGTCAGTAACAAATAAACCATACAAACACGCTCACTTCGCTACATTTCCACCTGACTTGATAGAACCACCGATTTTAGCGGGTAGTCGAGAGGGAGATATAGTTCTAGACCCATTCATGGGGTCAGGAACTACCGCTATGGTATCAAAACAACATGGAAGATATTATATCGGGTGTGAACTACATGAAGAGTATGGAGACTTGATTCAAGGACGTATGCCAGATGAGATATTGGCACAAGATGTACAGAATCCGTTGACAGACATGTTATACTGAAGCATACCTACAAAACAGGTCAATGCCCAAAAAAGAACCACAATTACCTGATTTCTTAGATGGTAACAAACTAATTACAGTTGAGACTGAGTGGCACTCAGTTGAGATACCAAAAAATGAAATGGAAAAGGTAATCGCTTTTTGTAATGATAATAACATTACAACAGACTACTACATGTGGGAGTTCATGACTTGGGAGCATGAAGAGTCATGAAAACTATTACTCTCAAACTTAGTGAAACACAACTCACTAAAGTAGAGGACATTTTCGATAGTCTATTACTTGACAATGATGTTGACAAGGAAATAGACAAACTCTATAATGATCTTTTAGATCAGGCATACTATTCTGAGGAAAACCAATGAGAGAATTTCTAGTCTCAGCACTTGTTGAAGGGTACAGAATTGAGGACTACATCATGGCAGCAAGTGAGCATCATGCTATAAGATTACTTGAGTCAAAGTATCCACAGGCAAGAAACACTTATGCTATCCTACAAGACTGATGGAATACAAATTTACCACACCCTACGAGAGGTTTCAAGAGTGGTTGAATCAATGCCCAGTTGAGATAATCAACTATCAAGACTTTACAGACCAGTTCGAGGTCACGTTTAGCGTACCACTAGAAGAGATAGACAGTTGAGAGACTGTCTATTTTTTTGTCTATTCATCAATAGTATAGACTACAATTAGATCAGTTACACAATTCATTATGACTTATGTTATCTACACAGACCCAATACAGAGGACTACAGACTATGATGAAGCATGTTTTATCGCTGACGATCATTTCAATGCTACTGGGTTTATCGTTGCAGTAGAGGAGGACGAGAGCAATGCTTAGACAGTATGTTATTACTGGTACAAAGACCTTTACTTATTATAAGACAGTCCACGCTGAAGATATTACTGAAGCACATTTGCTGGCACATGAACCGAGTGAAGATTCTGATGATGACTGGACTTGTTACTTTGATTATGACTATGATGAACCCACAGAGGACAATGGTCTTATGGTAGTCAAACACATTGAAGATGAGGGAGAGATCTAATGCCAATTTATCATGTCAAATGCTCAGAGACAGTAAATTTTACTGTCGCAATCGAAGCAGACACAGAAAATGATGCAAGGGAACTTGCACACGCAGACATCAATTCTCATGAAGTTATTGCAGAGTCAACAACTGACTGGGATATTGACGAAATCATTTTAGAATCACAGGAGTGGTACAACAAACAGAGGAATTTATCATGTTAGATGAAGTAAAAAAAACAATTACTTACACTCTCACATTTGATGAAGTGCAAGCATTTGAAGATCATGTCACATGGCACATACTTGAACATGATATACCTGTAAGTGATAACTTACAGTCATTCATTGACAAGGTATTATACGATAGTATGCCAAGACGTACTAAAGAGTGGTATGCCATTCAAGAATTTGAGGAAGCGGAAAAAAATCTATCACCGCCTTATGAACACATACCAGACAGATACTAAACTGTCACAAGAACCATAGTTATCTTACTATAGATGGTTCATAATAGAGTATAACAACAAGAGGTCACATGCCTAGATCAAACAGCACACCAGTAGAATGGAATCGTTCACTTGATGTTACTGAAGCAGAAGAGTCAGTACTCGTTGAAATGGTAGGATTCTTCAATGACATGGGTTGGATAAATGATGAGTCACAAGATGCCTACGACACACTTGTAGACAAAATTTGTGAACCAAGTCCATTTGATTACACACCACAGTCATGAAGAAATTAGTCAACAAATACACTAGGGCAGGGTATAGAGGTAAATCTATAACTTGCCCAGAATGTGATACTGACGCTATTGTGTATCACTTTGCATGGTCAGCACTCGGTTGTCAATCGTGTGGTGCTATGGTAGAAAAACATCAATGGAGTATAACATGAGAACTTGGATTTTCAAAGACTACCTAAAAATGGAACATGGTAAGTTTTTACCATTACAGACTATTGAGTCAGAGGAGTTCGGTAGTCACTTCTTTATTGACATAGCATTTGAATTTATCACAGCACCCAGTCTAGTAGAAGGTGGGTATGATGAGAGTCAACTTGATTATGTCAGTAATTGGACTGAGTGGGAAGATGTCAACATGAATAAACTGTTTGACATTTATCGTGACCTTACATGGAAGGAAAACAACGATAACAGAGAGAAAGCAAGCGAAGAGTTTGCAGCATACATTGATGACGTTGAAAAGGGAAGAATAGAATACCTATGACTATCTACACGACTGGACGTATTATCGGGTCATTCTTGATAGTCATAGCATATTTTATTGTACTACATGTATCGGCAACAGTAGGAGCAGCAATGCACCTGATAGCAAACATCATAAGCATACCATTCTTTATAAGAACTAAGGGATATGATGTGGTTATCATGCTAACATTTTTGATGGTAATATCACTTGGTAAGATATTATCATGACAATATTATTACTGTCACAACCTGTCTTGATTATCTTAGGATAACAGGCAATAATAGAGTATAACAAACGAGGTTATTATGAGTCTATCTCAACAAATCAAAATTCAAGAGTTTGACAAGTACATCTTACAAGGTGGCGATCAATCTCTATCAAATATAGAGGACTTATGTGTTTATGGTTTTGTAATGATGGACACCGAACCTGATGAAGAAACATTCAATGATGTAGTCATTGATGTGATTCGTAAACTCAAGTTAGCATTACATTTACAATAGGAGTTCGTTATGTCAACATTACATCATGACTCAATTTTTCAATCTTGCAATGAGTCAGTAGATATTCGTCCTTGTTTCAATGGTGTTGGTTCGTGGGAAGTATTTGATGATACTGGTACAGTTCACGATACTTACGACACACTAGATGAAGCAACAAAAGCAAGAGAAGATCTCGTCCTTTACCTATGGGAGTGCTTACTACAATGAAACCTGATGAATTCGTCTTGAATCAAGAGCAGTTCAACACACTCAAAGAGATATACGTTGAACGACTCGTTGATAATATGGAAACCAAAGACCTTGTAACCTACGTCACAAATGACATAGGAGAGTGGGTGGACAAACTGACCTATGCTGAAGCAATGAATGAATTTTCTGAGTATTGGGAAGAGTATTTCACAGACACTATTCAAGAAGTTTTGGAGATACACCCCAATGATTAGTACTTGCACATATTTTTCCATTGCTGATAAGGTCAGAGATACAGACAGTCTATCTGAGTGGTGGGTACTGACTCTATATCCCAACTTGAACCAAGTTGTTTGTATTACTACTGATGAATCTCGTAATACTCGTAAATCGTTCAAACCGCATCAATTAGAGATCATACCATAACTAGCAGATTTTTAGTCTAGAGGGGCGAAAGCGGGTCAATTTTATTAGTGTCACAAGGTCTATACCATTTGTCCAAAGAATAGGCAATAATGAAGTATAACTTTCTAAGGAGAGAAAATGATTTTTTCAATGCAATTCAAAAGAGCGTTCTGGTTGACTGAGGAAGATGCAATGGTATCATGCCCAGTATTACCTGATGGTACTATACAAGACTGGAACTGGGAGTATATTACAGGCGAGAAGGGCAAACCCTACTTCGAGACTGACCACAATTTCAACTGTCTTGTCAGAATATTCAATGCTCTCAAAGAGAATAGACAAGAAGGGTTGTATGAAATCAAGATCAAAGAGGTGGTGGCATAATGGCATGGTGTTGTAAATGCGGTAATCAGAATGATGATAAAACCGCCCCTGATTACATAGCAGATAATGACCTATATTTCTACTGGGATAGTCCACTTGAAGAGGATTACGACTGGCGGACTCACAACCCAGATATTGACTGCCTATGTGAGATATGTTTCGACATTCTAAATCATGATGGTAAGATAATCTGGAAACCAGTTTGAATACTGTCACAAGATCTATTTCATTCGTCTACATTTTCGTCTATTATTAGTTCAACAAGCAAACATTCGTCATGTACTCAAAACCACTTTATTCGTTATCAGAATCCTACAGACTGATAGGTAGGTACAATAAGAAATATAGTTCAGTTGAAATTGCTGATCTAGATCAAAGAGATCAGGGGTGGACTGACTATGACCCTGTTCATGGAGCATCAGATAATGTACTCACTCAAGAATGTGATTCATTATACGATAGACTATTATTACAGGAGTTAGCATCATGAGCAACTCTTATGAACTCAGATGGAATGAAATTACTGAAAAGAATTTCTATTTCTATTTCTTCTTTGGTATGGCAGAGGGATTGACTCTTAGGGAGTGCATACATGGCAAGGGTTCTCAGACACCCGCCCAAGTTCAACCAGTTTGGTATAAGGGAACATATAATGAATATGCTAACAGTATAAAAACTTATATCCAAGAAATGCTGTAACAAAACCACATATAAAATTGGCACAAGACACACCCTAAAATCAAACTTTCGTGATTATAATGAAGGAGTCCAAACAAATAGTAACAACTATGCCAACTAAGTCTATCGCTAAAGTAACAACAACTAAAGCAAAGACTAGGACTAGAGTAACAACAACAAAACTCAAAAGACCTGCTAAGAGTGTACTTACTCTAAATCACTACGTTAGAGACTATCAGTCAAGAGTAAAAATTCACAATTATGAGTTTCAACAATTCTTGAATGATTGTAAAAAAGGTATTCAATTAGTAAGACAATCTTCAGAGAATGTTTATAACTATGCTCTACAATCTTACAAAACACACTTCAATGTGTGACAGTCAATGAATTGACACAAGCACCCTAGAGGTGCTTTTTTCTTATCGTAAGAAAACCAGTTGAGATAGTGTCACAAGTACCCCTTCACAAATCCCATTATTCAGACTATACTATTAGTATAGCAATCAATCAAACATCATGAGAAAAATCGAAAGACAAATGAACTTCGCTCTATCCAATAAGGGCAATTTCTCAAGTTCAAACACTTCTGTTTCTTACCACCCTTCAGAGAATCTTTCGGAAGTGAGACTACATGGCAATCTAATTGCATGGTTAGACCACACTAAGCAAGTATTAGCACTTAGTTCGGCAGGGTGGCATACTAACACCACTAAGTCTAGACTAAATGCTTTACTCTTTGAGTTCAATACTGGCATTAGTGTATTTCAGAAAAACTGGGATTGGTTCGTCTCTGACTTCTCAGGTAAGAAAAAAGTTGACTTTTATGATGGAATTTTAGTCACTAAGGAGGGATTTTCGTCAATTCACTCACACCCTGCTGTAGCATAAGTTACAGCAGTTCGTCCATTTGATACGCAATTACTTCGTTATGCAACTATTTTCGTCTAAAGTTCGTCTAAAATCCCTTGATATGACTTCGTTTTCGTTATCAAGAGATATATACAAAAGTTTACATGAAATGAACAGTTATGATGCTACAATTATGGGTATCAACTGTTACACGCAAAAGAATAAAAATGTTTCAAAAAACATTTATTGACTCTTTATAGATGTTACAAAGGTGTGTATCATTTGTTCTCTTAGCGAGCATGGCATAAAAGTCAAGCAAATACTAGGAGACCCACACAGAATCCCCGATACAGGCACTTGTAACATATTATACATGGGACTTGTGCCAATATATGAACTGGCACAGCAAGACACAATGATACCACAGCGAGTATCATTTGATACACGAACAGATGCTACAATATGCTGTAACATTTGATACAGGCACTATTGTAACATATTATACCTGGTACTGTACCAGATTTACATGACCTTGTAAAGTACCAATGATACATTCTGACGTATCAAATGTTACATGGTATAATATTATACATGAACATGTTCAGGTATCATTTGATACAACTTCATGTTATTACAAATAATTATAAGTTGGCAGGGGGAGTGGCGAATATTTTCTAAAGTCCTACCCCAGACTTGCTTACCCTAATTTTAACAAATTTCTCAGGGCAGTACAAGTACATTTGATACATGTACATGTTCATGTAACATATGATACATCTGGTTTAGATTCTACTTCCATTCTAGCAAAGATTTTTTTTATATGCAATGTACATTTTATACAATGTAAAATATGATACATGGGCGGTTTCCCGTACCTTTTACAGGTGGCAATCTCTGGAAGGACATGTTAAGATTAGATTGTTCGACAGCAAATCTTTTATTATGTTCCCTTCAACAATCCTTGAGACAATCAAAGCAAACACACCTGCACCTGCTAGATCATTCAACATCAACACTAATAGCAGAGACCTTGACTTTCAGGTATCAACTAAGCAAATCCTCCAGATACTTAGAAAGAATCCTCAAGGTATGACACTTACAGAAATTGCACAAGCAGTTGACCCTAACTGGCAAACAATGAACTGTAAGAGAATGTTCAAACAGGCGATTGATCCTCTATGCCTTCGTGATGATGTTCGTTTCACTACGTCCAAATCTGGCAAGCGTGTAAAGTACTTCCCAACTCGTGTTTCTAAGCGTTGGTTAGTCAAAGAACTTTTCAACACATTTGCACAGGCGAAAAATTCATAATCGCTAGACTCTGGCAATGCCAATAAGTCCAGAGTCGAACACAAACCAGTTGACAGAGTGTCAAGTGATCTTGTTACCTCACACTATATCATTTGTTACTTGACACCTTGTCAACACCCCTGTATCATTTGATACACGAAATCGCAGGTAAATCTTGCGATTTTTTTTATATTGATGGGGGCGGTGCGTTATTAAAAAGTACCTTCTATCTAACCTACAAACGTTTCCCAACGCCCTCGGTATCATAAATCAAAATTTTTTTCCCTATTAAAAAACGCCCCTTAGATTTTTTTCCAGTATATCTGCTATCATAACATGACCCTTCTTGGTAGGATGTTTAGAGAGTGGGTTGAGTAAACCTTTCATCTCTCCAAGTTTGATTCTTCTTTCAGTCTTGATATGAGTATTGACAAATGCTTCATCTGTAGGTTGCCATGTTGAATAATGATATGATTGATCTTCAACAGTCATACGAGTCAATAGGTCTACTGGTAGAAGTCTTGGTATTTCTAAAGGATACTTGTGAGTATTGAATGTATCAAACCAATAGTTCTGTATACCTAACGATTCAAAGAAGAGATTCCAATGAAGCATTTGATGAGCAAGTAACTTCACTTCATGTTCATGATTGTAGAAGTTCTCGGCATACTCTATTGCATTGAATACTTTGTAATTAGTATTATAAGATACGTTCTTGATTCTTTCTTCTTTTGCAAGATAGAGTTCATTACGGGCAGTTGAAGTGATTCCCCATAATACGATAGTTTTTTCTTTTGGACGCTCTGTGAAATACTTACATGCTAATCGAAATTGTTTCTGATTACTTGACCCACCTTTTGAAATATTGATGTTATTATATCCATGTCTTTGTGATAAGATAGCACGAAAAGAATACTTGTTAGCATTCTCTTCACTCTTATAGTGTTTATAATATTGATCTAGATTCTCACCTTTTTCGTATCCACATCCGATACCCCAAGTCCAAGAACATCCAAGTGTTATAAGATTCATACGTGTGGATCATACTTACGCATTATGTAGAGAGCGATAAGAGCACCAACACTAGATGCACCAAGAACAATTAGAAATAAAGGCATAACATTTGAAAAATAATAGGGTTCCTCTTATACACAACGTCCCATCAATATAAGAGGAAAAAAAGGGAGGTTGGATTCCTGTATACCAACAAAGAACGGGCATTACTACAGTAGTAAGTTTTACGTCCTTGCCTGAGACCCGACTGGTAAGTCGATTCACCTTTCGGTGCAGCACCACCTGTGTCTCATCACCTTATCCAGCGTTTGCCAGAAAGATTATTCAGTCACTCCCGACGTAACCGTCGTTACTCTATTATTATAGTACATGTGAATGAAGTTGTCAACAAATATCCTGACCGAAAAAAGTATATTCATCAACCATCTCCTGTATTGTTTTTCGACAATATCTACAGTCAACTTTCTGAGAACCCCAACCATTCTCTCCTAGCACACGGTTCTTACGATACTTGTTCCATAACTCTTTACGTTTACTGATTTCCATTTCTCTGTAGGATTCAAGGTCGATACAGTACACATGATTATCTTCATCATGGACAAAGTTACCTATAGTGTAATCAGTAAAAGTCCAAGGAGATTCTCTTTCTACAAGTTCACGGTATAATATATGAGAGAACTTATGCCCTACAAACTTACCTTTGATATACTCTGATGTTGTAATTATGGATAAACCTTCGGTAGTATAAGAGAAGGATGGTACACGTATTTCTGTAAATGTATCCTTATCTTTCTGTAATTGATTCAAACGAGTAACTATTCTATCAAATTTCTCTTGAGACTCATAGGTCTTATGTTTTATAATTGTAAATTTGTTCATAGATGTTTTCTACCGAATGCATAGAGTTCTTCAGTCAATGGTTCAATTTCTGTGTTTTGGTCTTTGAGTCCTTCTATGTCTTTGTTCTTTGACATGTACTGATTAGGATAAAGGTTTTCTGGTTTGATTTCGTAATCTAGAAATTCAGACAACCTATCAAAAGATTCGTTATGGTACGATGAGTTCCAAAATTTCTCCATTTCTACTACCAAAACATTTTTATTACCATAACTCTTTCTAAATTTTTCGATGTTATCTTCGTAGTAACAATTTGTACTAAATCTTGATCTTTCGCAACACCAGCGAAATAATTTTTGTTGCTTCTTAGTACGTATGTAATGATTATACATCAGATCATCATTTTTGACAAACCTCTGCAGTTTTTTTCTTTTATGTTCATTGGAATGGTACATGGTAATTAGACCGCCCATTTCCTGATAGTAACGAAAGACAGGATCTGCAAGTAGTATTGTTACCCTCACATCAAAGTGGGATTTCAAAGCGTTTGCATGTGCTGTCAGAAATTCTTCTGGTAAACTGATGTTATAGTTGGAGAAATCACATACTGCATGATACTCAGGAAACATATCTCTCATATACTGCATATGATAGATGTATTTGTCGAATGAGTGCTCTGGTTCTAGCAGTGCCTGATAGTGGTCTTTATTGTATTCTGCAGTAATCTCTGGTAGTTCTCCTGTACGAAAATCAGGTCGTCTCTCTGTATATCGTTCAATCATCCAGTTCGTAAAATCTCTCTGGTTGGTATGCATCATATGCAGGTAATGAAACTCTTTCTTATAACCTGCATGGCAATACTTAGCATTACGAAGAGTGTAGTAGAAAGGAGTTGTACCAGCATAAGGTGTGCCTGGATTCAGTAGAAGTTTAGGTTTCATCGATTCCATTCCTCTGGTATACTCCCGTAGCATTTCTCCCAGTCTGTATATACAAAACCCAGATACTGTTTCGACCATTCGTATAACTCAGGGGTTATGTCCTCAAAGTCACTTCCCCATTGGTCTTTCAAAGCTTCATAGTGTGGTGCTTTTGTTCCTAAGTCAGGCACATAGACATTCTCATGTATCTTTGTAATCTCATAGTCTAAGAATTTTGAAAGTCTCTCACATTGTTCTGCTTGTCTCTCTGGGTTCCAAAACTGCTCCATAATAATCGGCAAGACTCTCTCTTGACCGAAAACTCTCACAAACTTCTGAATGTTCTGTGTATAGTATGCAGGTGGGAAGATTGGATATGATGAGATGTAGTGACGAAAGAGTTTGATATGCTGCTTTGACTTAACATAGGCATTGTGCTTGATCTTATGAGAATCAAAACCTGATAGTATAAGTTTACCCTGTATAAACTTACCAACCTCAGAGAAATAGCGACGAATCGGGTCACGAAACTGAAACGTGACTCTGACGTTGAAGTGTTGAGACATTTTATCTCTCCACTCGATTAGAAACTCTTCTGGTAGTTCAAAGTTATAGTTTGTGAAGTCTGCTACTGCCTGATAGGTGCCTTTTGTCTTTTCATGTAGTCTAAGGTAATAATCAACGTACTTAGTAATAGTATAAGGTGGTTTGAGTAATTCTTCAGTCTCTTCTCTTGATACAAACTCTCGATTGTCAACCATTTTGATCCAATCTTCATCAGGACGTGATCTCTGTCGTAAAGTTTTCTTGTAGATTGATATATCTTGTTCTGATCTTTTACCCATCAGTTTGAGATAACCCATCTCCTTCTGATGCCCACTATGACAGTACTTTTGTTGTTTAGCGAGAGTAAAGTAAAAAGGAGTGGTTGCAGACCACCCAGTCCCTGCATTTAATAAGAAATCAATCATAGTTCCATGATTCTGGCATTGGAAGAACCCTCAACCATTCATCGTAAAAGTGTTTCATAGGTTCTTTTGCATATTCAATGAGTTCAGGTGTCAGTGGTTCCTTGAGACTATTAGATTGATCTAAAAGATATGTATCGTCTGCATGTGACAATGGCCAAAAGAAATTTGGATGTATTTTATCTATTCGATACCCTATAAATTCTGAGAGTCTCTCTTTTTGCTCTTTCTCTCTCTTTGGTTCCCAAAACTCTTCCATGATAATAGGTAATACATTATCTTTACCAAATGCCTTGCAATATTTGTTGTAAGTTTGTGCATAGTCTACATTATGTCTGTCAAAGTCAGTGCTCTCAAATTTTCTTCTGTCAATATAACTCTTGAATAGTTTTTGTTGTTTTCCAAGAGCAGCAAAGGCACCATACTGCTTCCTACCACATAATCTACCGACTTCATAGTAGAAACGAGTGATGGGATCTGCAAATGTAATTGTTACTTTGACATCAAAGTGCTCAAGTAACTTCTCAGCGATAGAACATAAGAATACATCAGGTATGTCAACATTATAAGTAGAGAAATCACCAACAGCAGCATAGTCACCCTTATACTCATCAAGAAGGAGAAAATACTCCACATACTTCTCAATACTAAATGGTGAACTATAAAAATATTGAAGATATCCATCATCAAATACCTTTTTACGTAATTCTTCTGCTAATGGTGGAGGATGTATCTTAGCAGTGTGTGAATTATCATATGCTGTATCTAAATTCTTATTTCTATACCTATTGAAGTCGAATGTGTTCTCTCTTGCTGCTAATGCCCAATATTGTATTTCTTTAGTAACACCTGTTGTCACATAGCGATTTAGATGTTGTAAAGTATAATAAAAAGGTGTGGTTGCTGACCATCCAACACCAGGATGCATGTGGAATTTTTGTTTCATCTAAATAACGGTGTTACCGTTTGAGGTGGCCCTTACTTATTACTTATAAGGGATGTTATTATTTGCAGGTGATCAGCACTCATTGGGGTATCCCCTTTACATAACTGGGGAGGTGAGTGTAATATGTGAGAATAGTATATCAAATGATAGGTTAGTCAAGAAAGTAATAGAGGAGTGTGAAGAAGAGGAGTTTGATTATGTTGTAGTGCAATGGGGTTCATGGGGAAGAGTTGAGATATATCAAGATGGTTGGAAACAACTCAAACCGACACAGTATTTGAAGAGACAGGAAGAATTACTTCGGGAAGGAAAGTTTATATTGAACCACCAGGATAATTACGAACTCTCTAAACTATGGTATACCAAGATAGACAGTGAGCACTTACGTTCAAGTAATCTATGGAGGAACGTTTACTTACTTGAGAACTATCTATCAGGAAGAAATATAAAACATTACTTTTGGATGGTCAAGAATAACTATGAACCAGTAGGAACTTATATTGAAGATGATAGTCATATCAAGCAGAATCATCAAACTGATACAGGAAATATATTTCGAGATCTAAGTCGTTGGAAGAATATGGAGACAGATGTGAGTTTGATTGGTAAAGATATGAAGAGAGAAGATCTTACCGATCATTCTATCTTAGCAAATAAGATAATAGAGGTGACAAATGATTTTAGTTAATGGTGATTCAGTGACATGGGGTTGTGAGTTGACTGAAAATGATGATGATATGGACTACATCAATAAACATCGTTACTCGTCTCTCCTCTCTGCAACTAACATCTCTAAAATATCTAATACAAACGAGCGAATTGTTTGGGACACCATTGAGTATATTGAAAAATATGGTAAACCAGACTTTGTTATTATACAGTGGGCGAATACTGCTCGCTTTGAATGGTATTCAAAACAGAAGAAAAAATGGATAAAGATCTCTGCAAGACATGTCAGTACTGATTTCAAGGATTGTCATATAAAAGATAGTGATATGAGAGATGCAGGTTATGCGTGGTTCAGAGATGTTGAGACTAAAGAGTTCAGAGAGATGAATTTTTGGAGACATGTGCATCATTTAGAGTCATATTTGGGCGACATACCTCATTATTTCTATCTTGCAAAGGGAAATGCTTCTTACAGATCGTCAAAATTGAAGAAAATGAGAAAAAAATGTTTTTTTGAGGAGCATTCAAAGTGGAAAAACATGCTAGACTATACAGAGATAGTTGGAGACAAAGAAAAAAACCCAGATAACTACTGTCAGGGGCAAAAATCTTGGATCGGAAGAGCATATGGACAGCATCTTTCGGAAAAAGGACATCAAATCATGGCAAATTTTCTAAATGAACATATTATTTAATGGCGATTCTTGGTGTTGGGGATATTCTCTGGCAAATCGTGATGACAGATACGCTTCAGTGCTTGCAAAAAGGTGGGAAGCAGATTTTACAGACCTTTCTGACCACGGATGTAGCAATCGTAGGATAGTCAGAACTACAATTGACCATGATGTAAGTAAATATGACCTTGGAATCATTTGTATGACGTTCAAAAACCGTACAGAATTATTTTTAGACGGTAAATGGGAGCATGTGAATCCTGGTAGAGGTCATGGTAAGATGTTTTTAGACTACTATAAGAACTATTATGAAGAAGAATATGGTGAATCTGATGAAATTATATTTCGACAAGCTATAATTGATCATTTTGCAGTAAATAATACAGAATTGTTACTCTTAACAGTATCTAAAGATTCAAAATTGGGGTATGATTTGAATATAAATACACCCGACATCCCTCTAGGGGTAACAAAACACCCTACAGCAGAGGGGCACCGTATAATTTCTGATCGAATTCATGAAACGTTTATTAAAATGGATACGTTTCCGCTATAAAATGTGGAAATTACGTCGTGAAGACCCCTACATTTACGAAGAGTAGGGCATATATAAAATAGAACACACTCAAATCACATATGCTACTCGCTTCTCCACAGGATTACCTGTATCAGATGAAGGCACAAACGAGATCGGAGGCAAAAAAACGTTGGAAGGATGCGATAAAGGATAAATGGAACAATGTTTGTGCATATTGTGGAGAAAATCATGATCAAATGACTCTTGATCACATACATCCTCAAGTTCTAGGGGGTACAAACGAGACAACAAACGTAATTTGTTGCTGCGAAGACTGTAATCGAGAGAAAGGTCATAAAAATTGGGAAGATTGGTACATAAAACAGTTCTTTTTCACTGAAGATCGCTATGATAGAATCAAAGAGTGGCAAAGAGTCAAATCTGAAGGACCTAAAAAGCGTTTAGTACGTGGTTCTAAGGGCTGTAAGACTCGAATCGTTATAACCAATGGTAGATGAGACCAAAAATATTATCAACGGATCATTTTATCCGCTTTGATCTTGGGAATTATTGTAATTTGAACTGTCCTACCTGTTTTCGTCAGGCACAAACAGAACTTTGGAACCGTGATCATCCATATTTAAAAGAACCAGTAAAGAAACACCCATATCTTGATAAAACTCATGTTACTTTAGAACAAGTCAGGGATTGGTTTCCAGAAGACTTTATGAGAAAAAGGATTGGCACCTTAGTTTTCAATGGAGCTTCATCTGAACCAACATTGAATCCTGAATTTGTGGAGATATTGAATTATTTTCATGACTTGGTTCCAAAGATAGAAGTATCTACTCATGGATCAACTCGTAATGAGGATTGGTGGTATAATTTGGGAAAGACTAAGATATATCCTCTCTTTTCTATAGACACTTTGACACCAGGTAATGAACTTTATCGGATTGGTGCAAATACAGAAAAAATTAAGAAGAATATAAGGGCGTTTGCTGATGCTGGCGGAAAGGGTGCTGTCAAACTCATCTTGTTCAAGCATAATCAGCATGAGATTGGTGCATTTCGTGACTTTTGTAGAGACCTTGGACAAGATTTTTCAATTAGACCTTCGTATGATTTCTCTGGGGACAAAACCTCTTACGAAGTTACTAATGATGGTAGAACATATACGTTAGAAAAGAACACAACTGAAGATTATCAAAGAAATAACCCAAGAAGGTTATCTAATCCAGATCCAAATTCTTTTTGTCATTTGACACTCAAGAAAATGATCATTATACATTCAAATGGATTGGTATATCCTTGCTGTCATATTGAAGGTGAGTTTTTTCGTATGTATGAAAGGTATTTCACGTATGATAATCCAACACCAAAACCAAGAAAGTATAATGAAAGGTTATATGACGACATCGTAAGTAAAATTGAAGAGCAGGGTGGTATTACAACTCTGTCTTTGAAGCATCATACCCTAGAAGAGGTGATGACAAGTCCCTTTTTCGATCATGTTCTCCAAGATTCTTGGGCAGATGGATCAAATCAAACCTGTCTCAATTGTAAGACATGGCAAGCAGAAAAATCTCGTGAAAAGTTTTCCTATATAAGTTAATGAAACAAACAGACGACTATAAAGTCACTTTGATGTTGTTTTGTATGTCTAGATTTACTAGAATAATGTGTAAGTATGGATTTTGACGTTTACTTAGACAAAAAACTGGTTTTTGATCATCTGACTGAAGAGGAAGCGAATGAAAAACGCAATACCTTTCAAATGATGATCAAAGCAGGTGTAAAATCGTGCTATACTGAAGAACAGGTGATTGTAAAACCTCATTTCGATGATACTATTTGATGGATGTTCATTTACCTTTGGTGATGAACTTGAAAATCCCGAAAAAGATGCTTTTCCTCACTTAGTTGCCAGAATGGGACTAATGGATGGTGCAAAACCTCGTTTATATACAAGTATTGGTGAATGTGGTAAGAGTAATGACGGTATATTGAGAACAACCATAAATTTTTGCGAAAATAATCCAGTAACATTAGCAATTATACAATTTACCAATTTTTCACGTAGGGAAGTGATGAATTCTGGAAAAGATACCTATTTTCGGATTAATGCTGAAAATCCTGATGAGGGATCTCTTGAATATTTCAAACATTTTCAAAATAAGAATGACGATGTTGCAAATTATCACAAAAACAAATTTTTATTAGAGAGTTATTTTAAAAAAAGAAATATAAGGTACTTTTTTCTAAATTTACAAAAAATGAAATTAGTAGAGGGATATACTCCTTCATCTTGGTACCACTTAGCAGATAAATCACCTGTTTCCAATATGAAAACTATATTAGGTGGTAAAAGGTGGCATCCTGAGAATTATATCACTGGTCACCCTAATAAAAGGGGTCATCAATTGATTGCACAGCACATATATGAAAATATTTTCTAACGGGTCATCTTTTTCTGCAGGTAGGTTCCCTGAGATTGTTGCAGAAAGAATGAATGCGAGTCTTACCAATATATCGATGGTTGGATATAGTAATCGTTCTGTATGGAGGACAACTATTGAAGAGAGTCCCAAAAATTACGATTTAGCAATCATACAATTGACATCTTGTTCACGACATGAGTATCATGATGAAAAAAAGTGGGTTGAGATTGGTATTGCACTCAATCACAAGAGATTGACAGAAAAGAGAAGAAAGATATGGAAATATTGGTATGAGAACATGTATGATGAGGTTTATGGTGATTGTGAAGAGAATTTTGCTATTGAAGGAATAAGTGACTACTTTGCAAATCAAAATACACCGTGTATAATAGCGACAACGGATAAGTTCACTAAATCAAAGAAATTTGACTTGAATATCTTTGACTTGAATTTTCCAATGGATGAAACTCGACATCCTACCGAAAACGGTCACAAAATTATTGCAGACAAGATTTATGAGATTGCTATTTCTAGGATGTAGTTGGACTGCAGGTGCAGAGTTGGAAGATGAAGAAAAAACTCGATTTAGCACTTTATTGGGTAAAAACCTAAATGCAGAAGTCGTGAATGTTGCATCTGGTGGATCATCCAATCATAGGATTGCCAGATTTTTTTTAAAACAAGATTTAGAGTCATTTGACAAAATAATTGCACAATTGACACTTCCAAGTAGGACTGAGTGGTATGATTCTACAGGTAATTTCAATAGAGCGAAAATAAAGGCAAAAATGAATACAAATATGAATTGGGGTAAAAAATGGTATAGAAGGCAACTTCAAAATCTAGGAAAAAAATTTAAAGGAGAGTGGGATCGAATTCTGGTTGATAAAGAGAGATATTTGGTTACAGGTAATTTACTTGATGGTAAAGAGTGGTGGATACATTATTTTGAAGAGATATATCAAGATGAGTATGGTATAACTGAAGAAATGTTGATTTTCAATCTTATAAAGAATAAATTAAAGAGATTGAAAAAAGATCATCTTATATTATCAATAAATCCCAAATGCACACTACCTATTGATTTACAACTAAATTTAACAAAATATCCACGAGCAAAAGGTAATCATCCAAATGAAATTGGGCATTCGATGATTGCATCTGATATAATGGAGTTATTATGATTGGTTTTAGCGAAGGTTTTCACGATTCTGCGATTGCAGTCGTAAACAAAGGCAACATACGTTTTGCAACTCATTCAGAGCGATATTCCAAGAAAAAGCATGATCGTTACTTAGATTGCACCGCATCTTCGACTGCACAGATAATAAACATGGAAGAAGGCAATAATGACATTGCTTTTTACGAAAAACCGCTTTTAAAGAAAACAAGGCAGTTTTATGCAGGTCAATTCAATACAACCTTCAGTGAAAGGGATTTAGGACTAAAACCAACTCAATATTTCCCACATCACCTTTCTCATGCTGCTGCAGCGTTTCAGACCTCTATATTCGAGGAAGCAGCGTGTGTAGTTATTGATAGTATCGGAGAATGGGATTGTACGTCTATATGGACTGCAAAGATGGTAGAAGGCAAGGCAAAGTATAAAAAGGTGTGGTCACAGCGATATCCGAACTCCATAGGTCTTTGGTATAGTGCATTGACCAAATGGGCAGGTCTGAGACCTTTAGATGAGGAATATATCTTTATGGGTATGGCAGCATTTGGAAAACCTGTTCATATGAATGTTGTAGAGAGATTGAGACATAGGAACTGTCATAAGGGTGTAAGGATATCTGAACCTTACGATAAGTGCGATATTGCTAAAAGTGCCGAAAGAATACTGCAACTTGAATTGAATACTATATTTGACAAGGCAGCACAGTATAGCGACAACATTTGCTATGGTGGAGGTGTGGCACTCAACTGTGTTTGTAATACTGATTTGAGGGAAATGTATAATATGTGGATCATGCCAAATCCTGGTGACGCAGGTGGTGCATTAGGAGCAGCATTGTTATCATATGGAGGTAAGGTAGAATTTTCTCCCTACTTAGGATATAATATACAACACTACTGTAATCCAAGGGAAATAGTTGACTGCCTCATCGAAAAAGGAATCGCTGGTGTTGCAAATGGCCGTGCTGAGTTTGGTCCTCGTGCTCTTGGTAATCGAAGTCTATTGGCGGATCCGAGAAAAATTCAAAACAAAGATAGAGTAAATGAGATAAAGAAGAGACAGAAGTTTAGACCTTTCGCACCTGCAGTTTTGGAGGAGCATTGTCAGGACTACTTCGACATGCCTTCCCATTCTAGATACATGTCTTATGTGTATAAGTGTAAGCAACCAAAGGCGATACCTGCCTGTATACACGTCGATAATAGTGCGAGAGTACAAACGGTGCCTGAGACATCGGAGAGCATCCTGAGACCCATACTGGAGGAGTGGTATAGAAGAACTGACTGTCCTGTGTTGTTGAATACATCACTCAATATAAAAGGAAAACCTATGGTGAATACTTGGGAAGACGCTGAATTATTTGCTGAAAAATACGATATTGACGTGTTCTAAATAAACCAGTATAATGAATTGACAGCGATCATTTGTAATGGCAAAAGGATTCAAGGTGGTTTCGTCTGCACCTAAAACAGATGAAAAGAAGGAATTTTCTATTGAGAACGCTAGACCACTTATCAAAGGGAAGAGCATAGTATTCTGTCTACCAGGTCGAGGAGTATCATACGTTTACTTGAAAAATTTTGTATCTCTCTGTTTTGAGTTAGTGCAGCAGGGTGCAAGTATACAGATATCACAAGACTATTCATCTATGGTAAACTTTGCCCGATGTAAGTGTCTAGGTGCAAACGTATTACGAGGACCTGATCAGATACCTTGGGATGGTAAACTCAAGTATGATTATCAGTTATGGATTGATAGTGATATAGTATTTGGTATTGAGCAGTTCTATCGTCTTGTATGGATGGACAAAGATCTTGCAGGTGGTTGGTATGTAACTGAGGATGGTCGTACAACATCATGTGCTCATTGGATGGAAGAGAACGATTTCAAAGAGAATGGTGGTGTGATGAATCATGAGATGGTTGATGGAATTGTCAAGAGACGCAAACCTTTCACTGTTGACTATACAGGGTTTGGATGGTTACTTATTAAGAATGGTGTATTTGAAAATGAGCAAATGAAGTACCCTTGGTTCGCTCCTCAGATGCAAGTATTCGAGTCAGGAGAAGTGCAAGACATGTGTGGTGAAGATGTTTCTTTCTGTCTTGATGCGATCAAGGCGGGTTATGAAATATGGATAGATCCTAAGTGTAGAGTTGGTCATGAGAAAACTAGAATTTTATAAATGGTTACAAATAATGTACAAATCTAAAAATGGCAGCAAAGTACGATATATACGTTGGGGATAAAAAGGTTCACTCTTCAATCCATGAAGAAGAAATGATGGACATCACGCAAACTTTTGCAGATGACTTTTATTCGGTGGGCACACCCCATCCTGATGATGTACGAGTTGAGTATTTGGGCGATGATACAGAAGACGAGTAAAATCCGACAGAAACCTGGCTACGGAGAGTTTATTAGTCTTTTTTTCATAAGGGAGTCGAAAGACTCCCTTTTTTATTGCCTCTAAATAGATAAATACACGAGATCGTAGTAAAATAGTGCCAGTTCAAAGAACATCTAAAGGTTTCAAAGATATTTCGCTTTCATTCAAGCGTCATCCAATAACCAATGATGTGCTTCCTCTCAAAAATGAGGATGCTATCAAGAGGGCAGTTCAAAATTTGGTTAGAATACACGTAGGAGAAGTATTCTTCAATGAATTGATTGGAACAAGAGTAGAACAAGCACTTTTTGAATTAGCAAATGATGATTTTATTGACCCAATAAAAAATGAAATCGAGACTGTGATAACAAACTATGAACCAAGAGTCTTGCTTAGAAGAGTAGTATTAAATTCTTTTCCTGATGAAAATGCTATTGATATCAATATAAATTATGACATTGTGGGTCTATCTACTCCTACACAATCGCTAAACTTTATCTTAGAACCAACTAGGTTATAATGGCACTGCAACAATACACAAACCTCAATTTTGAGGATATAAAAATTTCAATTAAGGATTACCTTAGATCAAACAGTAACTTTACTGATTTTGATTTTGAAGGTTCCAACTTATCAGTATTGATTAATCTGTTAGCATATAACACTTATATTACAGCGTTCAATACTAATATGGCAGTCAATGAGACATTCATTGACAGTGCTACTTTGAGAGAAAATGTAGTCTCGTTGGCAAGAAATATTGGATATGTTCCTAGATCTAGAAGAGCAGCAAAAGCAAAGGTAGATTATAATATTTCAGACTTAGATAGTACAGTAACACAAATAAACTTTGTACCTGGTATTTTATCCAATGGTAGAGTATCTAACACAAGTTATATCTTCTCCTTACCAGAGCGAGTTTCAGGTACCGCAGAGAACGGAGAATCAGTTGGAACTCTAGAGATATATCAAGGTCAATATCTAGAAACTAATTTTATTGTTGATAGTGCTCAAAAAAATCAAAGATATATTCTTCCTAATGAGGGTATAGACACATCAACAATTAGAGTCAAAGTAAGAGATAATGCTGCATCCACATCAGAAACAGAATTCAAGTTAGTTGACAATATCTTAGGTATTACATCGACATCGAACATTTATTTACTACAAGAGACAACAGATGAAAGGTATGAACTATTATTTGGTGACAATATCTTTGGAAAAAAATTGGATAGTGGAAACGTGGTCGAGATATCCTATATCCGCACTAATGGTTCTGCAGGTAATGGTGTTAGGGACTTTTCATTCTCTGGTAGACTTCTAGATCAAAATGGTGCACTTCTACAGAACTATACACCCATACTAACGGTCAATCAACCATCTGATAATGGCGATGAGATAGAATCCCTACAGAGTGTCAAATACTATGCTCCAAGGCGATATGCGTCGCAACACAGAGCAGTTACAGCGTCTGACTATGAAGCAATACTTCCAACTGTATATTCTAATATCGAATCAGTCAGTGCCTATGGTGGAGAAGACTTAGAACCCCCTCAGTATGGAAGAGTGTTCATTGCAGCAAAACCTAGAAATGGTAATTTCTTATCTGACTTTACTAAGAAAGAAATATTGTCATCTTTGAAAAGTTATTCTGTGGCAGGGATTGTTCCTGAATTTGTGGATCTGAAGTTCATGTATGTTGAGATTGATAGCACCATCTATTATAACGCTAACTTTGTAGGTGATCCTGATAATCTAAGAACTCAAGTTGTATCTGCAATTACATCATTCGCAGGGGGGACAGAATTGAACAAGTTTGGTGGTAGATTCAAATATAGTAAAATATTGTCCTTAATTGACAGCGTGAATACATCCATAACATCTAACATCACAACAGTCAGAATAAGAAGAAATCTCAATGCAAAGATCAATCAATTCGCACAGTACGAACTATGTTACGATAATACGTTTTATGCTCCTAATTCTTCTTATAATATCAAATCGACAGGTTTCTCGATTTCAGGAACGGTTGGCACAGTATACTTCAGTGATGAAAAGATAGCAGATACCGATAAAGGTAACTTGGTACTTTTCCAAATTGTATCAGATGCTGATATCAAAATTCTCTCTAAATCCTTTGGTACTATTGATTATAAGAAGGGAGAAATCATTATAGATACTGTGAATATAACATCGACTGTACAACCTAACAATATTGTTGAGGTTCAAGCAACTCCTGAATCAAATGATGTATTAGCAAGAAAAGAATTGTATTTACAGTTTGATGTTAGTATGAGTAACTTTTATATGAGGCAAGACTCTATTGCTTCGGGTGCAAATACATCAGGTACAAGATTTGATGTACAGTCAAGTTACTCAAATGGTCAAAAAGTAAGAGGTGCTATTATATCAAGCACTACAGGATCTAAAAAGTTAGTAGGTTACGTAGATGGACAACCATATTTCGGACCTTTCCATACTATGAATAATGGGGCGAAAATGACAGGAGCGAGTCATTCAGATTCAAGTAAACTCATCACATCTACACCCAATATTCTATCTGATTCATCAACCTCAACTTCAACTTCGTCATCAACACCATCTAGCAGATCTGGTTCTGGGTATTAATGATAAACACATCAATAACTAAAGTCAAAATTCATGAGGTAGTAAGGAGCCAAATTCCTTCATCTATCCAATTAGAAAATCCAAACTTTGAAAACTTCTTAGAGCAATACTATATTTCTCAAGAATATCAAGGGGGAACGGTTGATATTGCCGATAATATTATTGAGTATAAAAGTCTAGATTTTCTGAATAATGAAACTCTGACTGGATTCACATCTCTTACCTCACCTCTTAGTTTCGTAAGTCAAACAATATACGTAGATTCTACAAAGGGTTGGCCAGAGTCATATGGTCTACTAAAAATTGATAATGAGATAATCACATACACAGGAATAGGTAGCACAGCATTCTTTGGATGCGTCAGAGGATTTAGTGGGATAGAAAATAATAGTAAAACAAATCAACCAGAGAGTCTTACATTTACAAGTAGTGGTATAACAACTCATGCAGCAGATACTCGTGTCAATAATCTAAGTAATGTTTTTCTTTCCCAATTTTTGAAGAAGATGAAAAAGCAGGTGTTACCTGGTTTTTCTGAAAGAAGACTCAATAGTGTACTAAATCAACCTAATTTTATAAGACAATCAACAGATTTCTATAAGTCAAAAGGTACAGAAGAAGCGTTCAAAATATTATTTGGTGCGTTGTATAATGAAACGGTTGAGATGATTCAACCCGCAAAATTCATGATGAGACCATCTGATGCGGATTATATTGTCGCAGATCTTGTATTATGTGAGGTGGTAAGCGGTAATCCACTAAAGATAGAAGGTCAAACTCTTACCCAAGGCGGTGTCAGTGGTTCTATCTATCGTGTAGAGAGATCATTTGTAGGTGAAAAGGATTATTACCAAATAGGAATATCAAAAGGAACGCAGATTGGTGAGTTTCAACAAACAGCAAAAACTTTTATAACAAAGACTGTAGGTATCAATACAACGATTATTGATGTTGACAGTACAGTTAGTTTTGATAGCACTGGTAATTTGACTATTGGTGAAATAATTTTACCCTATACTTCAAAAAACTACACACAGTTTGTAGGAGTTAGCACATACTCCTCTGCAATCAGTATTGGTTCAACCGTTACACAAGGTGGGGTGGCAATATCTTATGAAGATGGTGACATCAATTCAGAGGTAAGACTCAAAATACTTGGTGTTATTAATAAATTTAATGGGTCTGCGAAAACTCAACAAACAGGTAGTTCGATTAATGTAAGTACTTTAGGTATTGAAAATACAGAAAAAAGATTTACTACATGGATTGGAAATACTGCTGCAAGATATGAAATCAATACTATAACTCAAATATCACCAAATAATTATAGTATTGTATTATTAGGCGATCATGCTTTATATACAGGTGATACTATTGATATAATTGATCTCAGCATTGCAGGTCAAGGAGTTATTATTCAAGGTAGTATCACAGGTACACCATTATCAGATACTATAAGAGTCAACGCTCCAAATATTGATGTCGATGGTTCATATTTTATTAGAAGACAACTCAAAACAAAGAATGGTGAAGCAGTAGACGTACAAAATTCATATTCAAAAGGACAAGAAGTTTATGTCGCATCTAATAGTTTACCTCACTGGCAGATAAACCCACAAAAAAGAATAAGAACTTTCTCTACAGCAGGTATAACAACTGATACAAGTCAATTTACTGTAAATGACCACAACTATAATGATGGTGAATTAGTTTACTACACATCTGATTCCGTAAAACTTACAAATCTCCTTGAGAATCAACCATACTATGTCAAGAAGATTGATCAGAATACACTAGCACTTGCATACACCCCTGAAAACGTCCGTAGAGGGCAGTATATCACTTCGGTGGTAGGATCTGATCTATCAGGTATTACAACCCATTTCTTGACCCCTCAGTTGGTTTATAACACATCTGTAGCTGGTCAAAGAATTTTACGTAAGTTTCCTGTGCCTGAGTATAGCACAGAAAAAGAAAAGACAGAGCAGGGTGGTATAGGTTTATTTGCTAATGGTGTTGAGATTTACTCATACAAATCTACTGATAAGGTTTATTACGGTTCTCTAAGAACTGTTGATGTTCTCAATACTGGATCTGGGTATGACGTTATCAACAGACCAAGACTCTCTGTGTCTCAGTCGGGTCATAGTGGTATAGGTGCATCAGTCGTATCACAAGTATCGGGAAGCATCACAGATGTCCTTGTAGACACACCAGGTGTTGATTATCAAGAAGATCCTAATGTAACCATTCTTGGTGGTAATAATACTTCTGCTGTATTGAGACCTAAAATGAAATTTACACCACAAGTGGTTGAATTTGATTCTACCACGACTGGTGGTGTTGTTGATACATCTCTAAACAAATTTGTATTCAAAACTCCTCATGGATTGAAACCTGGCGAAGAGATCATATACAGTACAAATAATACAGACGCTATTGGTATTGGAACTACACCTGCTAAACTAATTGATAATGCATCATATTTTGTCAATTACATCAATGAACATGAAATACATTTAGCAGATAATAATTCTGACGCATTATTAGGGACTGGTGTAATTCCTATATCTGGTAGTGGTGCTGGTACACATCAATTCAAAACATTCATTTTTAGAAAAAAAGTAGATAAAATTCTTGTTGAGAATAATAGTGTATTCCATAACAGATTGGTTTCTACAATTTCAGGAATCAACACATATACAGATACAATCCATATTGATAATCATGGTTTTGAATCTGGTGAGATTGTAAAATACACACAAGGTGCAGGTGCGATTGGTGGGATGACAAATGAGAAAGAATACTTTATAATTAAACTAACAGATAACTCATTCAGAGTATCGATATCAACCAGTTTATTAGATTATGTCAATCTTACATCTACAGGTAGCGGAGGACAAACTTTTCAGGATCCTCCTATTAACATTAGAATTGAAGGAAGACAAGGAATTACAACTGCCAACGCAACCGCTACACCCGTCATTAGGGGAAGCATTGACGCAGTTCATGTCTCTAGAATTGGTTCTGAGTACGGTTCTACGGTTATAAATGATAACTTCAAACCTAGTATCGATACACAGGAGGGTAAAAATGCCTTCCTACAACCGTTTATTGTAAATGGTCGTGTAGATCAAATCATCATCAAGTATGGTGGAGAAAATTTCTTTAGTACACCAGACATCACGATAACTGGTGATGGTATAGGTGCTAAAGCAAAAGCAGTCGTATCTGGTGGGCAGATAGTATCAATCGAAATGATTGAGAAAGGTGCTGGATATACACAACCTAATACTACTGTATCAGCAAAAACACCAGGTTCAGGTGCGATATATTCTGCGAATATAGATAACTGGACTGTAAATCAAGTAGCGAGATATGCGAAGAGTGGTGATATGTCACAGGATGACGGTTTCTATGAAACCGCAACATCACTGGGCAACCCTTATGTAAACTACTTTGTTCCTCGTAACCTACGTGATTTCTTCAATGATAAGGGAGTTGAACACTCACCTATCTTAGGATATGCGTATGATGGTCATCCAATATACGGACCTCTTTGCTTCAAAAACGCAGATGGTACAGGTGGTATCACATACTTACAGTCAAGTTACAAACCACTGACTAGGGTAGACGGACCTCCAACATCTCAGTACCCATCAGGATTTTTCATAGAGGATTATACTTATGTTGAAGGATTGGGCGATCTTGACGAGCATAATGGCAGATTTGCAATTACTCCTGATTATCCAAACGGAATTTATGCATACTACACAACAGTCGAGATTGGAATTAACGGAAACACTAATAGTCCTTTTTTCAATGTCAGAGAACCTCAATTCCCATATGTAATTGGTGACACATATAATTCAAAATATGATTCATTCAATAGTGATTTAACATCTAATCAGGATCTTGATCCAGTAGCACTTGGATTAGTTAGAAATACAAGACCACATAAAACAAAGAACTACGAGTTTATATCAAACTCAAATAAGAATACAAAAGAAACAAGTAAAATAGTATCTGTTCAATCGGGTTCTATTGATGATATCACTATTGTAAGAGATGGTGAGAACTATAATGTAGGAGATAAACTTGTTTTTGATAATACAGATACAAAAGGATTTGGTGCTGTTGGTGAGATTTCTGAAGTTATAGGACCAGGCATATCTTCAATTTCATCAGAAATAATTGATTATACAAATATCAAATTTATTTCTGATGGTAAACTAGCAACTGGTATATTCACAGGTGCTCATGGTCTTTCAAATTCTATAGATGTAATAATACATGGTGCTTCAGATACTTTCGATGGAAATCATAAAATCAAAGTAAGAGAGGTAAGTTCTGGTTTAGGAACTGCTATGTTGAGTGTGGGTCTTACAACGAGTGTAAGAATGCAAGAGTCAGTCAATAAATTCGGTATCAATGATATTCTAAAAATAGAATCTGAAGAGTTTATTATCTTTGGTATTGACACTCTACATAATGAACTTGATTTACTTCGTGCCCAAAATGGCACAGTTGCAGCAGCACATACCTATGGCACTTCAGTCGTAAGATTAGAAAAAGAATTCAAGTTTACACCTAAGAATAATACTTTGGTAGAAGGTGAGGTAGCACAATATTTCAGAGGTGATGGTGACGTAGGAGTTGGTCTTACCTTTGGTGTAGGTATTGGATCTACAGTATCAACACTTGATTTTGGCGATCAGTTCATACCAAATAGAACAATCTTTTTACCAAGACATCTATTCAGAGATGGTGAGAAAGTAACCTACTCACCTGGTGCTGGTACTTCACTTACATATCAAACAGATGCAATGAAGCGTGTGGCTGGTGGATTCAAACGTCCATTACCACCCGATGTATTCATCAAAATTATTGACGCTAACAAAGTTGGTATAGTAACAACACTGTCAGGCATTAGTTCAGACTTACAGCAAGTCATGTTTGATGATGCTACAGGAATTGGTAACACTCACTCATTCGTATCACAAAGAAGCAATGTAAATGGTGATTTACAGATTAATGAGGTTACTGTACATACTCTCTTACCACATACCCTAAAAGCAAAAGATACTATTGATCTAACAGTAGTCTCAGCTGCTACTATCACTGTGGTTGCAACTTACAGTGATAATACAAGATTTGTAAGTGTGGGTTCATCTATCAATCCTCCTATAAGTGTAACCACTGGTGACATATTAACTTTTGATTTGTCTTCAACAACACTTGCTGATGTTAACTTAGATTTCTATGAGGATCAAAACTTCAAAAAAGAATTTGTTGGATCTGGTAAGTCTGCAATCGAGATCACAAGTTCTGGTGTACCTGGTGATGCTCTTGCAACTAAGACTGTAAGATTTACTAAGGAAGTTCCTGATGTATTGTATTACAATTTTTCAAGTAAAGACAACAGTAAAATTATTGAAATAGATGATCAAATATCTGACTATGGTAAGATAACTGTAAATGATAGTAAGTATAATATAAGAACTGGAATCAGCACTGTTACATCAACAACTTTCAAGTATAATCTTTCTGTAATACCAGAAAGAGTTGGTTATACAACGATATCAGATATAAGATACACTACAACTTCAAAGACTGTCACAGGTCCTCTTGGTAGAATTCTTTTGACCTCTGGTGGCTCATCTTATAAAGATATACCAAGAGTATCAGTTGCTTCAACCACAGGTTCTTCATCCGATCTCAAGGCAAAATCAAATAATATTGGATTTATTGATAAAGTAAATGTTATAGACTTTGGTTTTGACTATCCGTCAGATAGAACCTTGAAACCACAGGCAGCAATGCCACAGGTCTTCTTCTTGAAAGATAACTTTGCTGTTGATTCTGTTGGTATAACCTCAACAGGAAACAATTATCTTACTGCACCCAACCTTGTTCTATTCAACTCTAAAACAAATACAGTAAATGAACAGGCACAATTTGTTCCTGAGATGACAGGTGGTAGTGTAAATAATGTCAAGATAATCAAGAGTGGTGGTAACCTATCAGCTGGAGATGGTAAATTACTTGCAGTTGATAATACGAATGGTGTTGGTATTATAAGTGCAACTTATTCTGAACCCCTGAAAACAGTTACACTAAGACTAAAAACTCCATCCCCTCTTGGATTTGGATCAATGAGTTTCCCATTCTCTATAGGAGATAAAGTATTTGTAGAAAACTTGGGTGTAACCACAGGTAATGGATATAATTCTGTTGATTACGATTATCAATATTTCACTTTGACAGGTGTTACAACAAATCCAGGTCAAGTCAATCAAGCACTAATATCATATTCAGTGCCTTCAGCACCTGGTGTTCACGATAGTGGTAATTATGGCACAGTTGCAAATAAAAAAGATATTGCACAATTTGATTTGTCACTTATCGAAAGTGTTTTCGTCAATAATGAAATTATTTACAGTGGTAAGAACGAAGCAAGAGTTATTCTTGGTGATGGTAAAACTACAAATGTACTGAGGGTTGATAGTGTAGTTGGATTCAATACAGGTGATCAAATAATAGGTAAGATATCAAACGGTGGTGGTACTATTGAAAGTATTCAAAGTTATAGTGGTGACTTTGATACTGGTGTTTCTGTAGAAAAAATATATGGATGGGAGAAAGATACAGGTAAACTAAATCAGTTCAATCAAAGAATACAGGATAGTGATTACTATCAGAACTTTGCATACTCTCTTAAGAGTTTTGTTGGTATAAGTTCATGGAGTGAACCAGTTGATTCATTAGCACATATTGGTGGATTCAAGAAACACTCTGATCATATTATAACCTCTGCTCCTATAGGAATTGGAACAACTGCAACAATTACTGCAGTAGGAACTGCTGGCACATCTGTAATCTTGATAGACAATGAAGCGAAAGTTTATGAAAGACATGATCATGATACAGGATATGAATTACCTAATGAGGTAGAAAATATTAGTGATGAGGTTGTATTCAAACATAGTAGGTTTGGTGATTCACTTTTATGTAAAACTAATAGAGTTCTTGAAATAGATGACATCAGCCCACAGTTCTATAGTGACCCTGACAAAATAAGAGAAGTTGAAATTGATACTTTTGATTCTTCATCATTCTCTGCTGTAAAATATTATGCACAAGTTGTTCTTGATTCTTCTCTCGGTGTAACATACAATGCAACTCAGTATTGTGAATTCATAGTTACACATGATAATACTAAAGTTTACATCAACCAGTATTCAGATTTATCTGATGCTTTTGATTTAGGTGAATTTACCGCAACAATATCAGGCAAAACAATATCAGTTTCATTTACACCATACAATGCATCATTTACTTATGATGTGACTTTCCATAAAGAAGGTATACCAAATAGTGTGAGTGCGGGTACAACTGCTTTTGCTCATATCGAAAAGACTGGTATCTCATCTGCATACGCTGCATCAGGGTCTCCATCCACTGTAGTATTCTTTGAGGTAGATGCAACTAAATTCCAAAGTGGTGATGTTCTTGTTGTACACAATGGATCTGGTCAAAAGGAAATAGAAGAGTACAGTTTCTTATGTAATGGTGCAAATAGTATTGATTTCACAGACTATACAAACATAGGATCTGGCACAACGCAAGGTAATTTTGATATTGACATGTCAAGTAATATCATTCAATTCAAGTATACACCTGTTGCAGGTATCGGAGTAACGATACAAACACTGACAACACTTGTTGGTATTGCTACCACAGTGTCATCTGTATCAAGCAATATAATGAGTCTTGATATAGGTGATAGTGAATTGAATGCAACTAGAACTACTATTGGATCAGCTGCATCTCCATCTGCAACTATTGTTTCTACTAAGGCATACAGTAATTACACGTCAATGCGATATACGGTTGAAATAGAGAATACAACTGATAATGAGCGATCAGTATTCAAAGTTTCCGCTAACTCATTTGGGGGTAATGCAAACTTTGCAAAATACAATAACATTTCTAATGCTTCTGATCAAAAACGTGATATACGTAACACTGAACTTATATTGAGTGCTGGAAATGTTGTAATGACATTTTTACCTTTAGCAAACAAGTCTTATGTTGTCAGGACAAGTGAAATTAGAATTGATAAACCAGATAATATACCTAACGATACCTCAATAACTCTCTAAATATACCCATGTCATTTACCTTATCGTCAATCAATAAGACCTTCAACTCAGAGTCAGAAAGTTTTCAACAAACTTTCAATCTGACACATAAGGGTGACTCTATTTTTAGGAAGAGATTTGATGGGTCAAGTACATCAGTTGTTATAGCAGCTTCTGATACTATTGTCATACCTAATCATTTTTTTATAACAGGTGAGGAATTAGTATATGATGCAACTAATTGTAGTGCGATAGGAATCCAACATGGTGTGAATGGTGTGGGAGCAGCGACAACCATGCCACTATCAGTTTTTGCAATAAAGAAAGGTGAGAATGAACTACAATTAGCAACGAGTAAAGCAAATGCTAAATCTGGTGCTGCGATAGGAATTACGACTGTGGGTATTGGACTTACACATTCATTTACTGCACAGAAAAGAAATACAAAAGCAATTATAGCGATTGATAATGTCATACAATCACCTCTGTACACAAGAGTAGGTGCTGCTACCACAGTTGTACAAGTACAGAATAGAGAGGTGCTTTTAGGAGATGCTTCTTTCTTGAAAGCATATGATCTAATTCAGATAGATGATGAGATCATGAGAATTCAAGTGGTGGGATATAATGGAAATGCAAATAACTTGCTAGTTGATCGTGAATGGATGGGAACTATAAAGAATGCTCACAATCCAAACACAACGGTGCAGTTGAAATTAGGTGATTATAATATTATAAACGATAGGATAACTTTTTCTGACGTACCCTTTGGTGGTAATAAAGAAACTGTAGGTGTTTCATCAGAGAACTTTACAGGAAGTAGTTTTTATGCTTTATCAGAATTACTACCTACTGGCACAAAAGTCAAAATAAGATCCCTAAACCCTCCATCTCCTTTACTCGCCAATAATGATTTTTTCATAATTCAAGATGCACCTAATACATACAGATTTGCTGAGACAAAAGGTGAAGCACTCGTTGGTATTGGTATAACTCTTATCAATGCAGGTATTGGTACGCATCAATTAATATTATCAGACATACCGATTGGATCTGGATTTCAGGGTAGAACATTTATTAGATCTGATTATGATGGTAACTTGATATTGGATGATATATCGGGCAACTTTACAGGTATAGGCAAATCCTTTACACTAACTTCAGATGGATCAAATACAACTGGTATCACCAGTGATTTTGGTGCAATACTTATAAACAATATCTTCCAAAAACCAGATATTGATTATGACTTTATTAGTAGTTCAAGTCCTGGTATTACATCAGTAAGATTTACTGGTAATGCTAATAAAGATTATGTTTCTGAATCTTACAGTGTTGCAGATGTCAATGCAAACAATCTTCCAAGAAAAGGTATAATTATATCTATCGGAAACACACAAGGTTATGGATACCAAGATCAAAGAGCAGGTATTGCGACAGCAGTGGTGTCAGGACTTGGCACGGTTACAGTGTCTATGGCATTTACGGGTTCAGGATATACTAACGGACCTTCGACATATCAAGTATATGTAAGAGGTGGTAGTCCTACCACAGGTGCTGCTGGAACGTTTACGGTCAGAGCAGGTCATATAGAAAATATATTCATGAACACAGTTGGTGTTGGATATACTTGGACTGATGTACCTAAGATTGATTTTGATCATCCAGTGCCATATGATGATCTCAAATTAGTAAGTTCAGGAACAGGTATTGGTGCATCAGTTTCTGTGTCCGTTGGAGTTGGTCTTAGTATAATAAGTAGCAATCTTATAAACACTGGATATGGATATACTGCTGGAGAGCAACTTCAAGTTGTTGGTATACCAACTAACGTAGGTATAGGAACCACATTCCAACATGCGACATTTACCATAAGTGAGACACAGGATGATGAATTTGCTGGATGGGTATTTGGTAAAATGCAGGTTCTTGATAATTTCTCTCATGAATTCAATGACAGGAGACGTGTATTTACACTGACTGAAGATAGTGAACCTATTAGTATTGAATCTGATACTGGTAGTTTGATTGATTTAGATCAAGTATTAATGATATTCCTCGATGATGTATTACAGAAACCAAATGAGGCATACACATTCAATGGAGGAACTCAAATAGAATTCAAAGAAGCACCTAGAGCAGGGTCTTCTTTACAAGTTCTTTTCTATAGAGGAACTGACGCTGATATATCACTCTTGACTGCACCTGAAAGCATCAAGAAAGGTGATAAGATACAAATACTAAAAACACCATCTAATCCTTCGTTCTTGAGTCAAGATCAAAGAATTATTACAGATACAATTGCAAGAGATACTCTTCAAACAAACGTTTACAAAGGACAGGGTATAACAGGTGCTAATGGATCAACTATAAGACCAATTGTTTGGAGTAAGCAACAAGACGATATTATTGTGAACGGTGAAGTAGTTTCTAAATCTAGAACAGTATATGCTGGAAGAATATTCCCTGTGTGTAAGGCAATTAGAAGCATTGCTTCAAATCACACATCAGTTTACGCTGATGCTGGTAGTCTTGGATTTAGAAAAACTGAAGAACCTGATGATGCAGAATTCAATGTAAGAATTATTGACACTCAAAATAATACTGGGTTTGGTTCTACTACTTTTGTCATGCCAATAAAAGATATTGAGGGTATAGGATGTTCGGGTGATGAAGGTCACATTGTCGGTATAGGTGTATCTGCACAGGCAATCACATTTGAATTTTTCATACCTAAAAATTCACCACTCAGAGAAAATCAATTTGGTTCTATTACTAAAACAGGAATAGGAACTGGTGATTACTTTATCGTCAGTCGTTCAAATGTTGGTGCAGTTGGTGGTGGTGTCACAGCATTATCACAAACAAGAGCATCTACAGTTGGTATGGGTAACTCATTTATAGACGGTGTTTATCAAGTGGGTCACATACAACCACTCGCAGGTATAGGTGAGACTATGCGAGTTATAGCAAACGTTGAAACTAATCATCAACTAAACTTCACAGGTCTTACATCAGGTGTAGGTGCGTTCTATGGTGAGTTTAGTTGGGCGAAATTTACCACAGGGGCGATTGGAACATCATTCACAGTGAATACACTTGAGGGTCTGACTGGACTTTCAACTGCTCCAGAAATTCAAAGAACGAATAAATTACTTCTTGACTACACATAAATAAACAACAAAAGTCTAATAGTATAATGCCAGCGATCATTACTGATCAGATACGAGTCTTGAATGCGTCAAACTTTGTTAGCGGAATAGGAAACGCAAGCAATAGTTATTACGTTTTTATTGGTTTGCCAAATGCTACAGAGAAAGCTTCGGATTGGAATACAAGCACCCCATCCCCGATTGATAATTTCGATCAGCATGATGACATCTATGATACTCTAATATCTGCTAAAAAAATCAATTCATCTGATGTACTAAGAGTAGTCTCAAAAATTACTTGGTCTTCAGGAACAATTTACGAGATGTATAGACATGACTATAGCATCAATAAATTGACACCTCAAACAAGTGCATCTAACTTGTACAATTCTAATTACTATGTGATAAACAAAGATTTCAGAGTATATCTTTGTATATCAAATGGTGCTAGTCCTTCAAATGGTGGTAATGGAATCGTTTCGCTGGACGAACCAGTACATACCGATCTAGAACCAAGATTAGAATCTGATGGATATGTTTGGAAGTATTTGTATACTATTAAACCAAGTGATATTGTAAAATTTGATAGTGCAGATTTCATACCTCTTCCATCTGATTGGTCAATCAACACAGATGTGGCAGATGTAAGAAATAATGCTGTCGATGGTAAGATTGAGACTGTTATTATTGAAGATGTTGGTAGTGCAAACTATCAATTTACTGGCACAAAAAATAATGTTCCTATAAAAGGTGATGGTTCAGGTGCTCTTGCTTCTGTTACCTTTATTGATGGTAAACCTTCCTCTGTTCAGGTGACTGATGGTGGAAGTGGATACTCTTTTGCTACTTTAGACTTAGACTCTGTTGTAACTGGTGCAGGTGCATCATTCTCAGTTATCATACCTCCTTCAGGTGGTCACGGTGCTGATGTATACAGAGAGTTGGGATCAAATAAAGTTTTGATCTACTCAAGAATAGAAAATAGTGATATAACAAACCCAGATTTCCCAACAGGAAACCAGTTTGCTCGTATTGGAATAGTCAAAAATCCACAAGTATTTGATAGTACAACTGTACTGGATACACCATCTGCATCAGGTCTGTATGGACTTAGATTGGCAGGTGCTGCTACGACAACCATTTCAGTAAAAACTGACGGACAAATAACACAAACAATCAGTGCAGGTACAACTGCTATAGGAAAGATTGTAGGATACGATGCGGTAACAAAAACCTTACAATATTGGCAAGATAGATCACTTGCTACTGTAGGTGCTGGAAACTCAGTTCCCCGCTTCGGTTACAGTCTAAATAGGTTCACGGCCTCACCAGGTACAGGTGGTAACACTAACATTGTTGTTGATACTACAACTGGTACTGAGACATTATCTATTGACACCTCATTCACAGGTGTATCAGTGGATGTAAGTAACAAAAAATACTATTTTGGTCAGTCATACACAAGCGGTCTTGCCAACCCTGAGATCAAAAAATACTCTGGAGATATTGTATACATTGACAATAGACCTGAAGTTACAAGGGCAACTAACCAACGTGAAGATATTAAAATCGTCTTAGAATTCTAACGATGCCACAGAACACCAACCTAAACGTCAGTCCATATTTTGATGACTTTGACTCAGCAAAAAACTTTAGCAGAGTCTTATTCAAACCTGGCACACCAGTTCAAGCAAGAGAACTAACCACACTACAGTCTATCCTACAAGGACAGATTGAGAAGTTTGGTAAGCATGTTTTCAAAGAGGGATCAATGGTGATTCCTGGTAAATTCAACTACGATCCAGCATATACGTTTGTCAAAATTGAGTCTACATTTTTTGGTGTTCCTGTAGAATCATATTACGATAAACTTATTGGTCTTAGAATAAAGGGAAAAGAATCTGGTGTCAAGGCAAAAGTTCTTCAAGTATTATCTTCAATCGAATCAGTAACAAATAGTACAACTTTATACATCAAGTTTGAAAGTACTTCTGATGATTTACAAAATCAATATTTTGCTGATGGTGAAAATTTAGTTACTCTTACAGATTTCACATACGGATCTACCACCATTACAAGTGGAAGTGATTTTGCTACTTGTATTCTTTCTAATGCCACTGGTACATCTAGTGCATTTACAATGAATAGAGGTGTATATTTTGCCCGTGGTGCATTTGTGGAGGTACAAAATGAAACGCTTATTCTTGATCAGTATTCCAACTCTCCCTCATACAGAGTAGGTTTCTTTGTCAACGAGGATCTTGTCACTGCTGTTGATGATAATAGTCTATACGATAATGCTGCTGGATTCTCCAATTTTACTGCTCCAGGTGCTGATAGACTCAAGATTAGTTTATCACTTACTAAGAAAGGTCTAACAGATTTTCAAGATGAAAACTTTATTGAGTTGTTTAGAACTGATGAAGGTGAAACAAAACTAATTGTAGATAGAACTGTATATAATCATCTTGCTGATGAATTTGCCAGAAGAACCTATGATGAAAGTGGTAATTACTTTGTAACTAAGTTCGATTTGGAAGCGAAAGAATCATTGAATGATAGGTTTGATTATTTTGGAACATACTATGGTAATCAAAAAACAGAAGAAGGTAATAGTCCAAGTAAAGATCTATTGAACATAAGAGTAGGTCCAGGTAAAGCATACGTAAGAGGTTTTGAGGTACAAACATCTGGTCACGCTTACTTAGATGTAAAGAAACCAAGAACCACACAAGAAATTGAAAACTCTGCAGTTCCATTTCAAGCAGGTAATAGACTAAGAGTCAATAATGTATTGAGTGCAGCAAGAATAAATCTTGCTGCTGCTACTTCCGATTATGTTGATCTTAGAAGTGCTAGATTAGGATCTACTAAATCATCTGCTGCAGGTAGTAGTATAGGAAGAGCAAGGATATATGATTACAAACTTCAAAACGCTGGATATACAGGTGATACATCAGTATATGAATTATATTTGATGGACATCCAGACAGATACGCAGTTAGTTCTTAATCAAGCACATACTATAAATGTTCCTGCAATTGTTGAAGGTGCATCAAGTGGTGCTAAAGGTTACATAAGAAGTGCTGTCAGTAATTCTACAACAGTTACCTTGAATCAAACACAAGGTAAGTTTATTATTGATGAAGCAATCATCATCAATGGTGTTCAAGATGGTAGAATAATTACCTCTGTGACTGAGTATGACCTTGCGGATGTAAAATCAGTAAGATCGACTGCAGCAAGTAGAACTTTTGCTGCTGATGTGGTATTAGAAACTAAAAAAGATTTCGGTGGAAGATCGTTTAGTATTACGAATGGGGGTGCGGTAACAAGTGGTACAACTGGTTGGGTACCTGAGTTCAAAGTTGGTGATGTAGTTTCATATAAGATAGCTGCTAATAATGACATCACATATAATGTGGTTGATGCTATAAGCACATCTGGTAATACCATAACTCTTGTCGCTGCACCTGATACTGTTTCTGGAGTATGTCACAAGGCATTACCAAGTTCCACTGTTACTGTAAGTGGTTTGCAAATATTGTCATCTAAGATAAAAGAATCTACAGCTGGGTTCTTGTATGCACAGATGCCCAATACCAACATAGAGTCAGTTGACTTGACAGATTCAACTCTCTTCTTGAGAAAGGAAGATACTTCTCAGAGTACTGATGGTAATGGTCAATTAACTCTTCCTTCATTGACTGGAACTGATTTAGTGTATGCTCCATTTGATGAAGAGAGATATAATGTAACTTATAATGATGGATCAGTACAAGCACTTACATCTGATCAAGTTGTTATTGCTGCTGGTAGTAAATCAGTTACAATTTCTGGATTGACAGCAAGTCAATCAGGTAATGTTGTAGTACAAAGTACACATCAAAAGAGTAAGGTAAAATCAAAGCAAAAGTCTCTTACAAGAAATGCAATTACACTTATAACAAAATCAAATAGATCATATTCTGGTGTAAGTTCATCAATCACTGATGGTCTAACACCAAGTGATGTATTTGGTCTTAGAGTTCAAGATAGAGAAATATCTCTTGGAGTACCTGATGTTGTCAGAGTGACTGCAGTATTTGAATCTTCAGGATCTGGTGCCCCAACAGTTCCCACTCTAACTTTAGCATCCTTCAACGGACCTGCAGGTAATAACTCAGATCTTGTTATTGGTGAAGTCGGTGTAGGTAAGAGTTCTGGTGCTTCTGCACTTATTCTTGATAGAAAAGCTGCAAACAAAGTGGAGGTTATTTTTACAAATGGCAATAAGTTCCAAGATACTGAAGAAGTTACGTTCTCAGAGAGTGGCGTTACTGCAAATCTTTCTTCTTCTTCTGCTGGTGATCCTAACATCAGAAACAATTTTATTCTGGATTCAGGTCAGCGAGCTGAATTTTATGATTTTGGTAGATTAGTAAGAAAAGCAAACTTCCCAGAACCACAGGGTCAACTGAAGGTTTACTTTGATCATTATGTTATAAACTCAGAAGACTCTGGTGATATACTTACTGCAAGTAGTTATCCACAGCAATATTACGATATCTCACCAGCATTTGAAGATATTAGAAACGTTGATACTATTGATGCACGACCAAGAGTCGCTCCATATTCGGGTTCAAGGTGCCCATTTGAATTTGATGCAAGAGATTTTAGTGCAGGTGGTCAATCAGCATCTGTATTAGTTTCTGATGAGAATATAACTTTTGATTATAATTTCTATCTTGGTAGAATTGATAGATTATATGTCAATAGGGATGCAACATTCACAATAAAGGAAGGTGTACCTGCTGAGAATCCAGTAGAACCAGATCCAATAAATGAGTCATTTGAATTAGCAAGAATTGAATATGCACCTTACGTTTATAACGCAACAAAGGATGTCAAGTTAGAATTCCGTGCCAATAAACGCTATACTATGAAGGATATTGGTAAGTTAGAAACTAGAATAGCAAACGTAGAAGAAGTAACAGCACTATCATTACTAGAATCGAAGACAGAAAGTCTTGTGATAAAAGACCCTGCCACAGGTTTAGATAGATTCAAGAATGGTTTTGTTGTTGACCCATTCAATTCATTTGAAGTAGCTGATAAAACAATTGATTCACTCAAATATGATATCAAAGAAGGTAAGTTAGTAGCAAGAAAATTCCATGATAGTATTGATCTTCTTCTAGGATCAGAGTCAATTGTTGGAACAAATGGTGCTGCAGACCCTACTGTAGACGCTCGTTTTACTGATGATCTAGGTTCTCCTAATATTAGAAAGACTGGTGATTATGTAACTCTAGATTATAATGAGGTTGTAGATAGAGAACAACCATTCGCAACAAGAGTTGAGAGTGTAAACCCTTATGCTTTCAGAGATTGGGGTGGTGTAATGACACTCAATCCAGACTCAGATATATTTGTCAATAGAGTATTCTTTACTGAAGATGGTGGAATAGGATTTAGTAATGACTTTATTTCTGAGACAGAACCTGTTCCTCTAATGAGAGAGCAGAACATTGCTTTCACAGCGTCAAGATTGAAACCCAATACTAATATGTTGACATATTGGTCTGGTATTGACATGATTGAAAACAATGTACGCACCATACCAAAACTTCTAGAAGTTACTCCGATACAGGGTGCTTTCCAAATAGGTGAAACTGTACGTGGACTAGCGATGTCTACACAAAATAATAGTCAGAGTGCTGACATTAGATTCCGTGTATGTCAACCTAATCATAAGTTTGGTCCGTTCAATGATCCAATAATTACATATCCATCTAATCCATATACTCCATCTCTAGGCATATCATCTTCTTATACAGAAACTTCTACTATCCTCAATGTAGATATGGATAGTTTGAATCAAAAATCTGATGGAAATTACTTTGGATTCGTAACAACAGGAATGAGACTTGTTGGTGAAACAAGTGGTGCAGAGGCAGACATAACTCAAATAAGACTTATTTCTGATGAGTTTGGTGCACTTCTAGGTTGCTATTATATTCCAGAGGGAACATTCCAAAATGGTACTAACACTGCTTCTGTAACAAGCATAAGACCACAAGATGTAATAACAGGTCAAAACTTCACATCTGCAGGTGCAGATCATTTCTCTGAAGGGTTTGAGGTCACTGAGACAACAATTACTAGAGTAGAACCAGCACCTCCTGTAATTCCACCTCCTGTCATTATTCATCATACAGAGGTTATTGAGAGAACTACTGAAAGAGTTATTGTTCAACCTGCTAGAGAAAATGATGATGATCCATTAGCACAAAGTTTCTATGTTGAAGAAGATACAGGTATATTCTTGACATCTGTAGATTTCTACTTCCTAACAAAATCTGAATCATTACCAGTTGATGTGAGGATAGTATCTGTGGAGAATGGATATCCAACCACTAAAGTTTTGAAACATGCGAGAGTCATTTTGACTCCTGATCAGGTAAATGTATCAACAGATGGTACAGTTCCTACAAACTTCAAATTTACTAATCCAGTATATTGTGTGAAAGGTGAGTATGCATTTGTGATTGGATCTGCTGATGCAGACTATCAGGCATGGATATGTCAGATAGGTGAAGAAGATATATCAACTTCTGCTTCTCCCGAATTAGGTAAGATCATCGTATCAAAACAACCTACTCAGGGTTCATTATTCAAAGGTCAAAATGGATCTACTTGGACTGCTTCTCAGTTAGAAGATCTCAAGTACATAGCATATAAGGCAGAGTTCACAACAGAGGTTGGAACACTAAGATTCTTCAATCCTGATTTGGGGACTAATGCATCTAGAAATAGATTGGCACCAAATCCAATTGAAACATTCTCTAAGAGAGTAACTGTAGGATTGAACTCATCTATAGTTGGTGGTTCTGGTTCTGTAGTACATGTGGGATCACAAGTCAAACAGAACAACACCAGTTCAACTGGTTTTGTATCTAATCTTCTTGCACACATTGGTGGTGGTAATTCTGGAACCTCACTTCTTATTACAAATGAGGGTACAGGATATGAAGATGGTACTGCTCAAGCAATCTCTTTCAATGCTGTGACAGGTAATGGAACTGGTGCAACTGGTATTGCCACAGTTTCTGGTGGAGTTATTACACAAATTACAGTCAACAGCACTGGATCAGGATATAGAGTTGGAGATACTCTGACTGGTGCGATTGGTGCTAGAGGTTTAGGAAAGAACTTATTAGTAACTGTTGGTGTAACAACAGGTGTGAACGCTATTGAACTTACAAATGTTTCTGGAACTGATTTCAACACAACTGATTTGATACAAGTTCAAGATACTAATCTTGGTTATGGAGTTACAATACCAAGCATAATTCCAGCATCAGTAACAACTAATAGTGGTAAATTTGATGGTAAGCACTTCAGGGTTACCCATGCAAATCATAACTTACACTCTGGTCAAAACAGGGTTGCCATCTCAGGTATTACTGGAGACGCTGTTCCTACAACATTGACAGTGGGATATGCAGTCATTGATACAAGTCAAATCAGTGTTGGTAGTAGTTTAGGATTCAACTTCTTTGAGGGTTCACAGGTTACTGCAAGTAATCCTGGTTATGCCTTAATTGGAGAGGAGATAATAAGTTACACAGAGATTGGTAACAATACATTAAGTGGTAGTATAACCAGAGGTATTGATAATACATTTACACGTACATATATTGTAGGTGATCCAATACAAAAGTATGAATTATCTGGTGTATCTCTAAGAAAAATTAATACAGAGCACAGTCTTGCTGATGTGTCTAGTAATATTGTTGGTAAGATAACTCTTGATGACTATCATGCTAGAATCACGGGTGATGTTTTATTCAATAGAGACAAGCATGGTGGTGGAGAATCTGGTAAAGGTTCATCTAATATTCAATTTGAATCAATTGAACCAACACTAAACTTCAGTTCTCCTGAAAATACTAAGGTTGAAGCAAATCTAAGAACATGTAGTGGAACAAGTATTGGTGGCAATGAAACCTCATTTATTGATAAAGGTTATGCACCACTATCTCTTACTAAAGAAACAAAATACAAAGCACCTAGATTAGTTGCATCTCTTGTCAATGAGGCAAATCAGAATGCATTGAAACAATTACCTGGCGGTAAATCACTTACAATGGATGTTGCATTGAGCACATCAGATAAGAATGTATCTCCTGTTGTCAATGTATTCAACAGTTCATTGAATACTAAATCATCAAGAGTTAACAGACCTGTTGGAAATTACATTAGTGACAGAAGATCTAACTTACTTGAAGATCCTCATGATCAGGCATATGTTACTAAACTAATCAAACTAGAAAACCCTGCTACAAGTCTCAAAGTTATATTTGGTGCAAATGTAACTGGATCTGGTGATGTTAGAGTATTGTATAGATTACAAAGAGTTGATGGTGGTGGTGAAACTGACAAAGTGTTTGAGTTGATGCCTGGTTTTGAAAACTTAGACTCTGGTGGATTCCTAATAAATGGTAAGAATAATAATGGTAAATCTGACAGAAAGATACCTGCAAGTTTAGAAGGTCAGTTCAATGACTATACATTTACTGCAGAAAACTTACCTACTTACAATGGATTCCAAGTCAAAGTTGTATTCTCATCAAGTAACCAAGCACAAGCACCTGAATTACTTGACTTTAGGGCGATAGCATTGGCATAATATATACATTAGATGGTAAAGAATTATGGTCAATGCATGGTCACTTGCAGCAGAAGTATTGGAGGGCACACTAGATGAGACATTCCCAATCAAAAAGAATCAAGGTGGAGGATCACCCAAATCTGAAGAGGGATGCGAAGACGAAGGCGATAATAAACACTGACAGTAGTGCTTACAATAGATATCTCAATGAAAGAGAAGTAAGAAACACTCAACAAGATGAGATTGATTCTCTTCGTCTTCAGATTGAAGAGTTGAAAAATATGATACGTAATAAATAACTCTGATACAAGTAGGTACATATGGCAGTTCCTGTCGTTAATATTGAAATTGAGCAGGGAACTGACTTTGAAACTCAGTTCGATATAACCCAAACTGATGGGTCAGCGTTGAATCTGACTAATAGATCACTGTCTGCAAAAATGCGTAAGCACCATACGTCTTCAGGTAGTATTGGTTTTGGAATTACATTCGGAACAACACCAGAAGACGGAGAAATTACTATTTCTTTGACAGATACACAAAGTGGTATTGTAACTGCTGGTAGATATAACTATGATATTATCATCACTAATGATGTCACTGGTAAAAAAGAAAAAGTTATTAGTGGTCAGGCTTTAGTAAACCCAACCATAAGCTAATGGGATACAAAGTTTCACTGGCAAGTTCATCATCTCTCAACGTAAAGTTGGGAACTGGATCGTCTTTGAAAGTACAACAAGGAGGAGGAGGCACAGGAGCTGTGGCACAGAATTTATCAGAACTAAACGACGTAGATCAACAAGGAATCGGTAATAGATTCGTGCTTGTTTATGATGCAGTTACATCTGCATTTAAATTCGTAAACCCTGATGAGGTGGTGAATGCTGCTGCTGGTGGTGCTTCTGTTCAAGGTGGTTCACCTGGTCCTGAAGGTTTCTCGTCCGAAACTATAGATGAATTAGACGTTGCTCTAGACAATAAAATTGACCTAGATGCAGGGGATTTTTGATAAATATATTTTGACTGTGAAGCAGTCATAATACCTATGATTATGTGAAAATAAACTAAAAGAATTTTAAACAGCTAATATGGCTTCTCCAATCCTGAAGTTTAAGAGGGGTAATTTTTCTAACTTACCTGGTTTACAAGCTGGTGAACCTGCTCTTACAGTCGATAAGTTTGATCTATACGTTGGTATAGACTCAACAACATCAAATAATAAGTTTATAGGTTCACAGCGTTTTTGGACAGTAGAAACAGCAACAACAGGTTCTGGTGTAAACCTTGTTGAAGGTTCCAACAACGGTAGTAACTACATTACTCTAAAGGCACCTGCAAATATAGCTGGTAATCAATCATATGAATTCCCTTCTGCTGCAGTAAACGGTGGATTTTTAAGAAGTAATGCAAGTGGAACATTAACTTGGGATACAGGATCTGGATTCAACGCTGGTTCATTACCACTTAGTGCATTAGATATAGATGGTGGCACAGATATAGGAGCAGATATTGTAGATGCTGACTTGTTCATCGTTGACGATGGTGCAGGTGGCACAAATAGAAAAACTACTGCTTCAAGGATGAAGTCATACTTCCTTGGTGGTGGTGCAGGTGCAAACTTTACAGCGATCAATGTAAGTGGTATAACAACTGCAGGGCAACTCGACGCAACAACCCTAAAAGTTTCTGGTATATCTACATTTACAGGAGTTATAAACGGTAACCTTACAGGTAACGTAACAGGTAATACAAACGGTACACACACTGGATCTCTATCAGGAGCAACAGCAGGTACACTTCCAGCATTAGCAATTGACCTTGATGGTGCAACTGATATTGGAGGTGCAATCGCAGACGCTGACTTGTTCCTAGTTGATGACGGTGCAGGTGGTGCTAACAAAAAGACTGCTGCTTCAAGAATCAAATCATATGTTTTAGGTGGTGGTGCAGGTGCTAATTTCGCATCTATCAAAGTATCGGGTATCACAACAGCAGGTCAACTAGATGCTACAACACTCAAAGTTTCTGGTATTTCAACATTCACTGGAACTGTTGATATCAACGGAGCGATTGATGCTGATGGTGGTGCTAACATAGCAGGTGGTGAGACAGTTCTTTCTTCTGCTACAGTTTCAGATCTCACTGACAACAGAGTTGTTATTGCAGGTTCATCTGGTGCACTTGAGGATTCAGGAAATCTAACATTTGATGGTACTACACTAGCGGTTACAGGTGCTGCTACAGTAGACAATCTTTCATTGAATGGAAATACTGTAACAACAACTTCAGGCAACCTCACACTTGATTCTGCAGGTGGTACGACAACGATTGCTGATGATACCATAATTTCTGGTAACTTGACAGTCAATGGTACCCAGACAGTTGTAAATTCCACTACAATGTCAGTGGATGACAAGAACTTAGAATTAGGTACAGGTGCTGCTGATGACGCTGCTGCAAATGGTGGTGGTATCACAATAGTATCGGGAGATGGTAATAAGACATTCCAATTTGAAGCAACAGGTGATAACTTAGGATCTTCTGAGAACCTAAACATTGCATCTGGTAAAGCATATAAGATCAATAATACATCAGTTCTAAATGCAACGACTCTTGGATCTGCTGTTGTAAACAGTTCTCTTACATCTGTTGGAACTCTAACTGCACTTACAGTTTCGGGTGCGACAAACATTGACGCTACTACACAATCAACCAGTAATACTACTGGTGCTTTGATTGTTGATGGTGGTGTTGGTGTTGCCAAGAACGTACACGTTGGTGGTACATTAGATGTTGACGGACAACTTACAAGTGCTGCACCTCTAAGAAACTCAACTGGTGCTGGACTTATAGCTGGTGTTGGTGCTATCAAGAACACTGGTTCTGCAGGTCTTGTTACTGCATTCAAGTTCACTGGTAATGGTATTGACACTTACACAGTTGCAGATGGTATTGCACACGTTGCCACAACTGGTGTTGCTGCAACTACATTTACCACATCTCAAACAACAACTGCGACTCAAGGTCAGACTGCATTTACAGTTACTGCTGGATATTCAAACGGATTTGTAGATGTATACCAAAACGGTGTTCGTCTAATTACAGGCACTGACTACACTCAAACAAACTCAAACACAATTACTCTTGCTGCAGGAGCAACAGTAGGTGATGAGATTGAGACAGTTGCATGGAAGTCATTAGGTGATATTGTAAACATCAACTCAGTCAACGTTGTTGAAAACCTCAAGGTAACTGGTATAACCACATCAGGTGGAGTCACATTATCCAGTGGTGCATTTACTGGATCTGGTAGTGGACTCACATCTGGAACAGTTCCAATTTCATCTCTTGATATTGATGGAGGAACTGCTACCACAACACTTGCCGATGCTGACCTATTCATCGTTGATGATGGTGCAGGTGGTACAAACAGAAAAGTTACATTCGAGAAACTATCTGATTCTATCTTAGGTGGATCTGGTGGTGCTACATTCGCTGCTGTAAATGTTACAGGTATCACAACAGTTGGTGGTGTATTCGATGCTAATGGTGGAGCAAACATCTCTGGTGGAGAAACAGTTCTATCATCCGCTACAGTATCTGATCTTACAGATAACAGAGTCGTAATTGCTGGTTCATCTGGTGCCTTAGAAGATTCAGGAAATCTAACATTCAATGGATCTACTCTTGCTGTTACTGGTAACGTAACTGCAAATAACGGTGCAACAATTACTGGAGCAGAGACAACACTCTCCTCTGCTACAGTTAGTGACCTAACAGACAACAGAGTTGTTATTGCAGGTACATCTGGTGCTCTAGAAGATAGCAATAACCTACAATTTGACGGATCTACATTAGCAGTTACAGGTAATATTACTGCTTCTGCAAACGTCACAGTTAGTGGTAACCTAACAGTCAACGGTACAACTTCACAGATCAATACCACAAACACAACCATTGAAGACACCATGTTGGAACTTCAAAAGGTTGATGGAGGTAATCTAAGTTCTGATACTAACAAAGACGTTGGTATTGTAATGAACTACTACAGTGGATCTGCTAAAAAAGCAGCGTTCTACTGGGATGATAGTACTGCAAGGTTTGTTGTTTCTGCAGTTGCCACAGAAAGTTCAGGTGTTATGACAAACTCCACATCAGGTGGATTTGAGATTGGATCATTATACCTAAACGATTGTGCAGGTACATCACAAGTCATAAGTTGTTCAGGAACAACTCGTTCTTTAGAAAATATAAATGTAGATGGGGGCACGTTCTGATAGCTAAATAACCCAGTTATAAAATTATTATGAACGAAGAGGTTAATGCTCTTCTGAGGGTTTATCAGAGCAAAGTAAGTCAACTGACTGCAATGAATATTTCTCTTGAAGCAAAACTTCAAGTGTTGAACGCTCAAATAGAAGCACTCTCCTCCCCTCAAGAGGAATTCAAAGATGCTTCAATACCAAAACCAAAATCAACTGCTAAGAAGTGATTTCTGACGAGCAGTTGATTTTTTATGTCGCAATACCTGGTAGTGGGTGGGCAAAACTGTCTCTGCTACTAGGTTGTTGTGCTAAACTAAATCTCAATAAATCTGACAGAAGAGGAGATAGGGAGGAGACAGGTAAGCAAGGAGACACAGGATGTGTGCATCATAAGGGAGCATTTTGGGATCCTGGTATGGAGTTTGGTGACGGTTTTGATGATCTAGAAAAAAATCATACTAAGGAATCTTTCAAGGCTGAGTGTCTGAGACCATTCACTGAAATCAATGATCAGAACTATCTTATTAGATCACATTTCTTTGCAGAGACTAAGAACCTGAATTGGTTGAAAAAGAATTTTCCCAACAATAAAATAATCTTGGTACTAAGAGACACTAAGTTATGTTGGGAGGGATGGAATACTGCCATGAATTTTACTGGCCGATATCCATCATACAAAGCTTGGATGAAATATACATTCATTAGAGATCATCCTGAAAATTATGATAAGATGTGGTCACTTATGCAGAGACATGATAAGATGATCAGAGAGTGGGTTAGAGATAATGATTGCTTGATCATTCAGCCAAACAAGACCTTCTTAGATCTATTGGACTATAGATGGGATGATGAAGGAAAGGAGGAATATGATAAATTGATTATGGTACATCAATTTTTTAAATCAGAGGTACCAATGTTTGACGCACCATTTGTTTTTCATAATTGTAATGACATCTTCACAATTCAATCCTGAACAATTAGTTTTTTTCATTGGTATACCTGGTAGTGGGTGGGCAAAAATAGATTCTTTATTGAGGTGTTGTAGAAAATTCAATTTCAGTACATCAGATTTCAATGATGAGAGGTGGGAGAGAGTACAAACAAAGTATTATGTTGAACATAAAGGTCACTTTAGCGGACCTGGTTGTGAGTTTGGTGAGGGATTTCAAGACCTACCAAAATATCATACTAAAGAAAGTTTTATTGAAGAAGCATTGAAACCTTATGCAGAGGTAAACAATGAGCAGAGTTATATGGTTAAGTGTCACTTTTTCTGCGAAAAACAGAACTTAGAATGGTTAGATAGAACATTTCCTAATAATAAAATGATCTTTGTATTCAGAGATAAAGATCTATGTGATGATAGATGGTTAACATCTATGACATTTGCTAAGAATTATCCTAAGTATACAGCATGGCAGGTTGTGGATGATCCTGATGAGGAGATTGGTAAACATGATCCACGTAATGTTGAGAGTTTCAAAGAATACAATAGGAAACATAATTTATCAATGAGACAATTTTTTAGAAAAGCAATAAAACCAAATTTCATAACTTGTCCTACAAGACATTTTTTAGATAAGGTAGGGTTTGAATGGGATGCAAATGGGCAGAAGGAGTACCTTGCATATATTCGTAACTATTGCATAGGACCTGCTCTTACATTGGCACCCAGTTGGGATACCTCAATTGGTTTCTACAATTGTCAAGACATTATAGACTTCTCATAATGGAATCTTATTTTAGTGGAATCTGGAAAGACCAAAATTTTGAATCTCTTAAGTATTCTGGCTATCAGTTGGTCGATTATGTTAATGCTCAGACACCTTCTAGTGTCTTAGATGTAGGATGTGGTTACAATCGTTTCAAAGGTAAGATAAAAAATCTTATTGGTATCGATCCATACAATGATGCTGCAGATATAAAAGTATCACTAGAAGATTACAAAGGTCCTTCATCCGAAATTGCACTGTGTTTGGGATCAATAAACTTTGGTGATGAAAAGACTATAGATCATCAGATTGATGTCCTACACAGACTTTGGAGAAAGGAGGCGATATTTAGAGTCAATCCTGGTATACCACATGACTGGGCAGACTATGGTGATATTGTTTGGTATCCGTGGACAAAAGAAAAGATAAATAATATTGCATCACGTTTTAATTACACTGTAAAGTGTATTGAAACTGAACATGTGAAACAGGGTCACAAACGACTCTTTTTTGTATATGCTAAATAACATCGTAGATAGGAAATTTTAAAATGCTTTCTGGAACAGATTTCGTCAAGAAGATCAAGGAAGGGAACAAAGAATTATTTGAAGCATCACGCTCAAACGTTCGTCGTTTCTTTGCATCTAAACCATCTGATGAGTATCTTGTCGAGCACTTCCGTGGACGTATGGTCAACGAAGCTCAGAACATGTATGCCATCGCTGGTCAAGTTGCATCCGCAGATCCTTCTACAGACGTAAAAGACTTAGAATTACTAAGCAAGCAAGCTTTGGACGAAGCAAAGCACTTCCGTATGGTAAAGGAAGTAATCGAGCACATCACTGGTGAAGAACTAGATGTTGCTGCTGCATTCGCTGCTGAAGCAGAGAAGCCACAAGCAAAAGGTGCATCACTTCTTGAGAAGTATGAAGCATCAGAAGACCCTGCTGCACTTGCTGCATACCAGTTGGTAGCAGAAGGAAGAGCAGAAGCTGTGTGGAATGAAATGGCAGACTGTGTAGAGGACAAGTTCATCTCACATCGCTATGCAACAATAGCTAAAGACGAAGGATTCCACTCAAACTTAGGTGGACGTGCACTTTCAAGATTAGTTGAAGGTAGTGCAGAACTTCAGTCTCGTGTACTTTCACTCGTTGAAAGAATGAGAGAAGATCTACTAGAGATCAGCAATAAAAATACTGCTACTCCTCTAGCCGTTGTTTAAAGGTCTTACGACCCTTACGGATCTCATCGTCTAACCAATGCTTCTTGCAAGGAAAGACATACTTATGGTTGGCATCGACGCTTATAAAGTTGTCGATGCCTTCTTTTATGACTGGAAATTCTAGCATACGACCAAGATATTCAATATACTTTTCTTTGTATAAGAAGAATGCCTCATGATCTATAAAGTGACATGCGATGTCCTTGTAATATTCTGTAGCAATATCCATTGTACACTCTCCACCAACTCTTACCTGTTGTAGTTCGTTTATATTTCTATCTCTTACAATTACTGCAATGATAGGTTGCACACCCATAGAGATTGCTTTGTAGGCAACCTCTTTTATTTTGGGTGTTTGTCTGATACCATCATAGAAAAAAGGTACACTGACATTTGCACAAAAGAAGTTTCCCTCTGGAAATTTCAGTTCTTCTGGATATACCCAGTACCTAGCAAAGGGTTCTTCATCACTAGGAACCCAGTAATTATCATGTAGACTCTCCCAACCTACCACGTTCGGGTGCATCGAAAAGAGTCGAGCGAATAGATGATTCCCCGATCCCTGAGGTCCTGTTACAATCAGTAGTTTTTTCATTGGCATTCCAGTGGCGGATTACTCCGCTAATAATAAAACAATTAGTGATGAGATAAGTAATAAAGATAATAGATCGTACAATGAGTACACTATTATCATACCGCTTCGTCTTCTCATCAGCGAAGCTACCCAACGCATATTTCCATATCCTCCATAATTTTACCATTAGCAGTGGCAGGGTTTGTCTCCACAGCAAGGTAAGTAATCACCATCCCCGTCAGAATTTCCATCATTGGGATTAGTTGGGAAAGGTATTCCAGTCTTATTACCATCATCTAGTAGATTGTATTCTACGTATTTGATATATTTTGCATTCGCATCTTGTTCTAATATTTCATTTACTCTCTTATCATACCATGCTATTGGTATTCCTATATCTAATGTTTTCAAATATTCTGATTTATACAAGTATAATAATTCGTAACTTAGAAAAGTTGGATTGTTAAATTTGGGTAATTGGTCTAAGAAATGTCTGGTTGTAGATTCTTCTCTGATCCTATTTTGTTGATTCTTTAGTATGTTTTGATCCCTTCCTATGACTAAGACTTTGGTATCTATACCCAAGTCCTTTGCATTTGTGCAAAACTGCACCACGTTTGGACACCATTTTGTCCCTTTACTTTCTATGCCAAGCGGGATACTAATCGAAGTAAAATAATATTGACTCTGCGACCAGTCGAATTTATGCAGTGTTTCTGGATTTTTCCAATATTCTGCAAAGGGTTCGCTAAAACGATGTGCTTCCCAATAATTGTCAAGCAACGTTTTCCAACCGAAAACATCTTGGTGGAGTGATAAGATCTTTGACCATAGGTGGTTGCCCGACCCTTGAGGTCCCGTGAGCACGACAAGTGTTCTCTTCATACATAATATTCCCTACAGACTAATTATAACATAAATATCCTTGACTGTATATACAGTCAGATTTTAGGTATATACCAAATGTAACTGATGGCATCTCCTGTAATAAAAATTAAGCGTTCTGCCGTACAGAACAACGCTCCTACCGCAGCACAATTAGAACTAGGTGAATTAGCTCTAAACACGTATGACGGTAAACTCTTCACAGAAATCAATGATGGCACCACATCAATAGTAGAGATAGGTGGGCATCTAAAGCATTTAGCAGCGACTGGAATATCAACATTTGGATCAGATAAGGTAGTAGTAGGTGCAGCACAGACTCAGTTTTTAGTAAGAGGAAATGGAAGAGTAGTCGGTGTTCTTACCGTAGGAAGTGGAAGTGTAACACTCAATGATGATAGTGTAAATGTTGGAGCAGGTACAACGATTCTCACCACTGGATTTCAAATCGGTGGTAGTGGTGTTTTTGTCCACTCAACTGGATATAACGTAGGTAATACATTTGTTCACAATGCAGGTATTACAGGAGCAGGTGCAAACTTATCTGGAATTGTAACTTCTGTAGGATTAGATATCAATGGAAATATAAGTGTCTCTGGAACGGTAGATGGTCGTGATATAGCAACTGATGGTTCTAAATTAGATGGAATAGAAGCTTCAGCTACTGCTGACCAAACTGCTGCAGAAATAAGAACACTTGTAGAAAGTGCTAGTGATTCCAACGTATTCACTGATGCTGACCATACTAAGTTAAATGCAATAGAAGCAAGTGCAACTGCTGATCAGACTGCTGCTGAAATCAGAACACTTGTAGAAAGTGCTAGTGATTCCAACGTATTCACTGATGCTGACCATAGCAAACTAAACGCTATAGAAGCTAGTGCTACTGCAGATCAAACAGCAGCAGAAATCAAGACTTTACTCAATAGTAATGGTCTTGTTAATGCTCAAATAGATGCAAGTGCAGCGATAGCTGGAACAAAGATTTCTCCTGATTTTGGTTCGCAAACTATTGCAACTTCTGGTGTTACTAATTTATCAGGAGAATTGAGGGCTAATGCAAATATAAAGATGACTAATGCTAGTCCAAAAATTACTTTTACTGATGATAATGATAATCCAGATTTTGAGATTGGTAATTTAAACGGAATATTTAGAATTAGAGATGCAACCAATAGTGCAAACAGGTTAGTTGTAAATACTGATGGTCACGTTGATGTACTTGGCAACTTAGACGTAGGTGCTGGCATTGATGTCACAGGGAATATCACAGTTTCAGGAACCGTAGACGGAAGAGATGTAGCTACTGATGGAACAAAGTTAGACGGAATTGAAGCCAGTGCAGACGTAACTGACGCAACAAACGTTAATGCTGCTGGTGCTGTCATGAATAGTGACTCAACCACAGCAAGTATGAGTTTTGTTGTAGATGAAGATAATATGTCATCTGATAGTTCTACAAAGGTACCAACACAGCAGTCAGTCAAAGCATATGTAGATTCTGAGGTTAGTGGTCTGGTTGATTCTGCACCAGGTGCGTTGAATACACTCAATGAACTCGCAGCAGCACTTGGAGATGACGCTAACTTTTCGACAACTGTTACAAACTCTATAGCAACAAAACTTCCTCTCGGTGGAGGAACAATGACTGGCAATATTGTCATGTCTGGTTCTCAAACTGTTGATGGAAGAGACTTATCTGTAGATGGTGCAAAATTAGATGCCATAGAGAGTAGTGCCACCGCAGATCAGACAGCAGCAGAAATACGTACCTTAGTTGAAAGTGCTAGTGACAGTAACGTGTTTACTGATGCAGACCACTCAAAACTTAATGCAATTGAAGCGTCAGCGACTGCCGATCAGACAGCAGCAGAAATACGTACCTTAGTTGAAAGTGCTAGTGACAGTAACGCTGGATTAGATGCAGATACTTTAGATGGTGTTAGTTCAGGATCATTTGTAAGATCAGACGCTACTGATACAGTGTCAGGTGCACTTACATTTACAAATGACGCTACATTTACTGGAAAAATATCTGCATCTAATAATGCTATACATGCAAATGTATATTCAACTGGTATATCAACAATATCTGGATTCAGATTCCCTACATCCGACGGGGATGAAGACCAAGCTCTTGTCACGGATGGATCGGGTTCTCTCTCATTCAAGACTCTATCAGGTGGTGGAGGTGGTGCTACAGGTGCTGCTACAACAATTTCAGCAGGTATAACCACTGCAACTCAAGGACAAACAGCCTTCAGCACTCCCCATCCACATAATGATGGCACAAGCACATATAGTTGCCAAGTCTTTGTGAATGGTATAAAGCAAAGACCACAAGGTGCTAGTTCAACAAAAGACTTTACAACATCAAGTAATTCTACAATTACATTTGTAGAGGGATTGACTGTAGGTGCTGAAGTCGTTTCCGTGGTTTACTTCGGTCATACGATTGATGAGGAATACTTCACAGCGACACAGGGTCAAGTTCTATTTCCTCTCTCAGGAAGTCTGTCAGCCCAGAAAAACTTCAGAGTATTTGTCAATGGTGTAAAACAAAGAGTTGGATCTGATTTTGGTGTTGCTGCTCCTGTAACATTAGTGCAAGCCTGTGCAGAGGGTGCACACGTAGAAATAGTTTGTGATAACGCAGAAGATGCTTTCGTTGCTACAGATCAACAAACAAACTTTACTCCAACATCAACGGATATAAGTGAAGACAACATGCAAGTGTTTGTCAACGGTGTTCAGTTATTCAAAGGTCTTGACTATACAATAGGAAGTCCATCTGTAACATTCACTGATGCTACAGGTCTCACGGTAGGTGATGAGGTCGATGTATGTATCAGACGTACCGCATAAATACAAAAAAGTAGTTAGAAATGCCAAGCACTAGACAGGAATTAATTGAATATGGCAAGAGGCAGTTGGGTCATCCTGTCTTGGAGATCAACATAGCCGATGAACAAATTGAAGATAATTTAGATGATACTATAATCTTTTATCAAGATCGTCATATGGATGGTGTTGAAAAGATGTATCTAAAGCATAAGATAACTAAAGATTTTACTGATACTATACAAGCAACCAGTTCTCCAACTCGTAAAGAGGCAGCAACTGGTCTTACTACAACCACATCTCCGAGTGTAAACATAACAGGTGTTGGTACTACCACGTTTTCATTTGAAGAGACACAGAACTTTATACAAGTGCCAGATGCTGTGATAGGTATTGAGAAGGTATGGAAAGTAGATAGTCGTGCGATAGCATCTAACATGTTCAACATAACATATCAGTTATTTTTGAACGAGATATACTACTTTAGTTCTATGGAGTTGTTGAGTTACACTCAGACAAAGAGATACCTTGAAGATATAGATTTTATATTACACCCAGATAAACAGATAAGATTCAACAGAAGACAAAATAGATTATACATTGATAGTGATTATAGTAGTATGAAGGAGGATGATTATCTTATCATAGAGTGCTATAGAGTATTAGATCCTAATGATTACCCAAAGGTTTACAACGACAGGTGGATTAAAAATTACTTTACTGCAAAACTCAAAAAACAGTGGGGTCAAAATCTTATAAAATTCCAAGGAGTCAAATTGCCAGGTGGTGTAGAACTAAATGGTAGACAGATATACGAAGACGGGGTTGCTGAAATACAAGCACTTGAAGATAAGATGACAACCGAGTACGAATTACCACCACTTGACTTTATAGGATAATGGCACTGAATCCTTATTTTTTACAAGGTAGTCAAGGAGAGCAAAGACTTTTACAAGATCTTGCAAACGAGACTATACAAATACATGGCATAGAGTTTGTCTATATGCCACGTATCTTTGTCAATACAAAAACTATTTTGAGAGAGGTCACAACATCAAAGTTTGATAAAGCATTTCCAATAGAAGGTTATATAAAGTCATACGAAGGATTTGATTCTGGATATAATTTACTAACAAAATTTGGTGTTAGATCAACAGCCAACATGGAAGTGTTGATATCACAAGAGAGATATAAAGAATATATTTTACCATTACTACGGGGTGTTACAGGACTCACAGATGATCCTGAGAGACCCCTAGAAGGTGATCTATTATATTTTCCACTAAGAGATATATTATTTGAAATCAAGTATGTAGATGATGTTGTTGATTTCTATCAACTTAGAAAAAATTACACATACCAATTAACACTTGAGCCATTCGAGTATGGAGAAGAAGAAATCAATACTGGATTAGATGCTGTTGATGATGATTTCAGAACTGCTGGATATAATGTAACTATGATATTAGTTGCTGCAGGTTCAACTGCTACAGCGACTGCTGCATTAGCGTCTGGAGGTATTCATAAGATAGATGTTGTATCAGGTGGTAGTGGATATAGTAATGCACCTACAATACAAGTAGCAGCACCTATAGGAGTTGGTAGAACAGCAACTGCAGTAGCACTTACAACTTCATTTGGTACATCTAATTTCAAAACATTATCAGTATCATCTATCAAAATTACCGATCCTGGTTTTGGATATACAAGCATACCTACGGTTGAATTTATTACTGATGACAATAAAGGATCGGGAGCAGTAGGGTCTGCAGGTATTGCTACAACAGGTAGTGTAGGACCTATTACATTACAAAGTGCTGGATCACAATACTCTCAGAATCCTTCACTTACATTTTCTGCTGCACCTGCAGGTGGTACAACTGCAATTGGTACAGCGTTTATCAATACAACAACAAAACAAGTATCAAGAATTGAAATATCAAATGCTGGATTTGGATATACAGTAGCACCTACAATCACAATCGGTGCTGCATCTACAATCGGATTTGGTACATATCATTATGGAGATACGATCATCGGTCAATCATCACTCACAAGTGCATTTGTTACTAATTGGGATAATCCTACAGGTAAGTTACTTGCACGTAATCTCACTGGTCAATTCTCAGTTGGAGAAACTATTACCAATAATAATGGTGCTGCATACGTTCTAAATAATATCAACTATGATGATGACGACGTTGTAAACTCTGGTGATGAGATACAAACTTACTCTGATAGTTCAATCTTAGATTTCACAGAGATCAACCCATTTGGTGAGGTATAATGTTAGGTAATTTTTTCTACAACGAGACGATAAGAAAGTCTGTAATAGCATTTGGTACGCTATTCAATAATATCAATATCAAAAAATTTGCTGCAGATGGTAAGACATTGAGCACGGTAAAGGTTCCGATAGCATACGGACCTATGCAAAGATTCTTGGCACGTATTGAGCAACAAGGAAATTTTGATGATAACGTTGCTATTTCTTTACCTAGATTGTCATTTGAGTTACAATCATATACTTACGACCCTACAAGAAAAGCATCACCTATTCAAAAGTTTTTCTTTCAGACACCTACTGATAAAAAGAAAGTCAAGAAGATGTTTCTTCCTGTGCCATATGACATAGGATTCAGACTGAGTTTTGCATGTAAATTACAAGACGATGCACTTCAAATTATAGAACAGATATTACCATTCTTCCAACCATCATTTCAAGTCACAGTTAACATGCTTGAAGGTGCAGATGAGAAAAGAGATATACCATTTACTCTCAGAAATGTATCATTTACAGATGAATATGAGGGAGATTTTTCTACTCGTAGATTTATACAATATGATTTAGATTTTGTGTGTAAAACATATTTCTATCAAGAAGTCCCAACTGATGCACAGGGTGTTATCAAGAAAGTACAAATTGATTACTCAACAAATATTAGAGCACCTAGATCACAAAGATATACTGTTGTACCTGCAGCAACGAAAGATTATAACGATGATACTGCGACAACCATCACAGCAAGTGTAGATAAAACAAAGACACTTGTCAGAGTAAATTCTGCTGCATCTCTCTCCACTAAAACTTATGTTGAGATAGATAAGGAAGTAATGTATATCAATGAGATTGATGGCAACAATCTTGTTGTCAAGAGAGGACAGTATGGATCTATAATTACAGAGCACTTTGATGGTGCTATTGTAAGTCAGGTAGATGCTGTTGACTCAGATCTCATTGAAGTTGGTGACGACTTTGGATTCAGTGAAACTAGATCGTTCTTTGATGTAGATGGTCAAACCTTTAGTCCACAACAAGGACAGGATGTGAATAACTAATGGAAAATTATGAAGCTATTGACAAAGCATTAGAAGTCAAAGCAGAAATTGAACATCGTATCAAACCTAAGAAAAAGGTTGTAAAGGTTGATGAGGATGCACCTCAAAAAGACTATGAATATAGTCGTGCACAATTATACAATCTTGTAGAGAAAGGACAGGAAGCAGTGAATGGTATACTTGACGTATGCCAAGACTCACAGCATCCAAGAGCATACGAAGTTGCAGGTCAATTGATCAAGCATGTAGGTGATGTAACAGATAAGATAGTTGATCTACAGAAAAAAATGAAGGCATTAGATGAAGATAAAGGACCTAAGAATGTTACTAATAATGCACTGTTTGTAGGAAGTACATCGGATCTACAAAAGATGCTAAAGAAAGGAATTCTAAATAATAAGGAATCAGAGTAACTATGGACATACTAGACCTAGCACTGGAAAGAAGAAAAGTTAGGATGAATGAGGCTGTTGTCTCTGGAACTCTTGCTGTATTAGGAAAAGGTGCACTTGTTGCAGGTAAAGCTATAGGAAAAGGAGCTTTAGTTGCAGGTAAAGCAGGTGCAAAGGCAGGTGCTAAAGGAGGAAAATTAGTAGCAAAAGGTGCAGCAAAAGGTGCAAAAGGTTCCACAAAAGTTATCAATCCTACAGTTGTGGGTGGTGAGGTAAAGAAAACTACAACGATAGCAAAGAATGTAAAACCAAAGTCAGGTCCTACTATTGATGTAAAGGCAACAGAGGTTAAGGATGCTAAGAAAGCAACTATGTCAGCTAAGTCTAGTACTCCTAAAACAAAGTATGGTAAGTCAAAAGGTGGTGATATACAAAAATCTCAGAGTAGTGATATAACAAATAAAGGTAAAGATCAGGTTGATCCTAAAAAAAATCCAGAGGCAGAAAAACCAAAAGATGAACCAAAAAAAGAAGAACCTAAAAAGGATAATAAAAATAACAAGAAGAAGGGAAAGTCTCCAGATGTAATAGGTGCAGCTAGTAGGGCGTATGGTAAAACATCCTTCTCAGTCAAAGAACAAAAAACATTTAGAGATTTCTTAGTTCTCTTACAATAATAAAAATGCCTACAGCAAGTGACATCTATCTTGGTAATCCAAATCTAAAAAAGGCAAATACAACTCAAGAATTTACAGAGGAGCACATAGTAGAGTTTCTTAAGTGCAAGGATAACCCTGTATATTTTACTGAAAAACATATCAAGATTGTGAACGTGGATGAAGGATTGGTGTCCTTCAACATGTACAAGTATCAGAAGAAGTTAATCAAAAATTTCCATAAACATAGATTCAACATATGTAAAATGCCACGTCAGACTGGTAAGTCAACGACAGTGGTATCGTATCTTTTGCACTATGCAATATTCAACGATAATGTCAACATTGGTATCCTCGCAAACAAGGCAGCTACTGCTAGAGATTTGCTCGGAAGACTACAAATGGCGTACGAAAACTTGCCGAGGTGGATGCAGCAAGGAATTGTAGCATGGAATAAAGGTTCATTAGAATTAGAAAATGGATCTAAGATTATTGCTGCTTCTACATCAGCATCGGCTGTTCGAGGTATGTCATTCAACATCATCTTCCTTGATGAGTTTGCTTTCGTGCAAAACCATCTGGCAGATGATTTCTTTGCGTCTGTATATCCTACTATATCTTCTGGTAAATCTACGAAGGTTATAATAGTATCTACACCTCATGGTATGAATCACTTCTATCGAATGTGGCATGATGCTGAACGTGGTCAGAATGAGTATGTTGCTACAGAGGTGCACTGGTCTGAAGTACCAGGTAGAGATAAGAAATGGAAAGAGCAAACAATAAGAAACACAAGTAAACAGCAGTTTGCTATCGAGTTCGAGTGTGAATTTTTAGGATCAGTCGATACTCTTGTTAGTGCAGCAAAACTTAAGTCACTGGTATATGAACAACCAGTAGAACAGAATGGTAAATTATCTGTGTATGAAAAACCATACAAGAAAAGAGATTATATTATCACTGTTGACGTAGCAAGGGGAGTAGGAAAAGATTATAGTGCATTTATTGTAGCCGACATCACAGAGTTTCCTTATAAAGTGGTGGCGACATATAGAGACAATGAGATCAAACCCATGCTCTTCCCCTCTGTGATTGCAGATGTTGGTAAAGCATATAATGATGCTTATGTTCTATGTGAGGTCAATGATATTGGTGATCAAGTCGCATCTATACTATTCTATGATCTTGAATATGAAAACTTATTGATGGTTGCTATGAGAGGACGTGCAGGTCAGATTGTAGGTTCAGGATTCTCTGGTGTAAAAACACAGTTGGGTGTCAAGATGAGTACAACAACCAAGAAGATAGGTTGTTCTAACCTAAGAACACTGGTAGAAGAAGACAAACTAACTTTCTGTGATTATAATATCATAAGTGAACTTACTACGTTTGTTTCTAAGAAACAATCATTTGAGGCAGAAGATGGATGTAATGATGACCTTGCTATGTGTCTGGTTATATTCTCGTGGTTAGTTGCACAAGATTATTTTAAAGAGATGACTGATTCTGATGTAAGAAAGAGAATATATGAAGAACAGAAAAATGCAATAGAACAAGACATGGCACCATTCGGTTTCGTGAGTGATGGGTTTGAATTAGAAGAACAAACCACAGTAGAATCTGATGGCACTGTATGGAAAACAGACGAGTATGGTGACAGATCTTACATGTGGGATTATATGTAATGGAATTAACTGCAAGTAATGTAATAAAATCATTATCTGAAATCGCCCCTTATATTGAAGCGGACGGAGGATTTGTAGAGTTTGTAGAGATAGAAGAAGATACAAAGTTTGTCAAAGTTAGATTAGGTGGTGCCTGTACAAGTTGTGCAATGAGTGCTATGACACTCAAACAAGGTATTGAAAGTAAAATTCTGCAAGATATTCCAGACTGTAATGGAGTAATACAGGTTCTATAATGATTGAACCAAAGTGTTTAGATAAATGGGGTTTCTTGGGGTGGAGTGCCACTGGTTACTTACTACCATGTTGTTGGATGGATCATGAAAATATGGATCTTATACCTGAACTGGTGCAAGAAAAATTCAAAGTAGAAAATGTTGATTCAATTGATGATATAATACGATCAGAGGAGTGGCAAACTTTTTTTGATACTATAAAAAACAAGCCAGAAAATGCTCCAAGTGTTTGTCATCATTATTGTGGATCATGTATGGAATCAACCTAGACATATCAAATAGATGTACAAACAGATGTCCTGGTTGTGCTAGGGAGAAATTCAAGCATGTACCTGGTTCTGATATTACCCTATCAGATATGGAGAAGATTACTGATTTTTTTGAAGCAATAACATTTTGTGGTCAAGTATCAGACCCCACTCTACATCCTAAGTTTCATGAATTGTTAGCGATATGTATAAAGAAGAACAGAAAGGTTGTAGTCCAGACTGCTGTGGCAGTCAAACCAAAGATATGGTGGACAAAATCTTTCATGATGTCAATGGATAGAAATGTAGAATGGATATTCGCAATAGACGGTCTACCGAAAGATAGTAATAAGTATAGAGTCAATCAAGATGGTGAAAAGTTATATGATATTATGTTGAGATGTGCATCATTTGGTGTCAAAACGCAATGGCAGTATATCGTATTCAACTATAACGAGAATGATATCGAATATTGCAAGTCAATTGCGAATGAACATGGTATTAAGTTTTTACAAATAACATCTGGTAGATGGGGAACAGAAGTTTTGAAGTCACTTCAACCTTTAAAAAACTATTCAGATATAGGTGGAGTTTCGGTTAGAAAGTACACATAAATACCAGTTTTTCTAAATAGTTTCAGTCAAAAGTTATGGTACTGTAGGGAGTTAGGATGGCACTTCGATTAGCATCTCCAGGTATTTCAGTAAGAGAAGTTGATTTGACCCGTGGGGCTGTGGATTTCAGTCTAAACGTCGTAGCGGGTTTAGCGGCTCCTTTCAAACGAGGACCTGTCAATGAAATTACTAGAATAAACAACGAAAAAGAATTAATAGATGTTTTCGGCACACCTGGTGTCGGAACAACTGATAGGCATTACGAGTGCTGGTATTCTGCAGCGAATTTTCTATCATATGGTGGTAAATTAGATATAGTAAGATCAGCAGGTGGAGATCTAAACAACGCAAACGCAGGTGTAAGCACCTCTGCATTGGGTGGTATCTACGATAGTTCACTCAAAGTTGAGAACTACGATGATTGGAACAACAATCACCAAGATGATACAACATGGTATTTCGCAGGTAAATATCCAGGTAGTTACAACAACGGAGTAAAGGTATCGGTTATCGACAACTTCGCTGATCAGACAGTGACACCAACATTTACAGGTGGTGACATTTCTGCAGTCGTTGTTGGTGCAGGTATTACTCAGGCATTGACTGGAGTCACAGTCGGTGTTGGTACAACTGCTGCTGCAAGCGGAATTCTAAAAGGAATTGTTGCTGGTAAATCCGCAACTACAGTTGATGTCAAGGTTGTAAGTACAGTCATAGATGGTGAAGAAAAATTAGTTGACTATCAATCAAACTCACAGTTCGAGTTCAAAGACGGAACTGGTATTTACTTTACTAACGCTTCAGGAACAAACGTTGCTTCATCAGCAGGTGGAACTCCTTCGCATGTAGTGGTTGATTGGTATGATCAGCAGAATATTCTGACAAGTGTGGCAGACGGTGGAACAGACCTTGTTACAGTTAAATGGAGATCAGTACTCAACAAGCCGAAAGACAGTAATTTTACAAGATCTAGAAACGGTAGAAACGACGCACTTAACATTGTAGTTATAGACGTTGATGGTAAGATTACCGAAGAACCAGGATCAATCATAGAGAAGTTTGGAAATCTATCTAAAGCATCTGATGGTCAAGGTGTAGGTGGAGCACCAATCTACTATAAGAATTTCCTTGCAACAAACTCAGAGTACATCTGGTCTGGACAACATGTGACTACTGCAGATGATGCACATCATGGCACAGTTGTCACAGCATCTGGTTACTCATCTGGTTTCACTGCAGTCACAGACGCAGCTGGACAATGGGGTCAAGAAGCAAGAAACAATAAGTTCTCTTCAATAGGTAACGCAGGTTACAAGTTTGAGTCAGGAAGAGATTACACAGGAATTGGTCTTTATGATCCACCATTAGGAGACATCCTAAATGGTTATGATAAGTTCAATGATGACGTAAATAGCGACATCAGATTCTTATTACAAGGAAGTGCACATAAGACTAAGGAAGAAGAACAGGCGAAAGCAAACAAATTGATTTCTATCTGCGAGTTGAGAAAGGATTGTATTACATTCATCTCACCTAACAGAGAATCAACAGTCAACGTTGCTGACCCTGCAGATCAACTCAAGAATACATTGAGTTTCTTTGGTCCTATCACCGCATCATCTTATGCGATATTTGATACTGGTTATCAGTACGTTTATGATAGGTTCAACAAGAAGTTTGTTTACATACCAATATCATCAGATATAGCAGGTCTATGTGTAAGAACAGATAGGGATCAGTTCCCTTGGTTCTCACCTGCAGGTTTGATAAGAGGTGGACTAAACTTCACAGTTAAGTTGGCATTCAACCCTGCACAGGAAGCAAGAGATCAGTTGTACTCTCAGAGAGTCAACCCAGTTATCTCAAGACCTGGCGACGGTGTAATTCTATTCGGTGACAAGACTGCCATGGCGGTTGAGAGTGCATTCGATAGAATCAACGTAAGAAGATTGTTCATCACTCTTGAGAAAGCAATCGAGAATGCTGCTAAGTCAGTGCTCTTTGAACTCAACGATGCTGGAACTAGACAAAACTTTGTCAATATCGTTGAACCATTCCTACGTGATGTTCAAGCAAAGAGAGGTATTCAAGACTTCTTACTTGTTTGTGACGAAACAAACAACACACCTGATGTAATAGACCGCAATGAGTTCCTTGCTGATATATTCATCAAACCAGCAAGATCAATTAACTTCATTGGTCTAACATTTGTTGCTACAAGAACTGGAGTATCCTTCAGTGAAGTTGTAGGAACTGTGTAATAGGAGACCCCCACAATTATGGCATTAGACAGAAACATTTTTTCCATACCAAATAATGAGAGGTCAATTGACTCTTTCAAATCAAGGTTGGTACAGGGTGGTGCTCGTCCAAACCTCTTTGAGGTTGAGATGGACTTCCCTTCAGGTGTAGGTATTTTCGATGAAGAGATTGAGAATACAAGACACAGAATGATGATCAAGGGTGCACAGTTACCCGCATCAAACATTGCTGAAGTCGTCGTTCCTTTTAGAGGAAGACAACTCAAGGTAGCAGGTGATAGAAGATTCGACCCATGGACAATCACAATTATCAATGATGGTGATTTCAGACTCAGAGAAGCGTTTGAAAGATGGTCAAACTTTATCATCAAAGTATCTGACGGATCGGGTACAATCAACCCATCTACCTATTTTTCAGACTGGATTGTAAACCAATTAGGTCGTGCATCTACTGACCTCAACGTAAGAGGAGAAAACAGTGGTGCTACACTACCAGTTCTTAGAAGATATGCAATGCATGGTTGCTGGCCAAGTCAGGTAAGCCCTATAGAACTATCATACGACACAGCAGACGTAATCGAAGAATTCCAAGTTACCCTCCAAGTACAGTGGTGGGAAGCGTATAATGGCAATTCTGAAGATTCTGTGGTATAATAAATAGGTCAACACAGTAGAATATAATTATGGCAAAACTTTTTGGGTTTGGGCTACCTGAACCCAACAAGGAGAATAAGAATATTATCAGTCCTGTTCCTCAGAATAATGAGGATGGGGCTGATTATTTTCTGTCCAGTGGATTTTACGGTCAGTATGTAGATATTGAAGGCGTATTTCGTACAGAGTTTGATGTAATAAAAAGATATCGTGATATGTCACTTCATCCTGAGTGTGATACCGCAGTAGAGCATGTGGTAAACGAAGCGATTGTATCTGATAGCAATGATAGTCCTGTTGAAATAAATCTTGATAACCTTCCTGTTAGTGAAAATCTAAGAAAAGTTATAAGGGAAGAGTTCAAGGGAGTTAAAGACTTACTACAGTTTGATAAAAAAGCACACGAGATATTCAGAAATTGGTACGTAGATGGTAGACTCTACTATCATAAGGTTATTGATGTACAAAAACCAGACGAAGGTATACAAGAAGTAAGATATATTGACTCTCTCAAAATCAAGTTGATGAGAGTACAGAAGAAAGATAGAGGACCTAAAGGTACACAGGGAATACCTGTTTTACCATATAATGAAAAGGATGCTGTTAGAGATGCTGAAGTAAAAGAATTTTACACATACTATCCTCAAGGTATGGCACAGAGGTATGGTTCAGTTGCAGGTAAAGGAATAAAAATATCAAAAGATTCTATAACACATGTACATTCTGGATTAGTAGATAGAAATAAAAAACTTACTCTCTCTTATCTTCACAAAGCAATCAAGGGACTCAACCAGTTGAGAATGATTGAGGACTCTCTAGTCATCTATAGACTATCAAGAGCACCTGAGAGAAGAATATTCTATATTGATGTTGGTAATCTTCCAAAGGTAAAGGCAGAGCAATATCTACGTGACGTAATGTCTCGCTATAGAAACAAGTTAGTATATGATGCTAACACAGGTGAGATAAAAGATGACAAGAAGTTCATGTCTATGCTAGAGGACTTCTGGTTACCACGTAGAGAAGGTGGTAGAGGAACAGAGATCTCTACATTACCTGGTGGACAGAACTTAGGTGAACTTACAGATATAGATTACTTCCAGAAGAAACTATATCGTTCACTCAATGTACCTGAGTCACGTATTGGTGCTAATGACGGATTCAATCTAGGTAGATCATCTGAGATACTCAGAGACGAACTTATGTTCAGTAAGTTTGTAGGTAGATTGCGTAAAAGATTCAGTGGTTTATTTGTTGACCTACTCAAGACTCAACTTATACTCAAGAATATATGCACTCCCGAAGATTTCGAGAAGATGGCAGAGCATATACAGTTTGACTATAAGTATGACAATCATTTTGCAGAACTCAAGGATCATGAGTTGATGACTGAGCGTCTCAATATCATGGTTGCTATCGAACCTTACATCGGTACATACTATTCAAGAGACTATGTAAGACGTAAAGTTCTACGTCAAACAGATGAAGAGATAGAAGAAATGGTACAGGAGATGGAAGATGAAAATGCAACAGGAGTTGGTGTACCATTAGAGACGCAAAATCAAATGGTTCAAGGTAGAATTGATGCAGATGTTGAAGCAGCAAAAGCATTAGGGAAGACACCGAAGGAACCAGATCTTTCAAACTCTAAAGGAGAAGGGGCAACTGAAGCACCCTCAATAGATATCAAGAAGGCGAAGATATAAATAACACTAAGTGTTTATTTAAAATTAGTTTATGGAACCGCATGAAATTGTAGATCTTGTCGGCACAGACTCACCTTCCTCGGAAGTAGCTGATGCTATTAAGCAAGCACTACTTGTCAAATCGGCAGCGAAAATTGATGCTATAACTCCTGATGTTGCAAACGCTCTGTTCGGAAATGAACCCGAAGAAACAGAAGACGAAGTAGCACCAGAAGCAGAGGCAGAGACAGAAGTAGACGCTTCAATTGATCAAGATCAAGAAACTGAACAGGAAGAAGAATGAGTGCATCACAACCACTTAAATTAGTAACGGATATTGGTGAGGTTTCAAGTGCAAACGCAACCTCTGCAGTAACGTCTGCTCAAACTGTGAAGACAGGTGTACTTTACGTTGTTTGTTCAGATGCAAAAGCAGCAGGTCATATTGCTGTTTGCAACACTGCAAACCAAGCAGGTGTTGGATCTTTCCATGTATGTAAAGGAGATAGTTTCCTATATCGTTACGGACATCCAGCAAATTCACCAGTATCAGCAATTAGTAAAGCAGCATCTGCTGTTATTACTATAGACCACACAGATAGTAAGATTCAAGTTGGTGATTACGTCACCCTAAGTGGATCAGCAGTAGGTGCTTACAACAGCACAATTGCACATGTAGAAGTTACTGCTAAGTCAAATCCACAACAGTGGAATGACTATAAGCAAACTATTACAGTTAATGCTAATACATCTGCACTAGCAGATTTTACAGGAACAGCAACTCTATCTAAGTCTGTCATATTCAGACTCGCACCTGAGACTGCATCAGGATGCACATTACACTTACACGAGGTAGGTATCGGATGAAATTAATCTCTGAAGAAATTGAATCAGTAGATATTCTGACCGAAGAAAAAGACGGTAAGAAGACTCTATACATTCAAGGTCCTTTCTTACAGGCAGAGGTAGTGAATCGCAACAAACGTTGCTATCCTATCAACACCATGATGAAGGAAGTGACAAGATACAATACTGACTTTGTATCTAAAGGTCGTGCTCTTGGAGAACTAGGTCATCCAGATGGTCCGCAAATAAATCTTGATAGAGTATCACATAAGATAGTATCACTTACACAAGAAGGTAATAACTTTGTAGGTAAGGCACAAATTCTTAGTACACCCATGGGTAAAATCGCTGAATCTCTCTTAGATTCTGGTGTAAAACTTGGAGTGTCCTCAAGAGGAATGGGATCTATCGTAAATAGAGAAGGCGTATCTTACGTTGGAGAAGATTTCATGCTTGCTACTGCTGCCGATATAGTGGCAGACCCTAGTGCACCAGACGCTTTTGTTGATGGTGTAATGGAAGGTAAAGAGTGGGTATGGGAAGGATCAGTTTTGCGTGAAAAGAAAACTGAGGCGATTAAAAAGGAGATAAATACCCTCGTAGATCAAGGAATTTTGGAGCAAAATCGTTTAAGATTATTCCAAGACTTCTTGTCAGATCTATAATTGTCTAAATAATAACAGAAATTCTAAGGAAAAATACGGAATTAACCAATGGCTGCGAAAACACAACTACATGAAATGGAGAACCAGGTTACCAAGGGTGCAGCAAAAGCTGACCCAATGCCAAAGGCTCCAAATTATGTTCCCGATGCTGGTGGATCTTACGAAGATCTTGGAGGTCCTACACCTACAAACAGCAAACCAGATGACGACTCTAATAAGTTAAAGACACCTAGTGCAAAATTTGCACAGCAAGGTGATCCTCAAACTAAGGGTACTGCTGGAACAGTACAACTACCTGGACCTGCTGCGTTAAAGAGCACAGGATATGGTCGTGGTGCTAATGAGGAGACACAGCCAGAAGGTGAGGAAGTAGTTTCCGAAGAACCTGCTACCGAAGAAGAGGTAGTTGCAGAAGTTCAAGAAATTGAAATCAACCTTGAAGATGATGTGAAAGCATTATTAGAAGGTGAGGAACTATCTGCAGAATTCAAAGAAAAGACCAAGACAATTTTTGAAGCCGCAATCAAATCAAAAATTGAACTTGTTCAAAGCAATCTAGAAACTCAGTACGAGAACAAACTAACTGAAGAAGTTAGCAGCATCCGTAATGAGTTGACCGAACGTGTTGATTCCTATCTAGAGTACGTTGCAAACGAATGGATCAACGAGAATGCGTTGCAGGTCGAATCAGGAATCAGAGGGGAACTCTCTGAATCCTTTATGACAGGTCTCAAAGGACTTTTTGAAGAACATTATGTATCAATCCCTGAAGAGAAATATGATGTACTTGAGGCAATGGTCACTAAACTTGATGAAATGGAGACAAAACTCAACGAACAGATTGACAGTAACGTCGCTCTAACTCAGCGTCTATCTGCATCTGTCTCCGACAACATCCTTGATGAAGTTAGCAGTGGATTAGCACTTTCTCAGAAAGAGAAACTTGCAGAACTAGCTAAAGGTGTTGAGTTTGAAAGCGAAGAACAGTACAGGGAAAAACTCTCAACGTTGAAGGAAGGTTATTTTACCAAACCTGCAGCAACAGAGAACCCAGAAGTCATTTCTGAAGAAGCACCTGTAATGGATACTAATCCTACAATGGATGCGTATGTTCAGGCACTGACTAAGTTCCAATAAATTAACTAAAACTTAAACCCCCGAAAGGACAAACAATCATGTTTAACTCTGGACAACTCCAGAAGAAGTGGGCACCTCTTTTAGAGGCTGAAGGAATTGATAAAATTACCGACAACCATAGAAAAGCGGTTACTGCACAACTTCTAGAAAACCAAGAAAGATTTTTAAGAGAGGAGAGAGCATTCTTATCAGAAGCACCTCCTACAGTAAACACAGACCCTTCAGGCACAGGTAACCCAGGTTTCTCTGGTTCTGCTGCTACAGGTGGTCCCGTTGCTGGTTTCGACCCTGTGTTGATCAGCCTTATCCGTCGTGCAATGCCTAACTTGGTCGCTTATGACCTAGCAGGTGTTCAACCAATGAACGGTCCTACAGGTTTGATCTTCGCAATGAGATCAAGGTTCGACAATCAGAACGGAACAGAAGCATTATTCAACGAACCAGATTCAGCATTCTCTGCTCAGAACTCTGCTGCATCACTCACACAGGGTGACTACACAGGAGCAACTGATGGAGATAGCGACGTTGGTTTCGGTACAACTGCACAAGGTGGTACAAACCCATCAATCTTGAACGGTGGTGCTAACAATGCATACAGCACTGGACAAGGTTTCAAGACACAAGATCTTGAAAAGTTAGGAGATAATACTTCTACTAACGACTTCCGTGAGATGGCATTCTCCATCGAGAAA